CAAGACATTATATTATAAATAATCATTACAAATTGTGGGAATACACAACATACGTTTATAAATAAATTAAATTATATTATTCAATTATATTATTCAATTATAATGAAAAAGGTAATTATTTTTGGAACTGAACAATTGGCACAATTGGCAAATTATTATTTAACTGAAACAACCGATGAATATCAGGTTGTTGCATTTACTGCTCATAAAGAATATAAAAAAGATGATAAAGTATATGATAAACCATTAGTAGAATTTGAAAATATAGAAAATATCTATCCACCGAGTAAATATTATTTATTTGCCCCTATGACGGGTAAAGGATTAAATAAAATTCGTGAAAAGGTATATAATCAAGGTAAAGAAAAAGGGTATACTTTTATATCATATATAAGTAAATATGCAACTATTTTAACCAAAGATATCGGTGAGAATTGTTTTATATTGGAAGACAATACTATTCAGCCATTTGTTAAAATAGGAAATAATTGTGTTTTATGGAGCGGAAATCATATTGGACATCATTCAATTATAAAGGACCACGTATTTATAACATCACATGTGGTTATTTCAGGTAATTGTGTAATTGAAAATTATTGTTGGTTTGGTGTAAATTCAACTATACGAAATAATTTGTTAATTAAGGAAGGTAGTTTAATATCGATGGGTGCATGTTTAACAAAAAATACAGACGAATATAATGTTTATATGGGCGTTCCAGCAAAATCAGTTGGTAAATCAAATGATGATAAAATATCAATGGCATTATAATATGTATACTTTTACTTTTGATAATATGATTTATTATATAATATATATTATATGATAAATTGGGTACCTAAAAAAACTATAAATCATAGTGCTGTAAAAACATATTTGTCAAATACAGAAGAAACTGGTCATTTTACAAATTATGGCCCAAATGTACATTTATTGGAGGAAAAAATACGTGAGCATTTTAGCATAGAAAATGAAAAGGCGGTTATCGTCGTAAATAATGGTTCTATTGCAATTCACATATTAGCTGCTGCAATAAAATATAAAGCAAATCGAGAATTAAAATGGGCAACACAGGCTTTCACTTTTCCACCATCAGTACAAGCAAATTTACAAGATACTACCATACTTGATATAGATTTAGATGGCGGTATTGATTTGAGCAATATAGATGATTCTATTGATGGAGTCATTATCACCAACATCTTTGGAAATGTGGTCAACATCGACAAATATGAAGCATGGGCTAGAGAGAACAATAAATACTTGATATTTGATAATGCAGCAACTTGCTACACCTTTTACAAAGGTAAGAATTGTATTAATTACGGAATTGGATGTGGAATTAGCTTTCATCATACAAAGCCATTTGGTTTTGGTGAAGGAGGCGCAATTATTGTAGATAAACAATATGAAAAAGCAGTTAGATGTTTAATCAATTTTGGCATAGGACTAACCGATAACTATTTTGTAAAAGAAGGCACGAATGGAAAAATGTCCGATATATCTGCAGTATACATATTACAATATTGGGACACTATGTTTGACACTATTATTAAAAAACATAATGAGTTATACAAATATTTCAAGGACGAAATGAAACGTCGAAATATAACTTATTTTAAATTATTCCCAAGTTTTCATGATGACGACAAAAATGTGCCTGCCTGTATTTCCATTTTGTTTGATAAATATGATGATGCATATGAAAAAAGATTGTTAGAAGAAAATATATATTGTCGAAAATATTATCATCCTTTGAAAAGCCTTCCAAATAGTCAATATATTTACGATCATATTTTATGTGTTCCGTGCACTATTGATATGACAACACAGGATATAGATAATATATTGGATATTATAGTCAAAACACATAATTCGTAAATAACTTAAAAATATTAAGAAATATATATTTAGAAATGATCGTAGGTATTATTGGTAATGGCTTTGTTGGCAAAGCCACGTTTCAACTAAAGTGCAAGGATATTGATATTTTAGCTTATGATATTAATCCTGAATCATGTGTTCCCAAAGGTCTCGTTTTAGCAGACATGAACAAGTGTGAAATTGTATTCATCAGTGTCCCGACACCCATGTCAAAGAACGGCTCTTGTCATTTAAATATCATTGAATCTGTTCTAAGAGATTTAGCATCCATTGATTACAAAGGATATATTGTCCTAAGATCTACTGTGCCAGTAGGAACATGCGACAAGTTGAATTGCTATTTCATGCCTGAATTTTTAACCGAAAAGAACTTTATTAACGACTTTATTAACAACAAGGATTGGATGTTTGGTTTGTTGGGTAAGCCCGAAGACGAGCAAATGAAGGAGAAAATATCGTCATTGTTTAGCTTGGCGCACGCAAATGACCGGATCAAGCACAATAACTTGCATTTTATCACGAACAAAGAGGCGGAAATGATCAAGATGTTTAAGAATTGCTATTTGGCAACAAAGGTGTCTTTTTGCAATGAAATCTACCAATTTTGTGAGCAAAAACAAGTCAATTATGAAGTTGTCAGGGCCTTGGCTACTGCAGACGAACGAATCTTGTCGAGTCATACCATGGTTCCTGGACATGACGGCCAGAGAGGATTCGGTGGAACTTGTTTCCCCAAGGATACCTCAAGTTTACGTTATGAAATGCAAGAAGCAAACATGACACCTTATATCTTGAACGCCATCATAGAAAGAAATGAATTGGTGGATAGGCCTCAAAAGGATTGGTTGTTGGACAAGGGACGTGCTGCGGTTGACGAATAAACCGGGTACGTCACACAACATAACTCATAAAAAATATAAAAATAAATAAAACAAATAAAATCATATTTATTTTTATACAATACAATTTGCATTACCACTAAAATGTAATAATTTCTAGGTCTTTTAAGTTCCAATATTCACTACCACTATTTCCAGGAAGAGGGCGACGAAGAATGAATGGGATGCGTTTTTGAGCAAGTTCCATTTCAGCGACCAAGTGCCCGTCAATGATATTTTCAGGCACCTTGACGAATGGCTTTGCCCCCATATTAATTTGCTTTGCACGTTGACCTAATACACGCGCGCGTTCATATTTGGTCAAATATGGAATAGTTCTGTGCAATGGATCCACGATAATATTGTCCTTGTCACGAATCACCTTGGTCAATGCACTAATTTCTTCATAGTTATGAATCATACATTCTGGATGGTAATCCACTATATAATTCTTTTTAATATCCGCATCAAATTTTTGTAAATAATCTTCATCATTCTCATCGTCATCTTCATCATCAGTATTTCCGTCTTGATTATCAAATTCAGGCACTGCAGCCGTCATGGAAGCATCTCTTTTTTTTGGAATATATTCATCTGTTTCATTTTCTGCTTCTTCATCAGCTTCATCATCATCTTCATCATCTGCGGCATTATCATCACCACTTACATATTCTTCATCATCTGCATCTACATCTGCATCAACATCCGCCACAACATCATCATCTACATCTGCATCATCATCATCGTCATCTGCTTCAGGTTCATCAGTAGGTGGTTTGGGTGGTTTTTTCTTAATATCCATTTTTTTATTTGTAACCTCATCGTAACCTAACTCTGATCCAGCATCAGATTCCACATCTGAATCGTTGTCATCTGAATTATCAAAGAGATCGTTCTCTATATCGCTCATTGCTACTATATACTCTGTAGATAACTTTAAATAAATAATCAATTTTTATTTAAAGTGTGCGCCAATCACAATAAAAAATACAATATATACACACCACATCGGTTCCGTTCATATTTTTATCCTTGTTTTTCAGTCTTCCAACTTGTATCGCATGTAGAACACAAGTAAATGTAATCAATGTTTATTTGGTCATAACGTATATAAATAATCTCGCGCGGCGTATCCTTTGTATTTGTGGTGCAATCTGGATTGGGACAAAGAATAGTATTAAACCGCGGAAGAGTTGGGTCCAATTTAGTATATTTATTGATAACATGAGTGAATGTTGGCTCACCTTGATTAATATATGTTTTACTAACACAAATGTCATTCGCATTCAAGTTAGAAGATTCATTTCCACACTTTCTACAATAATAAACCAGTTTATTTGGATTATCTGTATCTATACGAATATAATACATGTTTTGGCATACGTCACAGAAGTGCATATTAGTTACTATATATTATATACCTCATTATAATTATTTTAAATCAATTTTAAATATAAAAGTTAGTTGTTATTGTCTTTGTTATTCTCCTTGTTATCGTGGTTGTCTAAAGCCAACTTTATTTTCGTTTCTATAAAATAATTATATAATTTGTTGTAATCGAGTATGGTGGACATGGAATAAAGTCCCGTCATGAGTTTTTCAGGATTCGTGTGTAATCTCTTGTGTTTTTCTAAATTTTCCGTAATGGCACTTATATTTTTTTCAAAATATTCTTTCATATGTGAATAAAACGCATCAAATTCTATTGAAAAAATGGTGTCTTTCTTATTGATCATATGTAAGCATGCAATTTCTATATTCTTGTATTCAATAATTCGTGAATATGCTTCAAAATCTTTGTGATTCTTATCTACACCAGGTTCATTGAGTAACGGGTCTTTACACAATAATATACACAAGGTCAATAACACCGTAGAGATCGTTTGACACGATGTCCATTGCTCTCCGCGCCAAGTATTTAAAAGTGAAACACACACCTTTCCACATTTGTACAAGTTGGGATTAAATCGAATATTATCGCCATTCGTATGGAATTTCACTTTGGGTGGCATATGCGGATAGTCTGTGGGATATTCAAGTGAGAAAAAATAATATCCCCCAAAATAGGGTGTGTCCTTGGGTCCCACTATCATGGCATAACCTTTCAAGACATCCGTATCGTCATGAATGTAATAGATACCATTTTCCGTGAGAGGATTTTGCCTAAGGGATTTTACATCTTTTAATAAACGGGTTATTGTATCTTTTGATATAACTTTAGAAATAGTTGATTCTGCCATAATATGAAATATATTGTATTATTTTTATACCATTTATGCATTGAATTATTTATGAACCGCCGATTTGAATATTGAATAAATGTTAAAAAAAATGAAATAGAAATAAAATAATATATACCATTAGTATACTATAAAATGACATCATATAAAGATTTGTCAGACTTCCTATTAAAGCATAATGGTAAGAATGATTCCAAATCCACACCAACTCATACACGAATTCCCGACAAGACCCTCCAAATCTATGGGGGTGCCTATAATATCACACCCGAGGAACTGCCTGAGTTCTTTGTCTACTATTATGATAAGGTAATGGTTAAAAATCAAATGGAATATTTGACGGAGAAACAACTCAATACTGGCGGCCCAATATTAGTGGATTTTGATTTTAGGTACGAATACAAAATCGATTCCAGACAACACACAAAGGAGCATATTCAAGATATGGTGCTCTTGTATCTGGAGGAGTTGAAGGGGTTCTTTACCTTTGTGGAAAACGTGGAGTTTCCCGTCTATATTATGGAAAAGCCCAAGATAAATAGATTGGAAGACAAATCTTTGACCAAGGACGGAATCCATATGATCATTGGAATTCAAATGGATAATGTTATGCAAACAATGTTACGAAAGCGGGTATTAGATAAACTGGCTGAAATGTGGGATGGGTTGCCAATTACAAATAGCTGGGCAGCGGTTCTAGATGAGGGTATTAGCAAAGGAAAAACTAATTGGCAAATGTATGGATCACGTAAACCGGGGCAAGATGCATATCAGTTGACTCAATATTTTGAGATCAAATATGATAATAATGATGGTGAATTCATGATTGAAGAGAAGCGTGTGATAGATTTTGACATGTCAAAGAATATCTTCAAATTGTCTGCGCAATATCCAAACCATCCCAAGTTTGAAATCAACCCGTCTATTGTAGAGGAATATAAACAAACCTTGAATAGTGAGGGAGGGAAACCACGTTCAAAAATGAATAGCAAGGCAAAGCTGCGCTTGTTGTATGATGATGAAGATGGCGGTGCGGATGATATGAATGGAGATATTCCATTGTCCGGAATTACAAACAAGGATATATTGGTGCGTGCAATCAATAAAATCTTGTCTACATTGACACCTGCAGAGTATTTCATCAAAGAGACGCATGAGTATGTGCAAGTATTGCCTGAAAAGTATTACGAGCCGGGTTCTCATCTGTTGAACAGACAGGTTGCATTTGCACTAAAACATACGGACGAACGTTTATTCTTGTCGTGGGTCATGCTGCGAAGCAAGGCGTCCGATTTTGATTACAATACTATTCCAGAATTGTATAATGTGTGGAACAGACACATTGACAATAATAAGACGTCTGGCGTGACAAGAAGATCTATTATGTATTGGGCAAAACAAGATGCGTTCGAAGAATTTCAACGCGTCAAGGATAACACAGTAGATAGTTATATTGAAGAGACAATTAATTCACCGACAGATTATGACTTTGCCATGGTGCTTTACAACATGTTCAAGGATCGATTTGTTTGTGCAAGCTTGATTGGAAAACCAGTGTGGTACACATTTGTGAATCATCGTTGGGAGCCTGATCATGGTGAAACCCTGCGTTTGTGTATTTCAAGAGATATGCATAGCGTATATCAAAAGAAGATTGAGCAATACACCGATGATTATAAACGCGCAGGGGATAATCAAGAACAAGAGCGTGTGGAAGCATATAAGAAGAAAATGAAGTATGTATGTGAGCTGCAAATCAGGTTGAGAAAGACGAATGATAAGAATAATATCATGAAGGAGGCCGCGGCCATCTTTTACGACAAATTCTTTACGAGAAATATGGATGCCAATAAATATCTGCTTTGCTTTACAAATGGTGTGGTTGACTTTAAGAATAAGTGTTTCCGTGATGGATATCCACAAGATTATATTACGAAGACGACTGGAATTGCTTATCGTCCAGTAGATGCTGTCGCCGATGCAGAACAAATAGAGGGTATTCAAACCTTTATGCAGCAACTCTTCCCAGTAAAGGAATTATGCAAATATATGTGGGACCATTTAGCATCTTGTTTAATTGGCACGAACTTGAATCAAACGTTTAACATTTATCGTGGTAATGGCAGCAATGGAAAGAGTAAATTAGTGGAATTTATGAATCATGCCTTGGGTGAATATGCGGGAACTGTGCCAATTACATTGGTGAGTGATAAACGTCCTGGTGTGGGTGGAACATCTAGTGAGGTTATCCAGCTGAAGGGATTGAGATATGCCGTTATGCAAGAGCCGTCCAAAGATACGCGTATTAATGAAGGTGTTATGAAGGAGTTGACAGGTGGAGACAAAATTCAAGCACGTGCGTTGTATTCTGCGAGTGAAACATTTACACCACAATTCAAGTTATGTGTGTGCACGAATTCCTTGTTTGAAATTAATAGCAATGATGACGGCACATGGAGACGTATTCGTATTTGCGATTTTATGTCCAAGTTTGTGGATAAGGTGGATGAAAATGAACCATATCACTTTCTAAAGGACAAGGATTTGGATAACAAGATTGTAGTTTGGGCGCCTTTGTTTACGAGCATGCTAGTTCAACGTGCGTTTGAAACAAATGGACATGTTGAAGATTGCGATATGGTAAAGGACTCTTCGAATAGGTATCGTCAAGGACAGGATCATATTGCCGCCTTTGTACATGAAATGATTATCAAGACTGATAATGAGGCAGACAAGGTTTGTAAGAAGGAATTGGCAAATGAGTTTAAGATGTGGTTTCAAGAATCTCAAGGCATGCGCAAGATGCCAAAAGGTACTGAATTGTATGAATACATGGAAAAGAAATTTGGAAAATGGAAGCCGACGGGTTGGTCAGGCATTAAGATTGCATATCCTGAAAAGGTGGATGATTTGATTGAAATAGTGGATTGAAAACCAGGACATAATCAAAAACCAATAAAACAACACAAAAATAAAACAACACAAAAATAAAACAACACAAAAATAAAACAACACAAAAATAAAACAACAAACCAAAACAACAAAAATACATACGTGTATTTTTTTTGTAAATACATATAAAGATAAGACCATATATAGTATAGCTCAACTATAATATATAAATTAAATTAAAAGCATTTATATTTCATGATAAAAATGTTAGCAAACTTAATAGGTGTTCCCGAACTTTTAGTTCAGCAATGTATTTTACCCTATACATACCTCCCACAACCAAGAGAATTATTGGCAGATATACGGAGTTTTGTTGTGGATTATCGTATTGTAAGTAATGTATATTCCTTTGATTTCAATGACGAGATACTCATGACAGATCTTGTGAATTTTTGTATGGTCCAATATTTCACCTCTCAACAATATAAACTCATTTCAAATATGCCAGCAATAGACATGTACCTCCAAACAGAATATTATTCAAACAACAACGTAGAAAATAGAACACGTATTTCACGACTAATTTGGGGATTATTGACGATAGAAGAACGAACACGCTTTATTAATCAATATATATTACCATAATTGCATATGTGTTTGACCAATTCAAAGCCAAATCATTCACGTTTTACCACCATAATTGTCCACCTAATCCATATTTATTCAACAACGCTTCATAGTATGGCCATACTTTATCAATATCTATTTTATTATCGCTGCTCTTTGTATACAAGTCAAACACATTAAATTTTTTAACCCATTCTTTTGTTACAGCATCCTTTTCATTACATAAATGTTCATATGCGTTATATGTATGCCAAGAATATGCTGAATGGTATCGAATCATGGCCAATCCTTCGTACGGAATTAGCGCTTTATTAGCTACTAACATTCGATACATATATTCATCGTGCCCCCAAGAAAATTTCAGTGTATCAAGCCCGCAATGTGGATAATATATTCCATATTTTGTATTATATAATTCGTTTGACATATCTGTATTCAACTTATTGAATTCAGGAAACACAATTTCTTCAGGAATTGCACAACCACATACAAATGTATCGCCACCTAACGACCATTGTTGGCCACGATGATCATAGCCATTCTGTCCGTCATCATCGGTTCCCCATAAAAACATTATTTTGCCAACATCATGCAATAATCCAACAAGTTGAAACCATTCTGGATGTCCAGCGTTTCGAATACCTTCTGCAGTTTGTAATAAATGAAATAAATTAGGAATTTCCAAATCAGGGTCAGACGCATCTACGTATGATTCCAGTTTATGAAATGCATCTAAAATCGTCATTCGTTTGTTTGGGTCATTAAATGTATATTTTGCAGCCATTTTATCATAATGTGCAATAGTTTGCTTGCTTCGCATATTCAAATAATGTTCAACTACACGAGGGGTTGCGTTATCATAATTACGAAATTTATCGGCCTCCATAAATTGAGTATAGATAATAATATCCAATATCCAAAGGTGTAAATAAGCAAGTGTGTCAAAAAATTAGATGGACAAATACACATTCTTTGGAAAGAATGAGCTAATATAACTCAACAATTTGAGAAATCCTATGGCAGCATACTTTGCCAAAAATATGTACAATATTAAAAAAACAACTATACCTGCTTTTTTATACCTTGAAACTTCAGTGGGAACCAAAAAACATGATGCCACAAAGGTCACCAACAAAAGAATGTATATTATCAAATAAACATAGTACCACCAACGCAAATCGGTCAATTCTTGGTCTTCATAATAACTTTTTCGGTCACTAGTGGATATATCATTTAAGGTATCTTTTAAGCTCGTTTCAAGAGTCCTATTTTTTTGTACAAGCTCCTGATGTAATTCTTTTGCATGGTTCACATTTACAAAATCGGATTGATACACGTTGTTCAAAATGTATGAATTTTGTGCAATTTCATTAAACATATTTGAATACTTTTTCGTGATTTTGTCAGCCACATCACCGAGTTTTCCTTTGTTGAATTCATTATAGGCGGGGTCCCCCTTGGCAAATGTATAATAATTTTTAGAGCTAGATTCCAAGTTATTCGTTCCATTAAACAAGCTCATTTGGGCCACTTGATAGTCGTGTAATAATGTTTGGGCTTTGTTTGAGGCTTGACAATCAGTTCCACAATCCATAAATTGTTGTGCTTTGTTAATAAAATCATTTCCCACAGCGGATGCAGATGTCGCTGCAATAATTTTATCGTATTTTTCAGCTTGTTCAGTTAATAATTTAGCGGTTTGAGCATCACACGACATGTTATATTATACAAGTAAAAGATTTTTACTATATATTGTTATTGTTATTGCAAAATGAAACGTCTAAATTACATCGTTTACACCTTTGAACATTTCAAACGTCATGTTTTATTATATTATATAATTATAATGGGGATTCGTTTATTTGACCAGTATACATATCTTCATTTTGCTGTAGGCATAATAGTATATTTCTGGAGTATTTCTATACTAAACTGGTTTATTTTACATACTATTTTTGAATTTTTAGAAAATACACAAATGGGTATGAATATTATTACACCGACTAAAAAGAAAAATGAGACAAAACGAATTAAATATAAACTGCTTAACTTTATATAATGAGAATAAAGTTAAGTGAAAAATATCAAACTGAAAGAGAAGATATTTGTAAAAGATTGATTAGCATAATTGAATTAGATGATAACAAATCCTTTTTATTATGTGATTTAGATAATGATACAGAAAAACAAAATCAAATTATAGAGATGAAAGAAGAGATACAAAAATATTTTGCTTGTTCTACCATATCATCATTTAAACCGAACTTTGATTGTAAAAGACCATATTTGAATATTGTTAGGAGTATATTACGACAGCAAAATTATAACTTTATTGGAAATGATTATACAATAAAAATAAACAGCGTTTCAAAAAAAACAATTAAATATATAATATTTAGGGAAACTAAATAATTGCGGTAAATTACTTAAAAATAAAATGTTTAGTAAATATATAGGATGGTGAAAAAGAAGAAAGAGACTTTCCAAGAGTTCCGCTCCACAGAGAAATCTGCTTATACTACCATCAAAACCACACTCAAATCTGTATTACATAACTACACAGAAGTCCAACCAGTTATAACCAATTTGGTTTTTGAAATGAATGATTTGATGATACACTCTTACCAGTTTATTCGGTTGTATGTATTGAAATGTTATAACAACAATCAATCATTGCCTGAAATAAATGAGAAGTTTATTTTGTATTGTATCAAGGTATTAGGAGAAAAAACGAATTCTGGAAGACCAGAAAAGGACACATCTATGTTAGAAACTCTACAAGAGTTTTATGATAAAGAATATCAACCTTTACTTAATCGCGAAAAAACATCTTTAAAAAACAAGTCCAATATGCTTCCGTATTTAGCAACACAACTTCATACTTCCTTATCTAATAATACACAAGAACGATTTATTCAGCATTTTCTTCGTTTTATCAATAAAACCACAACTAATATAACAGAAGACAAAGCAATCCTTTTCAAGTTCAAGAAGCAATTGTTGGATTGTAATGAGGCAACAGAACCTATGTTTGATGATTGGAAACGCACTCATTTACCGAATATTCTTCCTACAAATATAATGAAGTCAGTTCATTATGATGTGAAAGTTAAACCATTTGATTATTTGAAAGGTATGTTGTATATGAATGCTGTATTGGAAAAGGAAGAACATAAATTATTTCAACCTTTACCACTTCGTAATAACATTATTCCCAAGCATATCATTTTGGATACTGCGTGTATCGTCAATATTTTTTCGTTGGAAGGAAAAACGAAAACAGAATTATTCAAAGCAATCAAGGAAAATCAACACGATGTATGGAATAATATACTGAACCTACAACACAAAACATTCAAAAGCAAACATTATCAATTTCATTATCAAATCCAAACGGATGGGATTAGTTGTTCTTTGTTGTTTATTCGTAAGGATTTGAAAGATAAGAAATGGGGAAGCAGAGTTCCTACTTTACAAGACCAAGATTTCCATAACATAGAAGATTTATCCATAGAACAATTGGATACTTTGAAAGAACGGAATATCGTAGGTTGCGACCCTGGTAAACATTCATTGGTGTATATGATGGATAGTCAAGGAAACAAACTTCAATATACTGCATCACAAAGGAAGATAGAAAGTTATGGGAAGCGAAATGAAAGGATATTATTACAAGAAAAGAAACGGAATAATATCATAGAAAAGGAAACTCATTTATCCAGTAAAAATAGTAAATCGGTAGATTATGAAAAGTTCAAGGTGTTTCTGGTAGAAAAGGATAAACTGAATAAAGAAACAACCGAGTTTTACAAGCGTGATGTTTGGAGGAAAATGAAGTTTCGTCAATATAGTTATGGTAAGAAAAGTATTGATACATTCCTGAATAAAATCAAGGAAACTTTTGGTGAGAATGTCCTAATTGGTTATGGTAATTGGAGTAGAAGCACTCAAATGAAACATATAATGCCTACAATGAATAAAGGATTAAGAAAACTAATTCATAATAAATATGATACTATTACCATCAACGAATATTACACTTCCCAAAAATGTTGTGAATGTTATAAGGAGTTGAAACATCACATAAACAAGAAAGTAAAGGTTCGTAAAGATACAAGAGGAAAGGAAATATACAGATTATTCTGTTGTTCTAACTGCGTGAGTTCCAAAAACAAAAATGGCGTATTTAGAACACGGGATAAAAACTCTGCTATTTCAATAATGAAACTAACGAAGGAATGGATAGAAACCCAATCCAGACCAAGTGAGTTTTGCTTCCAGCATCCGCCTACTCCCTGTATTACGCAAGTAAAAGCAGGACATGAAATTAGGCAATCGTAAGGTGTAATTCCTTACTATTGATTTTACATCACTTTAATTTTTAATGGGATTTTGTCTCATTTTTCTTTTTAGTCGGTGTAATAAATATATAGTATTTTGGCCTGGTGGAAAACCAAAATCTGATTCTATTATAAATAGTGTTGGTGATACTTTTGGTGCTATAATAGGATGGTTGTCTGCTTATTATTTAGATAAAAAATGGTAATAAATATGATTATTTACACACATAAATATTTAATTTCTCAGATAAATACTTAATTAAATATGGATCTCTAAATCTGCATAGGTAAAAAAAGAAACTAAGATAAAAAATGTAGAAAACACGATAAAAATCCTTTCAAAAATAAAATTATCAATAATATATATTATATGAAATTTAGAGGTTTCTTGGTACCCATCATATTGCTTTGTTTACTCATTGCTACCATTGGAACCGGATATATTTTCATAATAACCATATTATTCAAAGACAAAACATACGCCGGATTTTTTAATACTTGGCAATTTCCCATGATTTTGTCCATATTTATAGACGCGGCATTTTATGAACATATTAGCAAAATATCATAGAAGATGTATAGCAAAATATAATCATATCATATCGTAACGATATTATTATATATGAACGCGTATCGTCTAAGGCGAATTCACACTAGCCGGAGAACACTGACTAGTAGTCGTAGATACTTGAGGGACACATTTACCGATATTGTTATTCCAAAGCGTTCCATCTTGGCAACAAGACGACCCAACACAAGTAATTATATCAGATAGCTTGAACGGATTCTTAAATGACATTCCTGTATCCATTTTAGGCGCGTTATTTACATTAAAATTCCAGTTATATTCATCATATACCATATTGTCTCTTGAATAAATAGAAATGATAGTTGTAAATATCAAATACATGCTAACCACACCAATAATAAACATGAGTAAGGAGTATAATGCTTGAGGAAACCATGAGAAATAAGTTTTCATTTTAATGACTATTGTGAACGCAATAATCGTGACAATTAATATTTTAACCAAATAAGTCCATTCAGCATAAGAAGCGCTATAGTACTGATTAATTTCTACAACACGGAGCTTATTTTCTTTTTGTTCATTAATATATGCTAAACGTTTCTTTGCTTGCATCATTTCTTTATCCATAATAGCAACTGCATCGGTTTGTTGTTGTAATGTCTGTGATGACCCAATTAAATTTTGAGTATAATAGGTATTTATGCTACTTAATGAATTGATTAAACTTGTGCGCGTCTCTTGAATTAACACAAGCAGATTCGTTAAACGCGACTGCTCTTTTTGGTCTGTCGTGTTGCCAATCTCTTGTATTAAATCCTGCTCTACATTGGATAATTGGTCAATATAATTTGATAATTCAGTATTTTTTTGCTGAAACATGTTTGTTGCTTGATTACTCATTATTGTATAAAATATAGTAAGATAATATTATATTTTAGAAGAGGCTTTATTTTGGAATTGTTTTACTGGCTTCTCAACGATTTTACAACTATAATCGTCGTCATAAGGGCTAAAATACACCACAAGATATAATTGTAATTTTCTTGTACTGCCACTAAATCACTATCTTCTACTATTGCATCAATGTTTTTGAATTGCACACTTTTTGCTCTTTGTGAGGGTGAATTCATGTCATCATAGTTCGTGAAAGATTCTTTATTTACCGAAACCTCAATTGCCTTTGGAATTTTGGAATCTGTCGTGATATTATAAACTGAATTGTTTTGAACGTCGGTCTTGGTATTTTGTGTAATTTGAGTATGTTGCATATCCCTTCGGTTTTGTAATGTTCTATTCATTGCACTTATTTTTGCGGCTAAATCATCTGACACTTTCTTTTTATTTTCAAAATCTTGTTTATAAGCCAGAACAGGCATTTCTTCCATATTGGCAAACTTATTACAAGGTGTCTTGTTAGTCATCGCATTTCCACTTGTTTTATACTGACTCCATCTGGTTGAATCGACATTTATAACAGGTGTATCACATGATGGTTCAGAACCAATTACTTTTGTGTTTCGTAAATAAAAGTCTGTAGCAGGATTATTATTTGTATTATTTTGCAATACATTTTTATTTTTCAACCAACAATTACGTGTGCTTTTATCATATACATATCCAAAGCAACCCACATTAGAATCACATGCGCTGGCACATGATTCAGGACTACTATTTATAATCGGCATATTTTTAAGGTCATTATACGGACTATTTATGTTTTTAAACGCATTGTAACCCGTACCAGGACCAATCATATTGCTAGGATATTCACTCAACGCCCCATTATCATCTATATATCCCATCTTACCCAAATTACCGGGCATTCCCACATTCGATAATTCATACACTGCAGTAAAATCATCACTTACGCTTGCAATTTTACCATTATTTAAAGTAATCCAACTATCATATGCTTCCGTGGTGTATAGCACAAGACTACCATCAGGGTTCATCATTAGTTTCAGTGAACCATTTGTTGAACCTATCCATTCATTTGGATTCAAGTATTCACCAACACGCATGTAATTGCGTCCATATTTACCCAAGGTTGCCAATGATTTTGGGTTGCCTCGTGTAAATTGTTGTCCATTTGTTTGACTTTGCCAGATTAATCCTTTGTTATCGTTTGGTCCAGTTCCTCTATAAATACACATGTTTCCATCGTCTTGAAGTATTAAATAAAACTGACACGTGGCAATTACGTCAGTGCAATCCATCGTAATACTGCCATTATCATTTGCACTTAATTGTCTTGATGTCGCACCACAATAATAGTTGCCAATGAAATTTTTATTGCATCCTGGAGCAGGGTCACCGAAAATATTAGTATTCACGCCTGTTGTAAATAATGATAACCCGGTATCAACCATATCATTTATAATAGTAGTTACAGGTGAATTTTGACTATTGTTTGGCGGAAATTCTAAATTATATTTTAACATTCCCTGTACGTTGTTTCCAGCAACAAATGGGAACCTTGGAGATTGACTAGACACGTTTTTCCAATAAAAACAATAACCAAAAAAACGCGCTAAACATTCTTGATTTGTTGTGGTATTTGTATATGCGTTACAATTACTGCCATATGTGGCATTATCTATGCGTATGGTTCCTCCTTGTTGACAATTGGGTGCGGGACTAGCTGGTACTCTTGTGTAGACTGTTCCAGTGCCACTAAAGGCACTTAATAATACTATTTGCCCTTCATTCGTTAATAAAGCTGAAATCGAACCTCCGCTACTAATACTGAATAATACCTTTTCATTAAATACATAACCCAATTCCTTGCTCGTAATTTTGGCTTTATCATTACCAACAACACATGTGACTTGTTGCGTCGATGGGTTTGCATTTACCAGTCCAAAATATTTATATCCGTTGTTCATTGCATATAATTTGCAGTCGTCATAATTATCCGCATCAATTGCAGTCATTGCACCGGGTGAATTCGTGTAACAACCCAAGTATTTCACATCTGCTTCGGTAAGAACACTATTTACATATATATTTGTGCCTTCATTACCACATGCGGTCCCAACAGGTTTATTTGGACCAAACGCAATCATATCTGGATGCTTTATTATATCTGCAAGTCCAAAACCTAAATCAGTTATATCGCTTGCTCTTGGGCAGCCATTAATGCCTGCGGTTTTGTTTATATCATCATATTGCTCGAAAACTCCACGATTTGTCATATATCCAATAGTTCCGTCACTTAATTTCACATTTTTATTGGAATTCTTGTTTATAAGCGGGTTTGTACGAGAGATATAATCGGTTATGCCTGCATTGTATTTGTTTTGCGCATCCTGTGTGGCTTGAATAGCCGTTTTGTATTGTGCGTTCAATTTTTCTAGGTCTGACAACATTTGACTATTTACCTCTGTTTTAGACAATGTTTTACTAGATATTTGTGCTTCATTAGAACCTTCTAAAGATACTCCATTCATGGTTGTAAGACCTTCTTTATTATGGCTCAAATCAGGGTTCTTATATTTACTTTTTTGTATTTTTTTGGAAGTAACCCTTTCCTGTTTTTGTTTAAATATATTCCCCTGATTTAATGATATACTGCTCATTAATATAACTCAATAGAAAAAATGTTGGATTCTATTGATTTATGCATAAAATAGAGATTAGGCAGCACAACAGGTATAACTCTTCCCTGCAATAGGATTTCCTACACATCCAGTACCCTCTTCATACGTGCATACTCCATCTGTAAAGTAATAATTGTTTGTTCCAAGATTTGTAGCACAATATTGGCACATCCACGCACATCCAGTGCCAGAACTCACCGAGAAGGTTAAACAATTGTTGTTAGTATTATGACATACCTCGGTAGTACATACAAAACTTGCAAGACTCATCAAATTCTGAAAAAATCTCATATATAAATAGTATTTTACAAAAATATTTATATTGTTTTTTATTGTTTTTTGTTGTATTTCAGCATTGGCATATACCCTCCTCCTATCGACAGCTTATTCCATTGGAATAGAATATATATAATACAATACAACGCCAATAACAACTAAAAGCGACAATAATGTGAAATTTAACACAAATAATATAAATGCCAACAACAATGGAATAATTGCTGTACTTATAGTCATATTACCAAATATCATCACAACCAAGGATAATATTAACGCCAAAATGATAGTATGTAAACGATACTGAAGCATATGCTGATTTACTACTAAAGATGTGTCTTTCATATTTTCATTTACATTATTATAGCCAACTAACAAATGGTTGAGTTCACGTCGTTGAGAGACAAGATTATTGTAATCTGTTATTAATGTATCATGCATATTGTTATTTTTGTCGACCAAGTTATCTAAATTATTGGCCGGACTATTTTTAATTGCATCTTGAATTTGCTTATTCAATATAATTAATTGGTTATTTACTTCCTCTAATTTACCCGTTATGTAATGCATCTTTTTCATAATAGTATAAATATCTGGAAATGTTGTAACACTTCCCTTTCCTGTACTTAATGCGCAAAGTTTCCAACTAGGTACGTAGTCTGCACCTGAACATTTTGAATTTGAACTACATAACGCTTGACATTTATTTATATTATCCTCCTGAGAAAATTTCAAAAATGATGTACCAATATATAATTTATCTTTTAGTTGTACGTATTCATTACTACCCGTCTGCAGAAGCTCTTTATAATCTTGTGATAGTTGAGTGTATTCTTTCATTTTGGTTTCATATTTTAATTGTAATGATTCCAAAGTTTCCAAGGCCATTAATATAGAGAGAGAAATAAAAAAGAGAAATAATTAGAAGGAAGGAATTAAACTTTTCGATAAAGATAAAAACCACTACAAAATCCAACCAAGGCGCCAAATATGAACCCGCCTATAGTGGCATTATTCAACGTGTCCATATTAAATGGTGCATCTTTTCTCTCTTGAATGATTTTATCAATGTCCGTTTTGAAAAAAATATTTGCATCGATTTTTTTTTCTTGCATATTATCACCCCCCAACCAAATGGGTTCGTTGGGAACTACGGATCGTAAACTTTTATTTTTTATACTATTCTGTTGATAATTAAATAACATTGAATTAAGCGTGTTAAAACTCATTATTGTTATATTATAACATTTTGTTTTTCATAAATAACGCTATTTGCCTTATGTTTATACTTTATACTTTACACTTTACACTTTACACTTTACACTTTACACTTTACACTTATTTTGAGCCATTTCGTTCAAAATAAGAGATCTTACATCTTTCGAAATGTTTTGGAAAGTATGATCCCCGACATTATTATGCCTAAAAAAATGGTGACATTAGAGATATATTGCAACACATATATTTTTTTAAAATCACTAATCATCGTTTGAGCACCACCGACTTCTCCAGTCGCATTTTCATATTTTTGTTGTAATTCCGCATTTCGCGCCTTTTCATCTTGTATACCTTGATTTAATGTGGTTGTTTTAGTCTTTATTTTTTCTATTTCACGCTGAATATTATTATTTATAAGAAATAAATCATTCGACGCTTTTTGTAAATCTGCTCTACTACTTGCATACCCTCGTGTATACGAATCATCATTGGGAAATTGTTTTGTCAATACATAATACTCTTTAAAATTATCTAAATATCCAGCATATGGTTGTTGTAATGCATCAATTTGACTTCCAAAATTGATAGGTTCAGTCATTACTATATCATGTGATTAATTTTTCTCTCAAACACACAAACGATAATATTTACTTTGAATCGCCGTTTTACTAGGTCTTATAATTTCGCATACTTGACCTGGACGTAAACAAATCGCCTGGGCCATTGGGTCAAATCTTGAAATATCCGGCAATTGATTATCATCCGTAATGTTATATTTTGTTTTAATCGTCGTTAATTCCTCATCGTCAATCACCCGATGCGGCGGAACAAGAATATGATCGTGTATGTTAAATTGTAAACGTTTAATATTCTGCACAATAATAAAGATTTTGTCCGTTTCCCAAATATGCTTCAAATTGGACATGAGTGTGTCGTTCATTTCATCCTTTGTAACGATTAATAAGGTATCTTCCTTGGTGAGTGTCTCCTCCAAATTAAACAAATCATCTATCATTTCTTGTATATTTGCTGGACGAATCGCCTTTGCTAAATAAAACAAGACGTATACCTTGTTCTTTCTTCCCGTATTTGGATTTTCTTTATTTTTTTCAAGTAGCATGTCCATTTGTTTATTTTGGAACATGCTGTTCACTTCATTTATGCTAAAATGCTCATAATCTGCCACATTATAGTCCAATTTCCTCATTAGACTAATAATGGTTTGTCTGGCCTTATAAATAGATGAAATGATATTACTCGAATTCTGCATGATACTATAATATATTATATAATGTTAAATATTTATTTCAATTTTAAAATTATATCTAAAATCTAAAATCTAAAGACTTACTTGTTTGGTTTCACCTGCGTCTATACTAACGCTTTTGGTTTGTCCGGCGGATTCTTCATCTTTTTTATCTTCATCTGCCTTTTCAGGTGGTTCTTCAACATTTAATATGGATGTTACGGGTTCACTTCCATTCTTTTTTACATATACTTTTTGCAAAACGGATATTTGCTCTTCGCGTGGTAATTTATTAATTTTTTGTTTGGCGTCTTCTGATAACGTCTTGTATAATTCATCTAATTCTTGGCTGCCAAAATTGCTGCTGCTGCTGCTGTTGCTGTTGCTGTTGCTTGGTGTATATGCCGGTGGGGGTGGTTTGGTTCCGTCAGTGGACGATGATGGTGGTGTTGCAAATGGCGGTGGGTAGTCTGGAGAAGGAGGTCTACTGCCGTCATATTGTGGTGTTGCAGATTGCGGTGGGTAGTCTGGTGAGGGAGGCCTACTACCATCATATTGTGGCGTTGATGGCGGTGAATAATTGGGTGGAGGAGGCCTACTGCTATCACTAGACGACGGGGGATAGTTGGGCGAATCGCTGCCATACGATGGCGCATATGGTGGTGTCTCAAGATTATTCTTGCCTTCAGATGACGTGTTTGGATTATATACAGGGCTTGATTCCGTAGAAGGAGCATACGCCGGTATTTCTTCGGGCGCACGCTTATTGGATATTTTATTAAACAACCTATCTATGGTTCGCTTGTATTCTCTAACATATTGATTAATATAATCATCACCTTCTTTGCCTTTGCCGCCCTGAAACTTAACCTCGTCATTTGTAACCTTGACAATATTATCCGAGTAAGACATGGACATTAATGTGTCTACATTCTCATTTGTAATAATTCTCATTTGAATATTCATCACCTGCAACTCTTGAATCAATAGTTTCAAGCTATAAGGAATGCGCAACAAACTGAATGACCTGCCATATTGGCTTATCATTTCCAAATTCATCTTTCCATCCATAGTAGTGTGGAATTTAACGGGTCCATCTGCACCAGGACTCAAGAAGATATTTTGGGCCGGGTTATAAATCGCAATCATGCCTGTTTTATTACAAACCGCCATGTAATATTCGTCGCCACGAACCAAAAATGACTCTGATAAAAAGGCCGACGCACCATGAGAAATCACTGCATCGCGTTCCATCTCTCCAACACGCAGACCACCATCATTGGCACGTCCTTGAACAGTTTGGCGCGTCAACGCCGTTCGCGGTCCTCGGGCGCGGTAGTTGATTTTATCTTTCACCATGTGTTTTAATCTCATGTAATAAGTTGGTCCAATATAAATATCTGACCGCAATTGTTCTCCGGTCATGCCGTTATAGAGCAACTGATTGCCGGATGAATGGAATCCCGCTTTCGTCAACATGTGACCATAGGTATTTGCATTTGAACCCTTTGTAGTAAAGGCCGTGCAATCACCGAACCCGCCATATGCACAACACGCCTTACCAAACAAGGATTCTATTAATTGTCCAATCGTCATACGGCTTGGAATCGCATGCGGGTTAATAATTAAATCCGGACGAACGCCGTCGTGTGTAAATGGCATATCCTCTTCCGGAATAATCAAACCGATGGTACCCTTTTGTCCGGCTCTAGATGCCATTTTGTCGCCAATACTCGGTATACGCTCTTCACGAATACGGACCTTACCAAGACGGAATCCCTCTTCACCTTCCGTGATAAAGGACTTATCCACATAACCGAGCTGTCCCTTCTTGGGCGTAACAGAATCATCTATATTCAAGTCACCGCTACTTGTTACTTTTCCAATGAGCACCATTTTGTCATCTAGAGGTGTATTTTCCTTTATCATCCCCCACTTATCCAAGTAACTATAATCATATCCTGCCTTGAGTCCAGACACCTCCTTCTTGGATATATCTGTAAAATACGCATTTACTAATGAGCCGGCTACCTTGGTGCTTTCCTCGCGTGCTTCATACATGGAATAATACGTTGTCCTGAAAATACCGCGGTCAATGGCACCCTGATTAATCAAGATGGCATCTTCTACATTGTATCCCGTATATGACATGATAGCAACGATGGCATTCACGCCATAGGGCTGCTGCTCTTTATTGATAATATCCAAATAACGCGATTTCAACAGAGGAATCTGGCCGCAATTCAAGATGACACCCATCTTATCTATGCGCATTTGATAGTTGGAATGATACATGGAGACAGCTTGTTTACTTTGTCCACAAGAGAAGGCATCACGTGCATAGGGATTGTTTTCAGGATAAATAATCATATTTCCCATAACGCCCAAGATGAGTGATGGATGTATTTCCAAATGCGTATAATACTTTGATTTCTTCAATTCGTCTGTATAAGTGGCAATCATCGCACCCTCTTCCTCCGAGGTATCCAAGAAATCTACCATCGCCTTGAATTTATTCAAATCCACCTGGTCACTATTATACAGGTCCTTCATCGTGGCATATAATTTGTTGTTTCTAATGTCAAAATTCTCGTCGGTTTTCTCCTTGAAACCAGACACGATTTGCTGCCACGTGGCATTGCCGCTATTTAATTGGTCCACAAACTCGGCTCTATCATAACTGGCCTTGCTGTTTTCAATATAATAAATGGGCCGCGTTAATCGTCCAGCGTCGGTATACATATAAATCTCGTTGGTAGCATAATCAAAGCTGATGCTCATATACGTTGGAAGCACACCATTTCGTCTTAGCAGTTTCAACAACGTTATAGTTTCAATCGGCTCAGATATCACACCAATCCAATTGCCATTCACAATGATTTTTGTGTTCTGTGACAAATAAATCGGTGTGCATTCTTGCAATATCTTCATCGGCGTATATGCACGCAACCATTGAATTAATGGATAAGACGAGAATCCGCTTGTAATCTGTGTGCTAATGGACAAATGTTTATGTAAACCAATATTACCACCATCGGGCGTATCCACTGGGTCTATGTAACCCCACTGCGAGCCATGCAGATGACGAGGACCAACTACTTTTGCACTTGCATCCAACGGCAAATTCAACTTACGCATTTGAGAGATAAATGAGTTCCAACTAAGCCTATTTACATCTTGCACAACCCCAAGACGACGTGTGCGTTCTTGAGAACCCCAGTTCCCCTTGAATGCTTTACGGAAGCCGGCTTCAACGGAACGTTGCTTGAAAAAGTCACGATAATTTGCTTCAATCAACCTAGAAAAAGTGGCTTTATATTCCCCGCGATTATAATAATACTCCTTATCAACTGCCAACATAATTTCCTGTTTTTGAATCAAATAATACTCACGGAACAAATCATAAATGAGTTTACCCGTCTGCTCAATTCGTTTAAATTTGAAATTGTCGCGGTCAGTAGGTTTATCTTCTTTGGTAGATACGCGCAATAGTCTATTCACCATGGTGCCCAAAAAATACGCCTTGTCTAAGAAATTATTTGTGCCAATATGCGGCAAAAAATAGTTCATCAATATCTCCAATACACTTGGAATGGTCTGGCGTTTTGTGAATGTGGCTATAAACTCAAGCGCCGTTTTTTGGTCAAAGATTTTACTTGCATCATGGACAGAAGGTATAAACAAATCCACGTATTTTGAATTTCTCTCAATATCCAATAAACAAGTCTCTATAATACGCTTGTCGCTTATTACACCCAATGCACGCATCAAAATAAACAAGGGGACTGGTTTACGAACATTGGGAACATCTACTACCAATTGATTGTTAGAGAGAACAGAGGAAGGAGCCACCATTCTAACGGACGTCGTACGAATCGGCTTGGACGCGTCTTCTGAAACGGACCGGATTTCGGCGGAATAACTATATGTATCTTCGGGCTTATTTGCACGAACATATAGCATATTGTCTGCAAACGTTTCCTGCGGTATAATCAGCTTTTCCTTTCCGTCAATAATGAAATATCCGCCATAATCATTACGGCATTCGCCCATGTTGAAACACACTTCGGGTGAGAGCTTGTTCAAGATACATAGGTTGGACTTGAGCATGATTGGAAATCTTCCTAAATAAATCTTTTCCAAAACGATGGACTGGGTTTTTCTCTCTTTGAGTGCCTCGTCGTAATAGATAATGTCTACTTCCACGTCATAATGTATTGTTGTTCCATAGGTCATATTGCGTAATCTTGCATCATTAGGATACATGTAATGCGCATGATTGGCGTCGTATATAATTGGCTTGCCAAAATAGATCCTGGAGCCATCTTTCCCTCCTAAATATAATAAACATTCATTACGTCCACTGATTTTGTTATCTTCCGTTTCACGCTCAATAAAACGGGCAGGATTATTTTCTTTGAATATGCGGTTAATTCCACCATTAAAAAAATCATTATAGGACTCTAAATGATGAGCCACTAAACTACTCGGGTTATCTTTAAAATATGTATCAATGATTTTCCATGATATGGACTCCATGTATATTATTATACGATAGTTATTTTTATATGGAATTTATTATTCAAGTATTTAGTATTCCTTGCAAATAAATCATTATCTTTTGTTATATATAATAATGGATGCCTATACTATTCCAGCACCTGGCCCAGGTGAAGATACAACATTTACATTGGAGGTTTGGGAACAGCATGATATGCCGACAATTCTACATCTAGCAGAGGGTTGGACCACGATTGAAGAGCAAGCGTTCACGGACAACCCAGATTTGGAGATGATTTTTATTCCAGCATCTGTCAGTTCTATTCAAGAGGACGCGTTCAATGGTGCAATAAACTTGCGTCAAGTAGAATTCGCACAAGGTTCACAACTTGAATTTATTGGAGATGGTGCGTTTGCAGCTACTGAAGCTTTAGAAAGAATTAATATTCCAGCGAGAGTTACACACATTGGGGATGGTGCGTTTCTTGGAGCAACTGGTTTAGAACAAATAACATTCGAAGAAGGTTCACAGCTCGAAGAGATTGGACTTCAGACGTTCGCAAGCGCCACAGCTTTGCAAAGGATTCAGATTCCAGCGGGGGTAAGGGAGATTGGAGATAGGGCGTTTCGTAATGCAAGCTCTTTGCAAACGATTCGTATACCAGCAAATGTCGATACACTTAGGATTCGCACGTTTGAGAATGCGACAAGCTTAAGAGAAGTTACCTTTGAAGAAGGTTCTCAACTCGAATTCATTGGAGATTCTGCGTTCTCTGGCGCTATAGCTTTGCAAAGGATTCAGATTCCAGCGGGTGTCGGTCATATTGGAGAAGAAGCGTTTCGTAATGCAAGCTCTTTGCAAACGATTCGTATACCAGCAAATGTCGATACACTTATGATTCGCACGTTTGAGAATGCGACAAGCTTAAGAGAAGTTACCTTTGAAGAAGGTTCTGTTCTTATGAGCATTTATGATTACGCATTCATGGGTGCGACAGCTTTGGAGACGATTCAGATTCCAGCGGGGGTAAGCGAGATTAGACAAGGTGCGTTTCAAAACGCAACAGCTTTGCAAACGATTCGGATTCCAGCGGGGGTAAGGGAGATTGGAGATAGGGCGTTTGCTAATACACAAGCGTTGAGAGAAATAACATTTGAACAAGATTCTAAAATTACTCGCATTTGGTATGATGCATTTGGAGGAAGTGGTTTAAGACTAGTAGCTATAGGGGAAACTGCTATGAATAGATTAAATAGTCATGCTATATGGCACAATACATTAGCGGCTGTAAATCCTAGCCCATTTAGACCCCTCCCACAACTACGTTTTGGTGAAAATAATAATTTTTATGGCAAGTATAATGTTAAAATTGTTTCTAGGGCACAACAAATTAATAGATTTGCGATGATTTCAAGAAAACCAGTGTATGAAAAACCAAGTTTTTTTGGAAGATTACTAGGTAAACCCCCCAAAAAAACGCGTTCAGCGCTTCCTCCAGAGTTGGCAACGGAAATAGGAAGATATCTTATGCCAGCGGGCGTAGAACCTAAATCTCCTGCAGTTCTTGCAGCTCGTGCGGCCGCAGCAAATGCTACAGCAGGCGGAGCACGTAAATCTAGAAAAAGAAAAAGAGGAATCCGTCGCCTTAGCAGAAAAGCGCCAAGCACACGAAAAATAAAGAAACGCAAATCCAAACGCCGAAGAACCACAAAACGCAAATAGAATGCAATTTATAACAATACAAGTATTTGTGAATTTTACAAATACTTGAATATGAGATTGATGGTTGATTTACAATTTAGTACGTCTTGTTTGTCGTTTATTGGCAGGCCCCGCACGCTTTTTAATGGTCTTTGCATTGCTTCCTATTTTGCCCGTATAAATAGTAAAATCGGTCCAAGGTTGTTCGGGGCGGTCTTTTAACCAAGGTCTCAAGTAAGCGAATTGCCTGTGTTGGTCGCAATATGCATTTTTATTAAAAGGTATTCCACAAGAGGATCCCCATCTCATGCAAAAAGACATTTTCTTTGCCATATTGGTATCCACTACTGCACCATCCACAGCACCTCGTGGTTGAAAAGGTTTTGGTCTATCTGCTTGTGACATGTATTCACGTTGGTCAAGTTCATAATGGGAGCAAATGGTTCGTGAGCACGGGTTCACCTTGTCCAAGTAAACATCAAAATGATCGGCTATGATAATTTTGGCAACTTCAATGTCAATCTTACCCTTGTATTTATCAATGATATCAGGCAATCTTACTTGACGGGCACCTTGATGACGTCTAATGTCACAATACCCGCTATTTGTGCATTCTAAATTACGGATTTTCGGGTCAAATGCAACATTGCATCCAAAATAATATCCGTTGTGGGTTCTTTTAACATCGTGATATTTAAGTCCTAATTCAAGCACCATAATCTCGTTTGTGTTCGTATCACCAAACATCCAACTACAAGCATAGTCACCTGAATTGCCGTGCAATAAAATTTTCACATAGTCATCTAAAGTATCACCATACTGCATCGCTTGTCGAATGCGGCAAAAAATAGGCAAGTTATTTTGAAATTTATTAAATCCGCCAATCGTGGTTTCTGTTCCAATAATACCTTTGCTGGTGACAAAGAAATCACTGCTGCTCCATACGTAACAAGGTAATGCCTGCATTAACATTCGGTGTCCAGTGTTTGGTTGAATGTCCAATATAATATTATAATACTGACCATCTACAAAGGTAATAAAACTATTGTGAGCACACACGATTTTGCCGTCGGTGGTATAATCACCATTGGCAATGAATGCGCTGCAATGATCAGTTGCGCCGCCACCCTCTTTGGCACCAACAACGCCTTCTTCACGCTCACTCGGTTCAGGACGCCAATAGCCAAGCATTGTAATGGAGTTGTTCCATGCAATCATTTCATCTAAAGTAATCTTGGTTCCTGCGGCATTGCATCCTTCCGTTAAACCTTGCATTTCCTCATAAATCTCCGGAAACATGTCGAATATTTTTTGATTAAAGTCATGTTTACACGCGTCAATGTAATATTCCCATGTTACACCGGTTTCATGAAATACATTGAATCGCAACATGGCTTGGATTTCCTTCATTTCCTTGGCGGCTAAATATCCGTGGGCATAACCACGTTCTCTCGCAGTGCCTCTTATTGAAATGTATTTCCATCCATTTAATTCATACGATATTCCATTTTTTACAGAGTTCATCTTATAATATATTTTTATAATATTATAATATAATTTTGAATTCAATAATTTCATATTCAACAGACATGTTTACATTTTCTGTAACATGATAGCACCTAAAATAATAAATGCAAAAATAAAGGGTAACAATACAAGTAACCACGATATGGTGGAATGACCATCTTTGCATATCAAATTAAGTACCCATGTCCAGAATAAAATATATAACAATTTACCAACCAAAATCATAAGGGTACTTGGAACATTGCATGAATAACACCCTAAATTTAATCTCTTTTTATTTCCAACATTTTGAAACGTGATGATAATCAACCCAAAAATAGAAATTATAAAATAGAATGCCGCCGGTGTGCATAATTGATTTAGCTTTGTAGGAAAAGGTGCCATATTATAAAATATGTAGAGATAAAATATATTTATCCAACCTTGAGATAATTCAAGTTATCTTGCGCGTTTCTTCCATAAAACATTTGATCTTTGTAGGGAAGTGGGCTTGGTAACGCAGGTTCGCCATTCCATCCTCGGTAGACATTTCTGATATCAGTTCCCAATTGGGAAAAAATACCATAATCACCCCCTTTCATGTGGCGGCGTTTCATGGACTTATTTCCCTTGATTCGTCGTCTACGACCACCTGCCATTCTATTGGACGTAGTGCGTTCATCTATAGGGTTCATTTCGGGTTGAATATCATAAGAATTTTTTGCTAAATGACTGCCATCATGTGGGGCTGATACGCCGGGCCATTGAGATACCATTGGTCCCCATGGCGCACCTACAAAAGGTGGTTGTGGTACAGCAACAGCATTTATAGGAGCTAGCGGTGATGGCACATCCACATAGCCACCGCCGTTTTGATTTAACGGGCACATCGTACCACAAGACCCGCCCATTTGACAAGTATCACAACCTGCTTTTTGGGCACCAGTATATGCAAAATGAGGATTAGGTGTGGTAGGAACATTGGCGGATGGATATGCCAACTCTGCATCTGCGGTACCCCCGTATTTAGAGGTTCTTCCTCGCTTGTAGCATCTGTGATGGCATACTGAACAAACGCCATTTTTACCACATTTGTGGTGATGCATTTTACAATCACATGAATGCACTGAACATCCGCGCATTTTCCATACCTTTTGCGTTTTATGATGTTTGCGTTTTAAGCTTCTACTACGTTTATTACTACGTTTATTGGATTTCTTCATATATATTAAAAAAGAAATAAATATGAACATACACTTACTTTTTCATAGTTTTATTTTTATAAAATTGTTATTTTTATAAAATTTATTTTATTCAATATCCACGTGAGTCAACATATGGCGACGGCAACACATCTTGGTAAGCCCCATTTCATCCAAAACCACGCCTTCATGGGTTTTTTCATGAAACTCCTTGGTCAAATATAAAACTCGATCCACCTCAATATTTTCCATTTTTTTATCTGATAATTTTCTTTTACGCACTTCTTCTAAATAATATCTGTACTTATCCGCAAGGACATTACCGCAAGTAAAACACTTTATTGGGATAATCATTACACCTGTATATAATATGATATATTTTTTATATATCTAAATCAATTTTATTTGATATTATTGATTTGTTCAAAAAGCGCCACCATTACGGAGGACATTTACTACCATAACACTTATTTTGATAATAATAATAGTCTAGATTAGGAGAATATGTTGCACCATTTGCTCCACCAGCTTCACACGTATTATTACTTGTAAATACGCAGCATCCTACGCGTTTGCAGTTGTATTCCGTTAAATTACTGCATTTTGTATTTAGATCTTGGCTGGATGCTGCATTTGTTTTACAAAAACTATTATATGAATCTAGCTGCAGTCCTGCCATTTCCTTAGTGGTTTGAAGCTCACTATATATATACCAGCTACCTTGGTCCATACTTGAATCATATCCAGCCGGGGGGCCTGGTGGAAGCTCCTGCGTAGTTTTAGGTTTTGCCGGTGTAACAACTGGTTGTGGTGGTTTTGCGATAGTTTGATTTACCATATTTTGTAGGATAGAAGGTTGATTTCCCATTATAATATTACTACAAAATAAATATATGTATATACTATATATGGCGCATATAACACGCAAATCACGCAAAACTCGTTCAATGAAAAAAAGTAGAACCCCGAAAAGAAAAACTATTAGAAAGGTATCCAAGTATGCTATTAGGATAGCTAAAAAGGGTGCATCTATGGGAACCAACATAGTTAAAAAGAGTGCAAGTATTATAAAGGTCAGTGCGGAAAAAGTAGGCTCAAATGTCTCAATGATAGCTAAAAAATCAGCACCGGCCGTACAAAAGGGTTTAGAAGGAATTTTTGACACTTTGAAAAATACTGCCAGTTATACCATGTCCACAGCAAAAAATGCTGCGCAAGGCATCGTTGCTTCTAGAAAAACGCGTAAGGCGCGTAAAGCACGCAAATAATTATTACAATATTTGGACAAATCTTTACAAATTTATAATTTTTAACTCAGTAAATATTATAACTATCAGGATGAACTTGATTTGGATTGCAACTATCTATATCACATTACTTTTTTTCCTAAGCGGTTTTCATAAAATAAAAGATTTTAAACAAGTCGTCAAAGGGTTTATGACCAAAACGAATATCCCAGTTACTTTTTCTAAAATAATTATTACGGGTGTGATTTTATTAGAAATTGTTGCGCCATTTATTATATCTCTTTATTCGTATAATTCTAACCCGAGATTGTATACATACACAAAATTCTCTCTTTTAGGATTAATTGTTTTTACTATTTTAGCTACACTCCTCTATCATTTTCCACCTTTTGGATCAAATTATTATTCTTTCATGTCTAATCTCTCCACGTTGGGTGGTTTACTTTTACTTTATCAGCATTTTTCTTTTTAGTCTTTGTATAATATATAATGTTTTTCAAAGGAATGAAAAATGTCCATAAAATACTTATTATATTTATTGTGTTGTTAGTAATTTGTGTATTAAAAAATATGTTAGAATACAAAACAAATTTGATGAGTAATTGGTCAGATAATGCTTCGCGTGAGTTTGATACAATATACAAGCCAACAACTATAATTCAATTAGAATCAATTATGAAAGATTTAGCACCAAGTACAGAAGTTATTATAAGTGGTGGCGGTCATAGTTGGTCACCGAGTAGATATATAGATGGGACAAATACATCAAAATCAAACATAACACCAATATGTATTGATTTAATTGATTTTAAAGGTAATATATCATATGATGAGAACACTTCATCGGTCACGTGTTTATCTGGCACCCCAATGGGTGAATTATTACATTTTTTAGGAATCCGTAAAAGAACCCTTGCAACATACCCAAACTCGCCTTATATCACTATAGGAGGAGCGGTTGCAACGTGTTCTCATGGTGCATCATTAAAAGCAGGAACTATATCAGGCTTAGTTACTGATATGTATTATATCTTACCTGGATATACAAAATGCAGACGAGTACCACAGCATTTGCTAGGCGCATATGCATCTTCGTTAGGAAGACTTGGTGTAGTATCTCAGCTTACTTTAAATACGACACCGATAAGTTGGTTAAAACAAAATAATTCATTTATTGAACGTAAATTATTTCTACAATCGATGATGGAGCTGATAAATAAAACAGATTATTTAAGAGTATATTGGAAACCAAGTACAGACATATGTACCATGGAACAAATAGTCAGAATCCCAAATACTGAAAACGATGTTATTAGTTTATTTGATTGTAAAATAAAAAATAATTTCATGGTATGGCAAAGTCAAGAATTATTATATGGTATTAATTACTCACCTGAACTAGATACGCAATTTGGGCTGTCATATCCAAATGTAAGCTTGGAAAATACTACAGGATATGGAATGTGCCAAAAACAGACTGAAAGCCCAAAAGCCATACCCGCATACGCAGAACTCGAAGAAGTTGTACCAGTTGAAAAATTACATATAGCCTTGAATACTATCAATTTGTGGATAGAGAAATATAATCCTAGTATACTTGGCGACGTATTTATTAGGTTTACAAGCCATGATACATTACCATGGATTAGCCCGCTAAATGGAACCTCCACTTATTATGCATGGGTCATAGTTGATATGGACATACGCGACCCGAATTATTTTTCACATTTGGATATTTTAGAAAAAGAACTTTGGAAAAATGCAAATGCTCGTCCACATATGGGAAAATGGAATAATATAGACAATGCAACTCTTATTGAAATGTATGGTAATAATGGTGTAAAATTTGTTGAATTGTGTCAAACTATAAAATAAACACATAGTACCTTATTTTCGCGTCTTTTTTGCTGGACTTAGTAACCGCCGTACAAAATAACTATATTTACCATATGTTTACACCCTTGAAGATTTAAAATGGGACATTTTCATTCTTTAAGGGCCAGATATCACCGAAGATTTGGAATGACGCCCCCAAGGGCGTCTCATTTCAAATCTTCGGCGGTATAAATGATATTTTGGAATGATAATGATATAAATAATATGTATATACTTCAGTATATGAGTATATTCTCTATATATAACAAAAATATTTTGCCATTGTGTGGAACTATAGTGGGAATGTACAAAGGGTATTACTACGCCGCTGAAAAAAAGGCACTACGATGGGGTAGATATGCGACGTCTTTTAATGTTAATTTAAGTTATATTGGTTGTTTTGGTTTATTTGGATTAGGTGTTGGGTATTGTATTTCTAAGGCAATTGATTAAAAATGAATATCATAAATTTTATGAATATGCACGTAAATTAGTATAAAGATATTATAATTACTATATAAAATGTTACATATTTTTACATTTTATACAGATGAGAATCGTTTGATCTACTTGAAACAAACACAGCAAAATCATTCGGTAAATATCAAGTATTTATATAATTCATCATGGAACGGCTATATTGATAAAATATTATATATGCTTGATACAATAAAAGATATACCAGATGACGATATTGTATGTTTCATAGATGCATATGATGTATTAATCAATTCAAATGTCTACGATATTTTAGATAAGTTTAAATCATATAGATGCAATTTATTAATTGGTGCTGAATTAAATTGTTTTCCTTCGGAATACAAACTTCAAATGGATAATGTGAGTAAAATATTAAATTTAAACACCCTAAATAAGTATATAAATTCAGGAGGATACATTGGATATAAAAAAAGTGTTCATAAATTATTAACATGGAAATCACTTCAAGAAATAGAATTTATATGCAGTTGTGGAAGCGACCAAGCATATTTTATTGAATATTATCTAGCAAATTATATGAAAGAGTCAGTTTTACTGGATTATACATCCGACGTATTTCAAAATATGCATTTGATTTCTTGGAAAGAAGTTGATTTCAGGGGCGGACGAGTCTATAATAATATATTAAAGACATATCCATGTTTTATTCATTTCAATGGTGGTGTCTGGCAAACGCAGACGCGTGAAAATATTATGCCCGTATTTGTGGAAAAAATAAATACAAGTAAACAATCAACTGACATTCATACTTTGGATGGGTATAATCAAATTATTACAGCAACATGTTATCCTCATAAACAAATCTAAGCCACTTTTTATGTGACGCGATGACGCGGCGGTCCTACTATAATTCGAACAACTACATATATCATAATTGCGCAAAGACTACAAATAAACATGACTATTTGAGTAATCATTTCAATCATTATTATTATATTATATTATGTATTTCATCTACAAATACATAATACTATCAATTTTTTTACATTTACAATCCTCATTCTATACCAGAAAATTGGGTTAGGAACATATATCCAACGCATATATTGCAGACCCATTATTAGTATGGCGTCGCACATGTTCCGTATGTTCCTTGTGCATTGAATTATGGCATGCTTCACACAAGGTCATTAAATTGGCCAAATGATTCTTATGAAATACGGAACCGCCGCCATCTTGAGCACGAATCATCCCGTTGTTATCTGCCTTGGATTGGTGTTGTAAATGATGCACCTCTTTTCCCATTTGAGTACCGCATTTTTCACAAAGACCAATAATTTTCTTCGAATTGAAATGTGACGTTTTCAAAGAGAGAATAGACGCCGTCACGGGATTATATTTCATTCTAATGGAATGCGCTTGCTCCATAAATGCTTGTGGCAAATTCAAGGATTTACATACTTCCAGTCCATAGGTATTCGTGCCTGAGCCATCTTTTAGTTTGCGGTCATACACAAGCGTATCCGTCTCCTTGTTGTAAATCACTTCCATGTGTTTCAATGCCAAACGCTTCATTTCAGTGATTTCCGTATAATTCACAATCTCGTGCAAGTGCGTTGCAAAAATAAAACTACTTTGAACATTATGTAGGTGCTGTATTCCAGCGACAAAAATACTGATGGCAGACACACTCTCTGTACCTGAACAAAGTTCGTCTCCCAAAATAAGACTATTTTTATCTGCCAACAACAAAATATTTCTCAATTCGGACATTTCAACGGCAAACGTAGAGAGACCTTTGAATATATTATCATTCCCTAAAATTCGCGTAAAAATAGAGGTGTATGGCTTGTAGACCATGCTAGATGCAGAGACATATAATCCGGATTGAGCCATGATCACCGCAATACCAATGGCACGAATGAAACTGGTCTTGCCCACTGCGTTGGTTCCATACAATAAAATACCATCGGTTTGCGTTTTTTGATTGCCCAACGCAATGCTATTCGCAACGTACAACTCATTTTGTTGCAGGTTCTCAATCAAACAATGACGTAAATCCTTTATTTCTATATATGCTTTTTCTGCGGACACATCAATACTCGGTTTACACAAGTTATATTTTTTTACAATGGCCGTTTTTGCATAGAGAACATCTATATAAGTGACAAACTGGCACAATATGTCCAGATCATTCAAATATCCCTCGGCCTTTTCAATACATTCCAGATATATCTTGGTTATGGCATCCTTCAGCTGGCCCTTGATACTGGTAATCGTCTTGCATAAATGACCGATTTGCGGTGATGTGATACTATTATTCGCTGCGGTTTGTGCATTAAATTCCACCACATTTTTCATGCAATCCAGCGTAAACTTGATTTCTTTTTGGTTAAAGGACGAAATGAATTTTAATTCAACGTCTGTATTTGGCAATGCTGCCGATAGCAATGTGCACCTGCGTTTGGTCGTAACCAAACTAAACTGATTCTTCTCTGTTTCATGCACTTTGACATACTCGGTCGCCGTTTTTGTCTTCTTCTCTGCAACCCCAATCACCTCATTCAAGTAAGCATGTATGGCATTTAGTTTATCTACGGACTCTAGGTAGATTTGAGAGAGCTCATCTAACATGATACTGACCCCTTGTTGAATAAAATTCACTTCAAAATTCCGCAGGTCGTCAATGTCTTTACACAGATTCAAGTCCAGGCTCTTGTGCAAAAAAGTGAGAATATTTGTGCAAAACGATGGAATATTATCAAATGAGGCGCCAATTTTGTTGCGCAAATACGCCGATAGACGCTTGTCTTTCAATACAAAGGTCTGCATGCGTTGTATAGTTGACAGATTTTCGGAAAGCTGATAGAATATTTTGGGACTGATTTTTCGTAGAATAATTTGACGTGACCATTTTGAAATGTCCTGTATATCATCCAGTAATGCATACAACTCATTATAGGGGTGGTTATATTCCAACAAATATTCAGTAATATCGTATTCGGCTTGTAACTTGGTGCTATTTGAGATGGGGTTCAAACAGACAGAATGGAATTCGCGCTTTCCCATGGGCGTAACACATATGTTTAACATTTTCAAAACAGACGAAAATTTGCCGTGAAATGAATTATCATCAATAATATTGAGTTGTTTCAAGGAATGATTTGCCAAGATGAGGCGTTCAGAAATATTTTCAAACACGGGTTCGCTGATTTTATTCACCAAGAATGGATTGTGCTGAAACACGAAATCCAACAAGAAACAGAGAGATTGGATTGAGGATGTGTTTTCGTAGCAGAGTTGAATAAACTGGTTGAAATCCATTTTCGGGTAGAAGCGCTGAAGAACTTCTTTTTGGTAAATCTGCTTCTCACACTTCTTTGCCATGGTTTCGTGTTTTGTGGTGGGTTCTGTGTCTACATCACTCTGCAAAAAGACCTTGTGTATAGAGCGGCTTTCAATATTGGCATACTGAATGACTTCCTCCACCTCATGAGGCGTCATATTAGTGATAATGATAATCTCGTTTGGGTTGTATACAGAGATAAAACGCTCTAATTCGTCGTATGTTATCGGGTTCTTTTTGGCATACATTTCGGAAAATTGAAACACATTGGTCTTACCCGTGAAAATATCTATATTTGCCATGCCGACGTCAATTCGTTTCCCACGAAGAATTTTCATTTTGGGTTCAAAATATTCTATCCAGAGACACATGGTATTATTTGTAAGAATGGATGGGTCTGTTGAAAAATAGGTACCGGGAGAGAAAATACCGGCCAAACTACGCGTAGTATTCTTTTCTTGTTCATCTTGAACGTAGACGATGGCGGTAAAACCAGCGGCCTGAATTTTGTTCAGGTATTTCTCAATAAAATTCTCCTTGAATCCGGCCATAATTACCGAATCTTGACCGATACATGTATTTTTATTTGCAATGTTCAAATCGCAGATACGAGAGAAATCGTGGATGGAACTTGATGTTGTATTGTTTCTTGTGCCGTAAACCTCAAAAAAAGCACCCACCTGCATTAAGACAATAGTGTTTTCGCCATATATTGCCTTGTATTTATTGGTTAATTCAAAATACTCTTCTACAAGAAGAACCATGAGAGAAAATATATAGTATATTAAAATAGGCTATATATTTAGATTGGTTTGAAAATTTATATTCTTATTTCTTATTTTTGATCAAGGTATATTTTCTTTTCTTTGATGTACAATGATATCAATGACCATTTTAAGTTGTCATAGTACATGGTAATTTAAGTTTACTCTTAGTTTTTTGTGAGATTTTAGTGTTATCCTTATTATTTTCCATTTACATATATTATGTCATGATATTTTTATGTACTTACAAAAACTACATAAAAATAATAAATGTATCATATTTATGGTGAAGAAAACCCTTTTAGAATATGTATGGATTGATGGGAAAAATAATGTAAGAAGTAAAACTCGTGTTATTAATGCGAAAGTTACAACTATTAAAAAGGTTCCGTTATGGAATTATGATGGAAGTTCTACATATCAAGCTACTGGACGTGAATCGGAAATTATTTTGAAGCCATGCTGCATGTTTGATTACAACTTTTCTGAATCTGCAAACATTGATTTGGTAAAACCTAAAAATAATATTTATCACAAATTAATATTATGCGAAACCTTTTTGCCAAATGGTGAACCAACACAAAATAATCATCGTAATGCAGCTGTGAAAATTTTTGATCAAGCATTAGAAGAAGAACCTTGGTTTGGACTGGAACAAGAATACTTCATGTTTGATAGTAAAACGAATCTCCCATTGGGATTTCCGGCAAACGACAATGCTAAACAAGGAAAATATTATTGCAGTGCAGGTGCGGGGAATGCATTTGGACGTAAACTTGCAGAAGAACATCTTCGTGTATGCTTAATGGCTGGTATACAGATTTGCGGAATCAATGCGGAGGTCGCGCCAGGACAATGGGAGTTCCAGATTGGTCCATGCGTGGGTATTGAACAAGGCGACCATTTATGGATGGCGCGCTATTTATTGCATAAGTTGTCTGAAAAGTATGGTATTATTATTGATTTTCACCCCAAGCCATTGCTTAAACGATGGAATACGGATCCTTTGTTCAAGAAATGGAACGGCTCTGGGTGTCATGCCAATTTCAGCACAAAAAAAATGCGTGAGGGTGGGGACAACAAGACTGGACTTGAGCACATTGACGAGGCAATTACAAGATTGACGCATAAACATGCGGAACATATGGAAGTATATGGCGAGGACAATCGTCTTCGTATGACAGGCGAATGCGAGACCGCGTCATACGACGTCTTCACGGATGGCATTGCAAATCGTGGGGCGTCTATAAGACGCGGAAATGACACCATAAAAAATCAATGCGGTTATTTTGAAGATAGACGACCTGCCGCGAATTGTGATCCATACTTGGTTACTAGCAAAATTTTCGCCACGTGTATGGATTTATGATGTATTGTTTTGAATTACACCCTTGGTAATCTAAAACGCCGTTTTCACGACATTAAAAAAATCAAGTTAGTAATGGCGAATTGCACGCCTTTGCACGCTTATCACTCTTGCTAGGTTTCACGGCATGGAAAAAATTAAATTATTATGTGTGTAATGCTTATTTTTCATAGTACTAACACAAATTGTAATATACAAGTATGTTGATCAGTATACTTGTATATTTGGTAAAAAGCTCTTAGTTATTCCTCTTTTTCCTTCAAATAATTTTGAAGTAAAATATCCTTGTCTTGGTTTGTTATCTCACCGGATAACATTGATGTTTCATAAATTTTTCGTATGATATCATTCGGCGCGCTACTTCCTGCTTTAATCAACCCATGTGTCCGCAAATATTGCTTAATTTCGTTTATTCCTTGACGTTTAATGTCGCGCTGTGCTTGTAGCACTCGTTTTCTAGTATTCTTATCCTTGATCAATACACCGACTTTTTTTTGTATTTTTGATTTACCCAACGTATAAGTACGTCGAATTGTTTTTTTAATTCTTTTCGGTTTAGGAATGGGTTCAGGATCATGGGTAGAAATTGATGAAGCTGGTGATAGTTCTGTTACAATAGAGTTCATCACGTCTGTTGATACTTGTGTGGGTACGTTAGATTGTTGCACAAGCTGACTTTGACTTTTATATGGTTGCGGCTGTTGTGTCGGTACAGATATGAGGGTCTGTGTTATCATTGGGTCTGCTACAATAGTTTGTTTTTGACGCAACTTGTCTTTCAGTTCTTTCATTTTAGTTTCTCTCAAGGTACTATTCATAGGATTACTGATAGAAGGGTTTATTGGTTGTGGTTGTAGTTGTGGATGTAGTTGTGGATGTTGTCTGATAGTTTTATTCCATGCTTTATAAGTTGGTTTAATTCCACCTTTTAAACAACCATACGGAACATTATTATCCACCGGGTAATTTGTCTGTGGTTTTAATAGTATAGGTGGGTCATTCGCAGGAACATTAAATATCATGGGCGTTTCTTTCAACCCTTCCGGTAATTCCAATTCAACATGAATATGCGGATTATAATTCTTCATAGTTTTGGATTTTGCATGCGACATTGCAATTTGTGTATTTTGCATATATGCTTCTTTATTGCTCTGCTCGTTTGATTGTTTTGCAAGACTAGACAAGTAAGCAATTGAATCATTAAATTCGTCATTGTCGGTAACCATGGTATCATCAAATTCATTTACAGATGCAGATGTTGCTGGTTCCAGCTCTTTATTTTTGTGCGCTTTAATACGCTCCAACAATTTCGCTTTTAAATTATTCGGCTTAAATATCGCTTGTTTTTTGGTCTTTGCCGCAGGCTTGTCGTCTTTATTTTTTTTCTGTTTAGCTAATGAGAATAATTCAGGGTTAATCTTTATAGTTTTATTATTTGTCATACCATATACTAGAAAAACATTTTTACAAACTAAACATATAAACTTGAAATTGCATAATTAAATCCTTCTTGTTCTTTGCGTTTTTTTATTTCGTCATTTTGTAAATACATTTCAAATCCCCTGTCCAGATCAACTAGATTAATCTGCCGTTTTTCTTCAGCTGATTTACAAAACACGCGTCTGCTATGCGCAATTTTTGTCTTTAATAATAATGATTCTATATCTCTCCCATAAAATTTAAAATAGACCATTTTATTTTCTAGCCATTTGCTGGTAATTGACGCATCCAAATTCCATCCAATATCGGTTACCTTTTTTACAAAGATTTGAAAGAGTTCAGTCATATTATAATTATTCGTTTTAAATCTCCAAACAAACCGCGAGTCTAAACCCTGATTATATTTGAAAAAGCATGCGTTCAATTCTTCTTCATATCCAGCAATAATCACCATTAAATCATTTTTATGATTACTTAATGCCTCGCATAAGGTATCAATACATTCTTTAGAAAAACTATCCTTCTTGTCAGTATTCCCCAACGCATATGCTTCATCTATAAATAATACACCTCCTAAACAACTGGTTATAACTTCACTTGTTTTGATCGCCGTTTGTCCCAAATATCCAGCGATTAAATCATGACGTGTCACTTTTTTAAACGTATTTTTACGAAGCGCACCCATTTTGCTGTATATGTCACCCACTATCATGGCAATTTCGGTTTTACCTGTACCAGGCGGTCCATATATCACCGTGTGCATAAAATCACCCTCCCCCTTATGCAAATCCTGTACAAAATATAAAATCTGGTCCACCACGTTGCATTTTAAATCTTTCATTCCAATCATGTTATTTAATTTGGTTAAAGGCGCTTTAATGTCATGTATGGCTTTCATATTGATATTATATTCTACACTGGGATCATCTATTAAGTAATCCTCAGTTAGTTTCAGCAAATCCTCAATGCTTGTAATTTCCGCATGAATATGAACAGATGTTTTAGGTTTGATTAGTGGTGGAATCTTTTCAACCACATGATTCACTGGCGTAAATGCCTTTTTAAAATCTTGCTCAAATGCGCGCATAATCATATCAAAGTTAGTATAAGAACTATTATAGTATAATGGTTTTTGTATTTCATCTAATTTTTGTAAACGATTATTATAATCAACTATCGTAGTAACTCGTTTACGTTTAGAAAGACGATGATATATTGACATATTTGGTTAATAAATAATTATATGAGATATTTTTTATATTCTTTTTTACGCCCTTCAATATATAACTTATGTTGTGGTTGATAACTACCATAGTTGTTGTATTTGTTTTAGACGTCGCATTGTATGTTTATACGTATACGAATTAAAGTTATGTTTTATTTGCTAATGGTAAATGCAATTAGCAAATAAAACGAATTCTATACATAAATAAACATAACATAACTAATATGAAACGAATATAAAAATAAATTGATTATAATAGCAACTCAATTATGGAGTTAACAAAAGGTGACATCATGTCCATCGAAACAAGTCAATATATTGAAGAGCCATGGAGTATTATAGAATCGTATTTCAAAGGACACCATCTTGAGCGTCTGGTTAGACATCAGTTGGAATCGTACAATAATTTCGTGTCGTATCAAATTATTAAAACGATTGAAATGTTTAACCCTGTCTACATTGCCTCTGAACACGATTATGATGCTAAGAGCGGTAAGTACGCATTAGAAATATTTGTGACATTTGAAAACTTTCATTTATACAGGCCCCAAATACATGAAAACAATGGTGCAACAAAGTTGATGTTTCCTCAAGAAGCGCGTTTGCGTAATTTCACTTATTCGTCTGCGATGAATGTCGATATGAATATAAAATACGTCGTGCGAAGTGGTAAGGACCTTGAAAATAGCCAAATATTTTATAAAACGTTGCCGAATATTCATATTGGCAAGTTGCCCATCATGTTAAAATCGAATATTTGTGTTTTGAGTCAGTACAAGCACGTGAATCATGATCATACAGGCGAATGTAAATATGATGCTGGTGGATATTTTATTATCAATGGTTCGGAGAAGACTGTATTGGGCCAAGAACGCGCTGCAGAAAATAAAGTGTATTGTTTCAACATTAGTAAAAATAGCACAAAATATACGTGGATGGCTGAAATTAAGTCTGTCCCTGATTTCAAATGCATTTCACCAAAACAAATTAATATGATGATTAGTTCAAAGAACAACGGCTTTGGTTATTCCATCGTTTTACAAATTCCACGTGTTAAAATTCCAGTGCCATTGTTCATAGTGTTTCGTGCTATTGGCGTTGAGTCGGACAAGGAAATTTGCGAATATATTCTGTTAAATGTGGAGAATGATAAACAAGCGCAATTATGCGATTCGTTACAAGCATCTATTATGGATGCAAATAAATATCTTACACAGGATGAGGCAATTAAATATATTACGTCATATGTCATGTATACGCCGATTAATATGGACAAGGAAACAGGTGCAATTAAGAAGCGCGAATTTGCCATGGATATTTTGGAAAATGACTTATTTCCGCACTGCCAAAATAGTACCCAGAAAAGGTTCTTTCTTGGATACATGACAAACAAGTTATTACAGGCCAACTTTGGACATATTCAAGCAGATGACCGCGATTCATATATTAATAAGCGTATTGACTTGACTGGCTCACTCTTAAACAATTTGTTTCGTAACTATTTCAACAAGTTGGTCAAGGACATGGAGAAGCAGGTGATTCGTGAAATCAATGGAGGTTCCTGGCGTTCCACCGATGATTATGAACGCATCATCAACTTGACGAATGTGTACAAGATTATAAAATCGACTACTATTGAGAACGGCCTTAAACGCGCGCTTTCTACGGGTGATTTTGGTGTGAAACATTCCAGCAGTAATAAAGTCGGCGTTGCACAAGTACTGAACCGGTTGACATATGTGAGTAGTTTAAGTCATGCGCGTCGTATTTCCACACCGGCGGACAAAAGCGGGAAATTGATTCCGCCTCGTAAGCTCCATAATACCAGTTGGGGATACTTCTGTCCTGCGGAAACTCCAGAGGGCCAATCTGTTGGTCTTGTTAAAAGTTTGAGTTACATGGCTCATATTACGATTCATTCAAATTCGGCGCCGTTATACGAATATGTCATGCCGCACATTACTGATATTCAAACCATGCGGCCTACGGAGATGTTTGACGCTGTTAAAGTATTTGTAAATGGCGCATGGGTAGGTATCACCGAAACCCCAAATGAGTTGTATCATATGCTCAAAGAAAAAAAGTATACTGGAATCTTGAACATTTACACATCGGTTGTGTTTGACTACAAGTTGAAAGAGCTTCGTGTATGTAATGATAGTGGGCGTCTAACGCGTCCATTGTTAAGAGTGAAAGATAACAAGGTCACCCTAACAAGAGATACCATTTCTAAGTTAAAAGAGGGTGAAATGGTTTGGGACGACTTGCTTACCAACTGCAAATTACCGGAATCCGTTTTGGAATATATTGACCCGGATGAACAAAGTTGGTCGTTGATTGCAACCAAGCCACATGAATTGTTGAGTAGCACCGCTGCAAATAATACGCAAATTTACAGGTATACTCACGTAGAAATTCACCCGAGCACCATCTTTGGTATTATTGCGTCTTGTATTCCCTTCCCTGAACACAATCAATCCCCTAGAAATTGTTATCAATGTGCACAAGGCAAACAGGCAATGGGTGTATATGTTACCAATTATGAGAATCGTATGGATAAGACAGCATATGTGTTGAATTATCCTACTAGACCTCTTGTAGACACACGCGTGATGAATATGATTCAACTCAATAAAATCCCGTCTGGCACGAATGTTATCGTAGCTATTATGACTCATTCAGGATATAATCAAGAGGATTCGATCTTGATTAATAAGGGGTCTATTGATAGAGGATTGTTCGTCGCAACCATTTACCATACAGAAAAAGATGAAGACAAGCAAAAGATTAATGGTGATGAAGAAATTCGTTGCAAACCGGACCAGACCAAGACAAAGGGCATGAAGTTTGGAAATTACAACAAGATTAATAATAAGGGTGTCATTCCTGAGAATACCCTTGTTGAAAACAGAGACATTATCATTGCTAAAGTGACACCCATCAAAGAGAACCGAAACGACCATACCAAATTAATCAAGTATGAAGACCAAAGCCGCATCTTCCGCACAGACGAGGAAACATATATTGATAAAAATTACATTGACCGAAATGGGGATGGATACAATTTTGCCAAGGTTCGTATCCGCAATGTAAGAAAACCCGTCATTGGGGACAAGTTCTCCTCTAGACATGGACAAAAAGGCACGATCGGTAATATTATTCCTGAAAACGATATGCCGTTTACCAGTCTAGGTGTGAAGCCAGACATTATTATTAATCCACATGCAATTCCTTCTCGTATGACTATTGGACAACTAAAGGAAACTGTATTGGGTAAAACCCTGGTATCGCTTGGATTATTTGGTGATGGAACCTCTTTTGGTGATTTCCATGTAAAAGACATTTCCAAGGAATTGTTGAAAGTGGGGTATGAAGCCCATGGAAATGAGCTCATGTACAATGGCTTAACTGGTGAACAATTGGAATGCAGCGTTTTCCTAGGTCCGGTCTTTTACCAGAGATTGAAGCACATGGTGAATGATAAGACGCATAGTCGTTCTATTGGTCCCATGGTAAATTTGACGCGTCAGCCAGCGGAAGGGCGCTCGCGTGATGGTGGTCTTCGTTTTGGAGAGATGGAAAGGGATTGCATGATTAGTCATGGCGCCTCCAGATTTACAAAGGAACGATTGTATGATGTTTCTGACAAATATGAAGTGCATGTTTGTAAGAAATGTGGGTTGATTGCGTCTTATAATAATGAGCTGCATATTCACTTGTGCAATACATGCGGAAACCGGACCGACTTTGCATTTGTGAAGTTACCCTATGCATGTAAATTGATGATGCAAGAATTGACTACGATGAATGTTTCTACACGCCTGATTACTGAAAATTAGGCACTATGCACACCCTACACTAAAATAATTTAATTTGTTGTAATTTATACACGATAGCCGTTGTTAAGGCAAATAATATACCGCCCCATAATGTATCTATGATGACTGATAACATAAACCAATTCTTAAATAATGCTAAATTAGTTAATTCAAAAACCGCATAAATAACCATACCCAATAAAAACGCGTCATTTACGCTTTTTTTATTCTTGAGAATAAAGTAGTTTAAGCCGAAAATAATAAATACATAACAGGCAACGGCGCCTGTAAAATTCAACTTAAGATCACTACCTTGGACTGCCTTGACTTGCTTCTTGAAATAGTTACCAAATACATGTAAATAGATGCTATCTAAGATAATTAGTATAAGTGAACTTATCAAAATGACCTGCATTTATTATAAACGCATACTTTATTTTTATTCATACCTATCAAGACATTTCTAAATACGAGTCGTCGTACACAAAAAAATTGACGTAAAAAATAAATTTTAATTTAGACGACGATTTTTTAATTTCTCAGTCATGTATATAAATGACTTCTATTGGTTTTCAAAATCCTATTAATGGTAGTTGCGGTGGCCCAAGCCGACCTATTATCAACAATGCAGCTGGCAGACCCCTCCTTGGAGGTGGAATTCCAGGATTCGTTGCACGAGGTGTAAATGACACCGATAATAATGACCAATACGCACAGATTCGTTTCACCTTAAGAAATGGTTGGAACACCAAATATGTCAGCCAGCTTGGCAATCAAAAGCGCATTATTACTCCTTTCCGCGCTGTTACCAACTCTGGTGATATTTTATGCCGTGTGTCTTATTCTTGTGGTGGCGGTGTTCAATCATTCCAAAGCCGTCCTGGTTTGAATGGTCTTCGTGGCCGTTTTGGTGCAATCCAAAGTAATTGTGATGGTAGCGGCATCCCGCCTTCCTCCTGCAATGTTAAATATGTATATGATTCTTCCGATTATATTACTTATTTGAAACAAAAGGCAGTTAACAAGAATTATAACGATTATTCCAATGCGGGTAATAACAATTCTGGCGCCCAAAGTGCTTGGCGGGCAATTCGTAGATATTAAGGAATAATATTTTACATATGATAAATAATATAAAGATTTATTTATTATTATAACTAACTAAGATGTCGGTTGATATTACTACTGAGCAAAATTTTATTGAGGCGAAGATGATTATTCAGGAATTTTATGATGATTCTACAGTATTTGTCGTTGGAACCGCGCCATTTGGAAAGCTTTGGTTTGACCAAGAGAAGATTGACAAGCAGTATAATATGTTGTGCGATAATTGGACGGATGACTATGATGATAAATCCACTATTCATAGCAAGAAACCAAGAATTATTAGTGTTTTGATTAGTGAACATGATCCTATGTTCAATGAATATAGAGATAGCATTCGTGAGGCACAAGCTAGAAAAAATCTTGCTCATGAAATTGCTATGCAGATGAAGATTGCCGAGGCCGTCAAAGCCGCTATGAATAGTGCATCTATGTCACATGATGTCACCGCATCTGTATCGGTTGCAACTTCTACAACCACTGATTCATTACCTGTGCCTCCACCTACTTCTGCACAGGAGCCAGTGGTTAAGGAAAAGAAACCGCGCGCAAAAAAAGGCACTACGCCTGCAGCAGCTGTGTCTGTGCCTGTGCCTGTGCCTGTACCAAACCCAGAACAAAATGTAGTCATTAAAAAGGCCACCAAACCCAGACAAAAAAAGGAAACCGCCAAGGCAACCACCGAATAAAAAGAAATAGATTTTATTTTATATTGTATATATAAGATATAATAAACATGACACAATTTTCTGATATTATTGTAACCCCTACTTATGGTCCAATTAGTACAAATCAATATCCATATGCTGCACCTTCTCATAATTCAGGTGTGTTACCTGGTAAAAGTCCCAACCCACCCTTGTTTTATCCCTCTCAGGAACCTGTAGCCGCAGACCAAAATACCAACTCACGCCATCAATATTTTAGAACAGCAGAATCAGCCGCAAGTTTAGCAATACAACGAGCTCGTGCAGTTGAGAAAACGTATCGTAATTTCAGTTTTAATTATTCAACTGGCACTGCACATCACACATCTGGACATACGAATTACATCAACCCGATGGATTCTTCTTTACGAACACAGAAACTCCGGTCAAATGCCGTTGGTAAAAGCGGATATAAAGTGGGGCTTCCTTTAGCAGCGCCTTATTCTACCAAAAATTATTATCCCAGTGGGGTTCGATCCACGATTAAACGTGCAAGGTCTGGCGGTTGTACGGCGCCTGCCAAAAAGGGATCTATTTTTAATGATAGCTTGCGCAATGGACAAACATGTGCATGGGGTTCTCTTGTTAGACAAAATTATTAATTCATGTGATTCATTTAGAAAATATAAAAAATATATTATAACAATAATTTCTTGCGTTATAATATATGAGAAAATATAATAAATCAGTACGAAAAAACATAAAAAAACACAGATATAGTCGTCGGGGACACCGCGGGGGCTATTGGTTCTATCCTAGCCCTGGTGATGATGTTCATGTTTTCACAAAACTGAAACAAAAAATATTTCCTAGTAGCGCCCCATCTATTAACGAGGTTGATTCAACCACAATCACAACAACTGAATCCGTGCCAGAACCACCTGCTCTTGCACCAATGCCAGAACCACCTGTACCTGTAGAAGAACCGCCTGTACCATCAACTGGCTCGTTGGAATATGAACCACTTGTACAAGCTGACATGATTGCAAATGATAATGATGAAAAAGATAAGGAGATGCCTCAAGAAGGCGGACGACGCCGTTATAGACGAAAACGCACTACCAAACGTAAACGACGTAATAATAAACGTAAGCGCACAAACAAACGCAGACGTTAAACCAATCAGTAAATAAAACAAACTATAAAATTATATATTACATATATGATTTTGTGTATTTTTACATGACCAAATACTTTTTATCAATGGTAGTGTTTTCTGCCACGCGACGGATGATCTTGTTGAAGTCACGTTTTTCTGCATCGTCGTCAGTGGGTCCCATGGATTCTAGGGTAAGTTTCAAGTATTTGTCGTATTTCCGGCTATCATATGCTGTGCAACCTGGATTTGCCTTTTTCCAGTCATCTAACATCATAATGTTCTTGTGTGTAAGCTGCTTGATAATATTCTTCAGTTTGTCCTGTGCAGCATTATCCTTTTCCCATTTATTATTATCCTTAATATGCATTATTTCTCTCTTCACATCACTACAATGGATGGGTCTTTTAGTGATATCTAAATTATTCAAGCCCTTGATAAACAACCGAGAGATGCCTTCGGCGTAGCCAAGTTCACCCACCTTTTCCAAGTCGGCCAAGTTCAATTCAAGGGATTGTATAAAATCCTTGATATTCATTGCATCTTTGCAAGTCTCGTTCAAGAAAACCTGCAGGTTGAACGTCTTGTTGTTACTATGAGAATTTATGGTATTATTGTTATTGATCGTTTTGCCGTCCTTGACTACTTCTAGCAGTTGTTTTTGTAAATCCATATTCACCTCATGTGTTTCATATAATTGCTTATTTTGTTCAAGTAACTGGTTGCTTTGTTGTATTAGCAGCTCTTTGAATTCCTGATTTTGCTTGACCAATTCAAGTATGAGGTTCGTTTGTATATCGTCGTGTGATGATGTAATAGTATCTTGACATTGCGGTATTTGGTATGAACATTTTTGAGAATGTTTCCATAATCCTGAACGTGTTTGAAATGTACTATCACATATATTACATATATACGAATTAAATGACCTATGTTTTGTTTCCTTAATGTTTCCATTTCCTAGTTTTTGTTTCTTTAAATGTTTCTGGGTTGCTATATGCTGTGAATAATGCTTTGTTTTATAGCATATATAATCACATTGTTCACAATAATATTTATGTGTCTTATTTTGTGTTTCCATGTCCTATATTATAAGGAAACAAAATAAAGGCCTAAATAAAACCGAGCTTAAATAAAAAAAAATTAGCGTCACAATTTTTGAATTATTTTTTTTGTGTTGAGACGATAAATTTTCATTATGGTCACAAATGACCCTTTTTCCAAAAGTATTTTGGGATTTTCAAAAATGGACATTTATTTTTGTCCATTTTTTACTTTCTGAAAAAGGATTTGGAACAAAAAATCGTATTTTTGGCTGGTGGGAACTTTTGTCCCACAAATTAAATTGATATATTTTCTGAAGGGCTTAAAGAATATATATCACTACACTACCAAGTACTTCTTATCAATTGTCGTGTTTTCTGCCACGCGGCGAATTATCTTGTTGAAGTCACGTTTTTCTGCGTCATCGTCTGTCGGTCCCATCGATTCCAGTGTGAGCTTTAGGTAACGATCGTATTTCTTGCTGTTGTATTCTGTACATCCCGGATTTGCTTTTTTCCAGTCGTCCAACATCATGATATTCTTATGTGTTAGCTGCTTGATGATGTTTTTTAGTTTATCTTGATTGGCATTGTCCTTTTCCCATTTATCTTCGTGCTTAATATGCATTATTTCTCTCTTGACATCACTACAATGGATGGGGCGTTTGGTTATATCTAGATTGTTCAGTCGGTTGACAAAGATACGAGACATGCCTTCGGCATAGCCCAATTCGCCCACTTTTTCCAGGTCTGTCAAGGTTAACTCTAATGATTGTATAAAATCCTTAATATTCATTGCATCTTTGCAGGTCTCATTCAAGAAGACTTGGAGGTTGAATGTCTTGTTGTGGCTGTTGTTTGTATTATTGTTATTTATTGTATTATTGATTTGATTATTTTTTGCGACTTCTATAATGGTCTTATTTTGCTCTATCAATAATTGTTTGAATTCTTGATTTTGTTTAACAAGTTCCAATATGAGAGACATTTGCATATCGTCTGACGATGAATGATGTAATTGAGTTGGTGGCGCCGACGCGGTTTCATATATGGTATGTACTTTTGTACATTTTTTTTTGTGACGATAGTAACTCGAATGATGTATAAATGATTTATTACAATTGTCACACGTATTTTTTTTGTCTGTAGCCTTTATGTAGCATTGTGTAGCATTTATATGTTTAGCTGTTGCTGTATGTCGCATCCATTCGCTCTTTTTATAGCATATATAGTCACAATCAGAACACACATAATTCGGTGTCTGCAATTTATCGCCGGATGTAGCCATAGTTGATATAATATGGCTACAAAAAAATCGCCTAAAGAATCCGCGTCCACAAAATAAAAAATTTTAGCGTCACAAAATTTGAATTATTTTTTTTGTGTTGAGACGATAAATTTTCATTATGCTCACAAATGATCGATTTTCCAAAAGTATTTTGGGATTTCCAAAAATGGACATTTATTTTTGTCCATTTTTTACTTTCTGAAAAAGGATTTGGAGCAAAAAATCGTATTTTTGCAAGGTTTTTGAGGGTGGGAACTTTTGGTCCCACAAATTAAATTTATATATTTTTTGAATGGCTTATACAACCAAATACTTTTTATCAATGGTCGTGTTTTCTGCTACACGGCGAATTATCTTGTTGAAGTCACGTTTTTCGGTGTCTTCGTCCGTCGGACCCATGGATTCTAGGGTGAGTTTCAAATAACGATCGTATTTCTTGCTGTTGTATTCCGTGCAACCTGGGTTTGCCTTTTTCCAGTCATCCAACATCATGATATTCTTATGTGTGAGCTGCTTGATGATATTTTTCAGTTTGTCTTGGTTGGCATTGTCCTTTTCCCATTTATCTTCGTGCTTGATATGCATAATTTCTCTCTTCACATCACTACAATGGATAGGTCGTTTTGTGATATCTAAACTATTCAAGCCTTTGATAAACATCCGGGAAATACCCTCGGCGTAGCCCAATTCGCCCACCTTTTCCAAGTCGGTCAAGTTTAATTCAAGAGATTGTATAAAATCCTTTATATTCATCGCATCTTTGCACGTCTCATTTAAGAAGACCTGTAGATTGAATGTTTTGTTGTGGCTATTGGAAGTATTGATGGTATTATTGATTGTTTTGCCGTCTTTAACCACTTCTAGTAATTGTTTCTGCAAATCCATATTCACTTCATGTGTTTCGTATAATTGTTTGTTTTGTTCAAATAACTGGTTGCTTTGTTGTATTAGCAGCTCTTTGAATTCTTGATTTTGCTTGACCAATTCAAGTATGAGATTCGTTTGTATTTGTTCGTCGTCATTCATATGTGAGGAACCTTCTACACATTTTTTTTTATGACGCCATAATCCTGCGCGGTCATTGAATTTTTTATTACAAATATCACAATCATGGCTACTTTTGGCTACTTTTTTGTTGTTTTTGTTGTCGTTGTTATGCTTTCCTGTCAATATATGTTTATTATAATTACTTTTTTTACACGTAAAATAGTTACATGTTTCGCAAAAATATTTAGTGGATACTTCGGGGATACTTTTAGTTGTCATTTCGTTGTTATATTGACAACAGAAAAAGTTTCCTAAATAAAACCGAGCTTAAATAAAAAAAAATTAGCGTCACAAAATTTGAATTATTTTTTTTGTGCTGAGACGATAATTTTTCATTATGGTCACAAATGATCGTTTTTCCAAAAGTATTTTGGGAATTCCAAAAATGGACATTTATTTTTGTCCATTTTTTACTTTCTGAAAAAGGATTTGGAACAAAAAATCGTATTTTTGCAAGGTTTTTGAGGGTGGGAACTTTGCCCCTCCCCACACACAATTTTGAATAATGTATATTCTTGGAGAACTTAAAGAACATCCGTTATGTGTAATTTTGTCTTTATTTTTGTCGGTTGTTATATTATATTCTGAAGAATGAAATCTGTTGTTATTTATACTTATTACATGACGCCGTCAAGTAATTACAATTTATCCTTTTTTAGTAAAAAAGAATTATCCTACAAGGAAAACATTGATTATATCATAGTAATTAACGGAATTAATTATGACGCTAGTATTCATTTTCCAGTATTAGATAATTTGACAATATTAAGAAGAAATAATATCGGTTTTGATTTCGGTGGACATGCATGTGCATTGGAATATATTAAAAATAACAATAAAACATATGATTATTATTTTTTTATGAATAGTGGTGTGATAGGCCCAATACTCCCAAATAATTTTGCAGAAACACACTGGACGAATGTTTTTATAAAAAAAATCAACGATCGGGTAAAATTAGTAGGGACTACTATTGTTTGTTTGCCGCATCATGATGCTGGAGGGTATGGACCCAAGGTGGAAGGGTTCTTTTTTATGGTTGACCAAACTGGGTTAACGTTATTACAAAATAAAGGAACTATTTTTTGTAATCATAAAGACAAATATAGCGCAATAGTCAATGGTGAATATGGATTGTCTACATGTATATTACAAAATGGATATACTATAGATTGTATGTTACGTAAATATCAAAACATAGACTGGACGAATCCAAAAAACTACACATTAAACAATAATATACATCCTTCTAGAGCGGGCAGTTTTTATGGTAAATCAATTGATCCGTATGAGGTGATCTTTCATAAATGGTTCTGGCACGTGTTGCCTCATGTTAATTTTGATATTATCGATCAATATGTCAAGAATCATACATAAGTTAGTCTTGTAAAGATGTATAATAATTATATGTGTATACACGTGTATATGTTACCATTACATATTATTTGTTCATGAGTTTATACAACAAATACAAACCTAACCCGGATAAAGTCATATAATATAACTGAATCCCGATATCTTTTGGCAAGTCAACTGGTGCGGCATTCTGCAAATTATAATTTGAAAACCCTTCTAGACTATTAATATCAGAGAGAGTGACAAAATGCGTTTCTTGAGAACGTTGATTATTCACATCAATCACCTCCATTGTAATTTCTTTGCATGGAGGTTTTGTACCCTCTGCAAATGCTCCCATTATACGAAATGGATTTAAAGTGTCCAGCCCAGTAGTAACACCCTTTATTAAACCAGGTAACGGCGGGTTTGGCACGTTATTTACATAAATATACCGGTCAACATCTTTATTTGTATTAACATCATTGCACATTGCACCAGTTTTCATGAAAAATTTATTTCCTAAAGGTCCGCCTGGTTTAGAGGCATTGCCACCGCCGTCCACAAGTAGAGAAACATATCCAATTAATCCGGTTATATCATTACCTAACGCATCCATAGTACCCCTGTCACTCATTCCTAATTCTTCAGGACTTCTAATTTGATCTTTATAACTATAAGAAGGTCCTAACAAACTATCTTGTACACCTTGAGGATTTGAATTAGCATTTGCATAAAAAGACATATTATATATTTAAACTATACATATATAATATTTTGACGAAACAACTTTAGTTTGTTTTAATTTCCAGCAGGAAGAGGTTCCACCTTGGGCGTAGGTGGAACTTCAGCTATTTGCGACTTGCTTGTCTGCACCATTTGGTCTGTAATTACTTTTACGTTTGCTTCTAAACTAGCCACTCTAGATAACAAGTTCACTGGTTTACCTTCACTATCTGTAATTAGTGGCTTATATTTATTGTTTAATTCAGCCTGTATACCAATAATTGCATCATGATCCCTCAAAGATTCATCTGGACATAAACCTTCCACGATTGTCTGGGATGCATATATTTGATAACTAATTAGAATGATAAAAAATAGGAGAAGTAACTTAACCAGCATAATATAAAATATACAAATACTTTATTTTCTATAATAATAGTATACATAATGTCTTCAGCATTCTATCCATTAGGTATGAGACCAACCCCAGCGTCTGGTTATAATCATAAAAGTTCTTTTCCTCAACAATACATCACTTGGAAGGGAACTGGATTATCACGAACACCTGTTGGTATTACTGCAGGCACTATTCGCCCATTAACCAATAAAGACTATGGAAACTACTATCCTGCACCATTTGGTAAACCACGCCCGATTAAACACGCACGAAAAGGTAGCATTCCTAGAGTTCCTATTGAACATGCCCTTGATGAATATGAATATATCGAAGCAGACAGAAATACCAATCGTGAAGTTAGGTCTTCAAGTCAAGGAACTTTAGTAAAACAAATGATAGATAACCCTGGAGGTTATAGCGTAAAGCAAAATACATTAGTAAATGCTCCACAAAACTGCCAAGGCATATGCGTTACTGCTAACTTGTATCCAAATATTCCATATTTAACTGAAAATCCAGAGCCGGTTACCACTTCGCCTAGGTTCTGCTGCAACGAGGAAAAAAAGGCTCGCAGACGTGTTCTTCCTGCATCCACCAATTTAAAACAAAATTATTATACGACGCATATTCAATATATGGAAAACCGATGCAAGACTTATGAACAACGCGCCTTTAATTTCGTGCGACCTCTTGTGCCATTGAGTGACATCGATGCAAAACCAGGAAGTCCTGCTGCTGAATATAATACATATGTTGCAAATTGCCAGCCGAATGGTGAGATTTATACTACAAGTGAAGCAGCACTCGTTGCGCAAATATTGCTCATTCTTCAAAATGAAGGAATTATTGCTTCCAATGACGCTGCCAAGCTGATTTATAAACAAATCACTACCTTTAAGACATTGGTTACCTTCATTGAGAATCTTCCTGAACCAAACAAAGCTAAAGCAATCCTTGTATATGATGCCTTTGTATTAGACCCATATAGCGGGGTGCCAATCACCGGACCCACCGATCCACTTGCTTGTAAATTGGTGGTATATAAACCGAATAATTTCCAATTTGCTCAACAAGGCGCTGTTTCAAGTAGCACATTGAACTTGAAGTTAAATGTTGATACGATTGAGAAAAATTTGGCTCATTTGTCAAAGAATTATAGATTCAAAAATAAGGCACCGACATGCCAAGCAGGTAATTACATTGGGACATTTCAAAACCCGAGAATGTGTCACCAAAAAACAAATGATATTGTCATATACAATACTAGTCCGTTTTAACACACTCTTTATTCACCATAATCCATCTCATGGATTAGGTCCTTGTTAAGAATATTTTCAAAGGCCTCTTCCTCATGATACATATTAACAATACTATTCTTGCTAATATGTTCATTTAGATTCGGCTCATATTCATCATCGTGGTCAATATTATTTACTGAGATATCCATGTTTGGCATATATTCATTATCATACGCACTAATTGGCAAAAATATATTAGCCCGGTCTGCAAATTTGTTATACGGCAGCTTATATTTATCACACCAATGCATACATTTTTGAATATTGTGTTTTTGTATACTTTCAATCTTATCCTGTTTATTCTTATTTTTAATTAAATTAATCATCTGGTCATAAACATCAATTTGTTGCTGACCAATAATTATGTTGCATTCTTCAATTTTATTCAGGAAATACATATTTATATCATTTTTCACTATGGATTGAATATTGATTTCGTTTCGTTCTCTGTAACAAATTGTGTATATTTTATCAATCTTTTCCAAATAACTTGAAACTTTTCGTAAATTATTTGTAAATGTTTTACAGACCAAATATCTATCACCATTCATGTTGTTACTTGTGCTGGGCTTGATTATGTAGACTTTATTGTATAAGCCGCTTATAATATACAATATGTCTATCACTGGTTTGTAATATATATGACTTAGCCGAATCATGATATTGCCTTGTGCGGATTGATATGTGAGTATATATAGAACTGCTTTTAGTAATCCAAGTATATATTTATTTGTGTCCAAATAGATTTTATCGGGTAATTCAATATACATAAAATCACATATCCCTTTTATAGTATCAGGAATAGGTGTATACATTAATTCAGTTATTGCGGATTCATTTAAAATATTATTTGGTTGTATAACAGGCTTTACTGGTAAGATGGGCTCAATTAAAATGTTATTGTCGTCGTATTGCTCTCGTACTAGTTGCATACATTCTAGCACAGATGCACCATTAATGCCATAATAAAAGGCATTCATATTCCTGTTAGGCAAACATTCGGATAATTTCAGTGTATTATAAATTTCTAGAATATCATAAAATATGTTAGAAGTCGGCTTTATTTTACAAACTGATATATTTGTATTTGGAATAGTAGAAAAAAGATACTCATAAGGATTAGTTAATTGACTAAGAAATTTTAAAGTATATGTCGGATAAGATATTAAATCTCGATTTAAACTTGTGGTTGTTTTTGTTAAATAATTTATCAAGCTTTGAGATATATGTGGTGTTATTATGTCCATACTAAGATGTAAGCATGGGTCAATAATAATTTCAGAATTTATTTTAGGTAATATATAATAACTCATATGAGTGTAATTATATATACATCAAGGTTTTATTTAAGTAATAATTCATTTGTATGGTATATTGTGTTGCCGTGTGTTATATTTGTCTTTTTAGTCAGAATCAGAATCATCTTGCAAGACAATTTTTCCTTGGGTATTGTTTTTTGTAGTTTCAGCAGACGCATTACTTGTGCTGGTATCTTTGTCTTCAACTATAATCAATTTTTTAGATAGTTTGCGCGCATTTTTAGGTTTTGCATTTGTTACTGCGGTAGCATTCGTGATTTTTCGTGTAGTTCGTTTTTTCTTTTCAGCAGGCGGAACCACCGAAGTTTCTGCAATAATTGGTGCAAATATTTCCGTTGGTTCGGTGACTTCTAAGATGACCTTGGCTGCATTTACTATTCGTATTTTTTTATAAACGACAAATCTGTTTAAGAAGGAAATCTTCTTCTCATTGCTATTCATATTCAATGCATTTTTGTATTCATTATCAATCGATTTATTTTTTGCCGCGTCATTGGTTAGTGAGGTGTATAAATCACTAAATAATCCAGAACCTTCTGGAAGTCCCATCTCAATGGCTTCATCTCGTGATACAAGTTGAAAACCATAATTCTCCATCACGCGCGTGAAATAGTCATAATTCACCAAATATTCGGGGATTAGTTTATTGATGGATTCTTGATAGACCTCAATTTTATAGCCAAGACATGTAGAATTATTCTCAAACTCCACATTACGATATTGCTTACGAACCTCCCATATTTTTGTGCCATTCTCTATGATACTAATGCCATCGTCTAAGGGCTTATTCTTCAACATGTTAAACACATTCTTGCCATCATAGGACGTCGCAATAAAATACCCACCCAACTTGGTGCATTCTGCAAGATTCCTTACAAAATTTTGTAATGTGGTGATATTCTCAAAGAAGTAGTGCAACGCAAATTGGCACGATGATATATTGAATCCATCCACCGCCTTTCCAAATTGTCGTGCTACCCCTGACCCGAGTCTGGCTTCGTCTTTTGCCCCTTCTCCAAATACCGCCTTGGTAATTTGAACCGCCTTCTCGTTTAACATGGCCATTCCATTACGAATATTTAAAGAAGAATCACCATTAACGAATAACGCATATGGAATATGCTTGCGCGTCTTGCGATAATTCAAGAAACGAGCACATGCACCATCAATTCGGTTCTCCAAATTATCCTTGGATTTATCAATACCAAACACAAAGGATAAGTGTGCCTCAATCCACTTGGGGAAATCCCCGGCTTTTCCACAAGCATAATCAATCAAGGTTTCGCCCTTTTTAGAGACAGATTTTATCAACATATACTTAATGAAGTTGTGGAAATTACGTAATCTCATTGTATTATTTGAAGCAACCATTCTGTTGTAGTATACGTCCTCATCGCCCTCAAGTTCTGGAATATTCATTCCGCTTGTAATCATCTCTTGTGTGATGGGATTATGAATCGACTTCCAATTACTTTCTGCAACATGATATGCATTGCCGAAATTCAAGCTAACACCTTGTCTCAATTCCGTGGTTTTGTCATTTCTTACGTGAATAGGAATCCACCTCCATTTACGATCGCGTGTCATATCGTATTTGAATTCAACTATGGTATTGTCTTCAAACACTTCCCCGTCTTCCGAAAACATCTGCAACACACCAGTATCATCCTTTTTCAACATAATGTGACAGATGCCTGCTTCGGGGTCATATGGATTCGTTGGACAGAATAATACTGGCTTATATTGGTCATTGTCTTCTTTATCCCCAAAATCGGGCAACTTATCGTCATATACATCTTGGCACGGATTAATATAACCATGCACACGCTGATTAAATCCGCAACGAAGTTCAATGGTCTTGTATTGGCTGAGGTCGGTCATTGAGACGCCATCTTGGAATATAGGTGTGATGAGGTCTTCGCCATCTTTTTTCGTGGTGACTACCAAGAAATCAATCGTATTGTATTGCGGCGGCTTCCATTTGAAGGAATATTCCCATGTAATCTTGGTCAACTTGCCGGTTTTACCAATCGCATCACCACCCACACCCATGAATGCGGGCGTAAAGATGAGGCCGTCTGTATTATATTCAAATAAACCATTCTCTACTCTTGTAAGAATATGCTTGCATGCGCCAAATATCGCCGAGTCTGGAGCATTAGTTGAAACCACTTCTGGATAGAATTTCTTGGCCTCAATACGCATAGGGACAGATTCATCCTTCATTACGGACATTGGGTTCAAGATTTTCAACGCAACCTTGATAATTTGATACCTATAACGCGTTTTCTGGTCATCATTCTCCGTGATAAATCCAAGTGCACGAACGTCTTCTTTGGCAATATAATATACATCAAATACCGCAAATAAGTTAATAAATTGTCCAGATTTATTGTGTAAAATCAGCTCGCCATCAAACAAGGAATTAAATAGCGTTTTCTCTTCCGTGACAACGCCTGTGAAGATGGTATCCATGTTCATATTGATCAGGTAGATTTTACCTGCGCCAGAAATATACATGATGTGTCGTTCACCATCTGCTTTATCCGTCACAACATAATTCTTGCGGATATTGGGCACATTCATATTCTCATTTACTGGAATGATGTTTTCAATCTGCAAGGTATATGAAGACGGGCCAATGAAATTCTTAGGATAAATACGCTTTTCTACGTCATAATTCTCTCCATGCAATAATTTCATATATGATTGCAACGCATTCTTTTGCTCGCCAATGGATACTGGATAATTGGTACCTTGTAAGCCCATGAGAACATATTTAATCGTCTTGCGCAAAGCGGTCAAAATAGATTCCGCATTGTTAAATTTAGTACCTGGTCCCACCTTTGAGTTATCTACCTCAAGTTCTATTTCATAGACTTCTATATTGGAAAATACACCCGCTTCATCTGTGGTATACGTCTTCTTTAAATCCCAGCCTTCTCGGTGTGAACTTTTTACTATGCTAATATCCACATTAATTGGAAGACTATCATGCGTAAACGTGACACGATTTATGTAACGAAACGACTTTTTCATTTGGGTCCAATTTTGCGTGACATTTCGTATTATGATATTTGACATGGATATTTCCTCTTCTGTTTGATAAGAAACACGGAAATTGAAATCGTTGAAATTTACATCCCGGACCAATTCATCATTTTCATAGACACGATTCTTCTTTATGAATTTGACGGAACGCTGATGTTCTTCCATGTTAAATAATTTCAAGATATCATTGCCCTTGCAATATTCTTGAATGGCACGGAAACCTGCCACCTCTGTTCTAATATTAGATTCCTTAAATTGCCCGCTTTTATCTAAATGTTCGTAATACATACGCAACATATAAGCCCCTTGTTCATTTGCGGACGAAAACCCCAACGATTTCAGTTTACGAATCACCGAGTCGTAGTCAATCTTTGTAAGAGGTTTAATCCCCTTTGTTCCAAACTTGACTTCCAATTCGTGATTGGTTACCACATTCTTTATAAATGGTTTTGACGCATAATAACGTTCAACTAACCGATTAAATAATATGGCTGGTGCAACCCTTGAATCATCATGTTGTCTATTGTTGGGTTTATTCTTCTTATTATTATATTCTTCCCGCCTTTTAAAAAGTTCGGTAGACATTCCTTGTATAATAATAAGACATATTTTTATATTCTTGTTCATTTTTTTCTATAATACGAATCTATAGTGCAAAATATTGAACAAGCTTCTCGTATAAATCCTTTTTATGGACCTTTGTCTTCGCATCATGTTCAAGATTAATTCCTAACTTGTTACAGAAGACTACAAGTTCGTCTAATTTATAGGCTGTCATTGCCTTTAAGGGCTTACCCAGATTTTCAATCTTATAAAAGGTCTCACGAATATGTTTGCTATCTTTTACAAGTTTATATCCATATCTTGTAGGCATTTCCATCCGCGTAATTGAATGGATTTCGGTGCTTTCATCTGTATCAATGTTCATCTCATAATAGGTGTTTTTATAAATGTACATGAAACTAATACCTTCTAACACACACAATGCAATAAACGTCTTGATGTCTATTTGTGACTCATTTAACAAGGCATTTTCTATATGGGTGACAGGTGCGGTCTTATGTGCCTTTAAAACTTGTTTATTTTGCCGTATTCGCTCAATGTATTCAATTTTGATTTTTCTTTCAATCACAATGTTAATTTTACCAAGTGATTCATAAGCATCTTGTCCATTTTTTAGTATATAAAAAGACCAAAAAAGTGAATCATGTTCGACAGGAAAAAAGGTGTCGTCCTTTGGTTTATTCTCCTTTGGCTGGTTATTGTTATGGTTATGGTTATTTGCAACAGCCGCCAGTGTTTTACGGCTAGAGTCATATGTTGCACCATTTTTTATTATTTTATTTAAATTTGTCTCGTTCAACATATATTTGTTTAATAATTCAAAATTGAATTGACTTTGAATCATAATTTTGCTTGTATTTATATTCATAATCGTTCTCTAATTACTATCGTGTTTATCGTTTATATCTTTTACGAAAAATATATATTCTTAAATGTTTCCTTTTGTTTCTCCGCAGGCTTAAGCGCCTGTTCTTGTGTATTTACATAATCCACGTATTTTTTCAACTCTTGTAATACAGGTTCTGCCAAATCTGTCAAATTAACATGTACACCATATTTATTCTCGTTTAATCTAACGCTTGCATTTTTATGTAAAATACGTAAAATTTCAACTTGATTGAATTTGGACATTTTTTCAATAGAATCGCGGATAATAGTCAAGTCTGCCATAAAAAAGAATGAGAACATCTTTTTATATTGTTTATGTTTTGTGTTTTGTCTATAGCAGCCAAGACTAATCAATCCTCAATCACCAATTGTTTCTTTTTTACAAGTTGAGTTTCTTTTTCTACAACTAATTCTGCAATAATGGAAATGTATTTATCGTTTAATTCAAACCGCTGTCCAATGACGCGTATGAGGATCTTGTCACCTTCTTGTATATTTGCAAATTGTTTGGACTGATAATGATGGTCCCTTGCAATAAACACGACAATTGGGCTGGGAGAATCGGTTGCACTTTCTGCACGGATACCCGCCTTGGTAATATTTTTAGCAGTGCAATTAATCAGCATACCCTCTACTGGAAAGCATACTTCGCATTCAATCACCACCTCAAAGGATATATTTCCCCCATTAATAATACCACTTGAATATGTGATGATTTTACTAGAGCCAACTTTCACAAATCCTTCCACTATGCACTTACCTTCTATAAGATATTTAATATTATGTTCAATATTCTCCTTCAAGTTTTTACCAATAGAGACCATTGGCAAACTGATTTGTCTTGTTATTAGACATCTGGAATAAATGGAATTTAACTTTTGTTCCTTCTTTTTTCTAGAAGGTTGCTGTTGCATTGCCATCATTATATAGTATATAGACAATTCTTTTAACTAATTTTCATTTTTTTTATATAACTATGTCTTTATATAGTTTGCACTTATTGCGCAGTACGTGACTAGAAATGATACAACTTTGCAGTGTTTGGGTCTAAAAACCATACCTTGTCATTTCTTTGTTGCTGGTTATAATGACGTAGTAATAATTCTTGTAAACAACATACACTGGAATCCGTGAGCGGTTTGAGATTATCCTTTGTATATTTATCTGGCTCACCAATGATATTATTTAAAAGCGTAATATTTTTTGCTTTGGTCGCCTGGTCGCAGCGTGCTCCTAAAGTTCGTTTGGCTAATATATCCTTCAATTTAAAAACGAGATATTTATTGGTATTTTCATATCCAATAAAACCAACATATTGATTCAATTTACTTGTATCTATTTTATATTTATCTTCAATAGGCTTAAACAAATCCTTCTTATCTTCTGGCTCTGCATCTACCCAAGACTCTGTGGCTTTATTTAATATTAATATATTTTGGGTGTCTTTGTTGTACAAAATAATCGCAGTTAAACCGGCGCCTTCAATCAAAAATTTATCAAAATACGATTTGATTAGATATTCAAATGATGATTCATCCACTATAGTTTGTTTGGTAATATAATTTAATAATAATAATTTATCCTCATACAATAACAAATCCAATATGTGGTCTAACAAGTATCCCTTTAACTCGGTAAGTGATATGTCCGGATAATCTTTCATCAATCTGCCCATTACCACGCCACAATGCTTGTACCAATTGTCGTCTCCACGCGGCACTCTCTCTTCGTTTATAAAACTGAGCGCAAGGTCATAATCCGCTTTACATGACTTAACGAGAGAAACCGCTGCTGCATCTTGTTCTGTTTCTATTTCAGTTTGCATATCATCCATCCTTTCGGCAGATTCTAATTCCTTATCATTGGCGAGAGGCATTTTGGGTGATTTTGCTGCAACACCTTCTTTAAATTCAAAATTAATCATATTATGCTTGAAATCTATCGGTACAGACCGGTCAAAATTGGATGAATTTGTGCTATTCAATTCAGTGGGTTGAAATAAATAGTAATCACCTACGTTTATCAAATATCCGTTTCTTCCATATTTATCAACAATGACTTCGCTTCCATCTTCAATTAGATGTGTCAATGCCGCATATATTTGCACATATGGATACGGCTTGGGCGTATTGATTTTGGTAATGAGCTCATTCTTCTTGTAAAAAAACTTTTCTTTCATCAATTCTTTTATTTTTTGTATTAATTTATCCGAATTCATCATGATAAATGCCTCATTATACGTGTCGTTATTAATATCAGCATTCGTAATATTTTTAAAAGGTTGACATTTAAACTCACATGTTGCCATATAATCACAAGTAGCACTATAAGGCATATCGCCCACTGGAAATTCCTGTATGATGGTTCCATCAGATAATACTTGTTTTACACTAATGTCCATATTTTTTTGAGTAAAATTAGTTTGATCACTATTTAACAAGCAATCCACGGCGGTTTCTTTTAATATGCGCGCAATACGACCCATTTGTACTGCCTTGTATTCTGCCACACGATACACGTATAAATCGGCGGACTCTTCCTGTTCATCGGTTAACATGGTTCCGTGTAAATAAATTTCCACGTTGCGTTTTTCAAATGGCAAATCCTTGTGACTAAGACTGCGCACACCGCGTCCAATAATTTGTTCTATACGATTCATGGTATACCACGGATCAAGTATGTGAATTTGTCTTATGAACTTGAAATCTAATCCCTCTGAGCCGGCTCTAGAAATCAACAAGACCTTTATTTTCTTACCATCCATATTATTATCACTCGTGATTGCATTGACTTCGTCTTGATTGTTTGGGCTAATACGAGGATCACCTGTAATCATCACATATCTAGCTGGTGAAAAAATCGTGGTGGATGCATTTTTCGGTTGCATCGTGATGGAATCTATTGGGGAAGTTGGCGCATCTTTGAACAAAGATTTGCTGCCATAACGCGTGAATCCTAGTTCTTCTAATGCAAGAGCAAAGGGTATTAGACCTGCATCAATGTATTGAGAATAAACTAATATGACACCTTCAGTTTTCAAAATAATATCGCATATCGTTTTAATTTTGCTGCTATACTTTCCAATTTCGCTTGGTGCAAAGATTCTACCATATTTTTCCGTTTTGTATGCAAAGGATCCTTTTTCAGGGGGTGACGTTTTATCTACAAAGGTCATTATTCTAGATAATCCTCTTTTACCGACTAAATCATGGAAATTAATATATGTGTTATCACTAAACATTGATGAGGATTGCTGAGATGCTGAATCACCGCCAGCAGTTGTAATGGATCTTTCACTAGAAGGTTCCGATGTTATATCTAGCATAGGTGCGGATTCTTCCTCAATGACAATTTCTTCGTCTTCAGCATCAGGAATAGAAATTTCACTTGAAGAGAGATCTATAATATCCACCTGTGGTGCGTTGTCTTCTACATCCGCATCCGCATCCGCATCTACATCCGCATCCACAATAAAATCCTTTTTCAATTCAAACAAGGACTCAGGTTCTCTCTCAATTACTATATCCTCTTGAATATCTTCTGTGAGTGCGGGTAACGGAATATTTTTTTCGATTTTATCACAATTACCTGTCTTTTTGTTTCGTCGTGTTCCATTTGGGCATCGTTTTGCCTTGATAGTAACTACTTCGTCTGCTATTGTGATTGGTATATTTATTTCACTCACACTCTCAATATCCTGTTCCGGATACCTTTCAATTGATAGAATCTGTGATGCAAATTCCTGTAACCCATCCATTGGATATACCATATTCAACGACTCAAGCGGTATTTGCAACAAGGTGTAACCAAATGTCTCCATATTTTCAAAGGTTGGTATTTTATTTGTCTCTCTTGCATCGTCAGAGGCATTTGTCTTTTGTTTTCGTAACTTGTCTATAATCAACTTATATACAATGGATTGAAAAGTACCAATATTTGATAGATAAATTTGCCCTTTTAATATTTGAATAGCATTCTCATTTGCAATTACTTTGCCATTCATTTGATATTTTGGGTATATCCTATCAAGAAACGTATTAGCTGGGCTAAATATGTTTGGAAATACACGAAACGGAAACGTGTATGGATTTTCACCGCGTATATAGGATATATAACCCGTGGCTTTTCGTATCAGCAGCTCTTCACCACCTGGCTTGAAATTACCAGATTTATCAAACACATTCCTAATATCAATGAGTCCGCGGCGGTCATTTGCATTCATCAAATTTAAAAGCCATACTATTTCACGATACGTATTATACATTGGTGTAGCAGAAAGCAACAATAGACGCAAATTGTCAACTGACTTGACGAGTTTCATTAAATACGTGGCAACTTTTTTATTCTCATTGTCATTGGATATTCTTATATTGTGGACTTCATCAATCACAATTAATCTTCCGTTAAATTCCGCACGTAAGTTTCTTATGACTTGCGCTACGCTAGGGTTATCATTATTCATATTGGATACCTTTGTAATATAATTGGCAAATCCGTCGTATCCCAAAAATAAGTATGATGTATTGATTAGTGTGTTGATTTGATTAATCACTTTTTCTTTTGGCAAATTCTTCATATTCATGGGGTTAATTTCCTTGATTAAATTATTCCCAGTGCATGCACGAATATTCCACAAGCCATCCACTAATTTGAGCTTTCTCTCATCAAACAACTGCAACCTAAAATTGTCTTGCACATTCGGCGTCGCCACGATAATAATCCGTTTTTGGATACCAACTTGTTTTAAATAAGCGCGCATCTCTTCGCAAATCCCAATGGCGCTACATGTTTTACCTGTGCCTAATTGATGATACAACAACAAACTATTATAGGGTGTATACGACGATAAAAAGTTTTTAACAAATGATTGATGAGGCGCCAATTCAAACTCCGCTTTACTCAATATATCCGCACGAGCTTGTATATCTTTGTAGACTTCTCCATCATACTTGGTATCATTGAATTCCTTTTTCTCCGCAATTTTAATGATAAAATTGGGATCATTTAATGACGGATACAAAGAGGCATTTTCATTGGGATGTTCAGATAAATAATTGGATTCAATGATTTCCTTTTTTAATAGAAAATTATTACACTCTTTGCTATATTCATTTCCAGGTTTATTACATTGATTCAAATCATATTCCTGTTTTAATTCATGTGCCATACTATTATATACTATGTAGAATAATATAATTTATATTGTTGTAATAAGTTATGAATATTTGTTATGATTTTCTTTTTTTCTAAATTGTATGGACGAATTGATTTTAAACATTCGTTGAATGTTTTCCATTCTAATTTGGAGACCTCAGATTTTTGATAATTTTGCATATTGAATACATCGTCACTTTCTTGATTATTTTCTTCATTCATAAATGCCAAAAAATACTTATGCTTGTAAGATTTGTGATTTGATCCAATATATATCTCCTCAAAAGGTAAAATATTTTCGATGATATAAATGGTATCTTGGGAATAGCCGGTTTCTTCTTCAAATTCACGTAGCCCACAATCTAGGTCTTTCTCTTGTGGATTGCGACGCCCCTTTGGAAATTCCCATTCAGTCTCCGTCCACGTTGTATCACTATTCTTGACCAACTCATGCAACGTATATTTTACATTATTAATATAAACTCCATTTGTGATTAATTCAAATTTTTTGATAGAAATAGCTTCTTCGTTGCGGAACTGAGTATCCGTAGTGCTCCCCCACATCATAGCCCATAGCTTATTAAACGGCTCCTTTAAAATTCGTTCTTTTTCAACTATAGACATTTCATTAATCATATTTTGTAATTGTTCAATATTATACGGAGAATATTTACCGCGTATAAAATCAATATATCCAAAACTATCCTTACGCCGAATCATTAAAAATTGCATCCCTTGACTGCTTGGTCGGCATACGATAATTCCATAACTTGTTATCGGTAATTTACATTGATGAAAAGAATGGCCTTGTTTGCCACAATTGTTACATTGAGTATGAGTCATGATTTTAAACATTATATGTTTATCTTGTAATGTTTTTATATATCTTTTAGTATAATGGCATTAGATCCAAAAGTTTTCGGACCACATTATTGGTTTTTCTTACATACTATTGCATTAAATTATCCGATATATCCAAATGCGGTCACCAAAAAAAAATATTATGATTTCATACAAAGCTTGCCCTTATTTATTCCTATTGAAAAACATGCTACGGATTTTAGCAAATTGTTAGATGAATATCCGTTGACACCTTATTTAGATTCTCGAGAATCTTTCGTTAGGTGGATGCATTTTATCCATAATAAAATCAATGAAAAACTAGAAAAACCGAAAATTAGTTTAAGTGAATTTTACGTTCAATATTATGAAGCGTATAAACCAAAAGATGTCAAGTTTCGTGAATATTATCGGTTGAGAGAAAAGGCGGCATATATAGCAATGGTTTTACTGGTCGGGTCAATCATATATTATCTATATGATAAATAAGACGACTTTCAAATTATTATATCACAATAATATAATATAATAATCCATTCATGAAAACAATAAAACATAGAAAAACACAAAGAAAACGAAGGATCCATACGCGTAGACGACATGGAGGCAACGTTATAGGGTCAGGCGGTTATGGGTGTGTATTTCGTCCTGCATTGAAATGCAAGGGACGCCGAAAACGTTCTTCCAAATCCATTTCCAAATTAATGTTGGTAAAACATGCCAAGAGAGAATATTCAGGTATTATGAAATATTTGCCCATTTTACAAAGAATACCGCATTATACTAGATATTTTATACTTGAAGGCGCAAATCTTTGTCATCCTGCGCCATTGACAAAAGCGGACTTGAGTAACTTTAATCTAAATTGCAAGCCACTTAAAAAACGAAATATTACTCTTAAAAACATTAACCAATCGCTTGAAAAAGTGTATAGTTTAAATTTGCCAGATGGGGGCATTGAATTAGGAGAATATATTGATTCTGGATTATCCCTCGATGACATGCAAACTTTAAATACCCATATGATAGATCTTCTTGTACACGGCATATTGCCTATGAATAAACTTCATATATATCACGCGGATATCAAGGAGTCAAACATGTTAGTTGATATGCAGACCATCAACGTAAGATTAATTGATTGGGGATTATCCACATATACAACTGGAAACAGCATACCAGATATTATGCAGGACAAGCCTTTCCAATATAATTTGCCATTTTCAATAGTCTTATTTAATAATACATTTAAGCAAATGTATGCTGATTTTTTAAATTCCAGCGATCAATTAAATAGTTCTTCAATTAGTGCATTTTTAAAAACGTATGTTGACAAGTGGATTCATGTACGAGGTTTAGGACATATGAGTACGATTACATCTGTATGGAAATTAATCACAAATAATAAGGATCTGCATGTTCATGATGATATCATCATTCCTTATTTAACGGCAGTGTTAGTTGAATATACGCGAAACGGCCAGTTTGACATGATTGGATATTTTAAAAACGTATTTCTCAAGCTAATCGATCTGTGGGGATTTATAATGTGTTATTCATCGTTTTTAGAAACAGAAACTGGGTCTAACAATCATAAAATTAATAACTTGATCATAACATATTTATTTAAAACACCCGTTCATAACATTGTTATAGATAACTTGGTAACAGATTTGAACCATTTATTTTAGCTCATTTTACATGGGTTATTGTTGTTTAATTTGTATAAAATCCATTTTTTTTATAAAAATTATTTGTAATAAGCAATGTTTATTATTTTAATAGGCAGGCCGGACAGAATGGGGGCGAATCTAACTTGGTATATTATGCAAATAATATATGCACATTATCATAAATGGTTTATTCATGATAGTGCAGGGATAATGTTTTCGGACAGCATTTATATGCAAATGATTAGAACATTCATACATAAATATAATCATGAACTAGGCGAAGAACTTGGTAGTCATGACCATTTATGGACGGAACATTTTGTAGAGCAAAATCAACAGGACTGGCCAGGAAATAATATGAAAGTATGTAAAAAAATAGAATGTGATCTAGTCAGTTATTTCAAAAAACACCTTTATCCTAAAATGAGAGACATATTAGATACGCTTATATTGAAAAAAGAGTTCACTTTTCCAAACATTCCATTCAATAAAACTATTGCGGTGCATTTACGTTTAGATGATGTTAGTTCCAGACAAGACTATGACGGCTGTGTGTCAAGTGAATATTATTGTGATAAATTGAATAGTGGGAAGATAAATATTGACTTGGAAGAAGAACGACGATTTTTTGAGCAGCGTGGTATTGCTATTGATGGATGGGGTAGACATTATAATACACACGATTGTCAGGCACCCATTGCAGAGCACAGAGTACAAGAATTTATCAATGCGGCCAAGGCAAAATACCCTGAGCATGAGGTCATTATAGTAGCATCACCCTTGGGGGTTATCAACAACTTACCCTATCCAGTATATCGTAACAAGGATATGGACCTTGATTTGTCCTTATTATGTGAATGTGATGTAGTAATATGTTCTAGAAGCTTATATTGCTTTTCATCAGTGTATCTAGGCAAAGCTACTGAAATATTTATTCCCATGTGGGGTCATATAGCCGGTACTGGACTGATGAGCAAATATGATAAGACAACAAATATCACATATATGTTTTAATTTTTTGCAGATTTTGCAAGATTCTTTTTATATGCAGTATATAGATGCGCATAGAAATAGTATTAATATTGGTCACTGGCTTTTTAATATACAACACATATCATGATAATAAATACACCAAAATGTTCATGGCAGGCAAAAAATATTATCAAATGGCCTTTTATGGCATTTTAGGAGTCGGCATTTATTTACTTTTGAAACGCAACCCAGCACAATGTAAAAACATGTTAATGCATGCAAATAATGTTGTTAAATACATGCCCGTAGACAAGAGGTCTCTCAATCTTATCAATCCTATACTGGATTTTACAACGAATGACCAGAGTGGTGGAAGTGGAGGGAGTGGTGACAACGAAACAAAAACGGGTGGTTTCATGTCCTCATTTATGAAGACAAATACACCAAGTGAGCAACGAATTCTTCAATCGGGGAAACGCGCCACAAAACGTTCTGTAAGTGAGACCAAGAAAAAATTTGTAGCATCACAACAAAACTGGAAATGCGGTGATTGTAATAATCAATTGACGGCTTGGTTCGAGGTAGACCACAAAACGCGGTTAGAATACGGAGGCAGTAATGAGGTGGATAATTTAGTGGCACTATGCCGTGAATGTCATGGAAAAAAAACAGCCATGGAAAATATGTAATCATGCATGTAACTACATAATCAATATAATGAACACACATAAATATATTGTTGTATACCAATACAGCGACAAATGGATCCAGATGTGTCACCCACAATGAATGTATTTTTAATTATTGCGAATGTGATCAATGTAGTTTACAATTTACCTCAAATGATACACACATATAGAACAAAATCAACGAGAGATTTCAATACGTGGTTTATCGTACTACGTATTGTCGGCAATTTCATATGGGTCGTATATGCGGCAGAAGTGAAAAGCACGCTTATGATTATCAACAACGTGGTGACTGTAGCGGCATCTGTATTTATTGGATATTATAAATTCCGTGAATGTTACGGCAATAATACGATTCTTCCGATTACGACAAATTAATTATATATTGTTTCATATTTGCCAGTCTAATGTAAAATTATATATATTTTTTATTGGTATATATATAATAAGAATGGACAATATAGATATAGATAATCAACATAATCAAACAACCAAAACAAATTTATATTCAATGAGTAGTGATTTTATAGCTATTCTGGTATTTGTCGTGCTCATTGTGTTGACCTATAAATATAATCCGTTCAAATATGTCACTTATAACACATTGACCGCCATCCGGCTGCAATATTCAGCCATATTATTTCTGTTTCTTGTCCTGGTATTCATCCTATATTATTACGACCTATTGCATTTAACCACCAATTATTTCAGCGCGGTTACCTTGTCATCTCTAATTATAGGGTGTTTTTTGTTTGCGGTTGTTCTATATTATTTTATCGTATATTCCAAAACGGATATATATGCCTCTGTAAATCCTGTGCCAAAGAATGTGATTGACCTATTTAAATTCGCTATAGGAATGTCCTATATAGCCCTTATAGTATTATTCGTCTTTGTAATCAGTTTTAATACATCTGCCCATTCCTCCACATTTTCATATACATTGTCTATTATATTTAATATATTACTTATTACCACGATTCTTACATTGGTGTATAAAATGTTAATGAATAGTCCTATTATTCAAAGCTCACCCTGGTTTAGATTAATCGTAAATACCCTCTTGTATATTCCATGCATTCTAGCAGGCGTCTTGGATAAGCTGGTTGCATTTTATTACAAGGAAAAGGCAAAAACAAACACCACCGAGGTTATTTTGCTAGGTATAAGCATATTGTTAATTGTCTTGTATTATTGTGTCCCACTTCTAATGCAGTGGGTACAAGACGGCAAAATACTATTAAATGAGCCCGTAATTTTAAATCAACCTTATACGATTGCGGGATACATGTCGTTGAATGATATCGACCGCAAAGTAAGCAATCCGGAATATGTCTACAATTATGGAATGTCATTGTGGTTATATTTGGATGCAGTACCCCCGAATACAAGTGCCGCGTTTAATAAATATACGCCCGTATTTAACTACGGCGGAAAACCGGCCATATTGTACAAGGCAGATAATAATACCATGATGATTACTGCCAAAATAAAAGACTTTACCAAAGACATGGCAGAACATAGTAACATGGATATGGATGAACATGGTGACGTCATTATTTACAAGTTAGAAAATGTATTATTACAGAAATGGAATCACCTTGTGATTAACTATAGCGGCGGTATTTTAGATATCTTTTACAATGGAGAACTTGTGAAATCCGCTAAAAATATTGTGCCGTATATGGAACTTGACACGATCACTATTGGTGATGCAAATGGTATTAATGGAGCCATCTGTAATGTTGTATATTATAAATATACGCTGGATGCAAGTAAAATATCCATGTTATACAATTCTGTAAAAAATAAAACGCCACCGACGCTTTCATATGCAGAATCCAATGAAGAACTGGTTAAGAAGAATGTTCAGTAAAAAAATATTTTTATATAATTTAATATTTTTTTATGCGGATATATATTATAATATGGAGTGGCAAACAATTTTATGGATACTTGTAATTCTAATTCTATTGTACATTATTATTCATTACATTACAAAGGAAAGAGATACCTTAAACGCCAATATCACGGCGGGAAATGTTATGACCATGATTGACCCAACCAGTTCTGGTGCAAACAATATGAACTCTGGCAACTTTACCTATTCTGTTTGGTTTTATATTAATGATTGGAATTATCGTTATGGTGAGCAAAAAATCATTTTAGGTAGATCGGGTGCTGCATTGGCATCTGAACCAATGACTAATGGCGTTGATGCATCTAACTCGAGCGAAAGCAACAACCCAAATGATTTGTCTAGTTTGCAGCCTTGCCCGTTTGTCATATTAGGTGGTAAAGAAAATAACCTAACTATTGCAGTTACATGTTATACAAATGCTTCTACTGATTCCCAAGGCATGGTTCATTATTTAGAAATAGTCAATATTCCTATTCAAAAATGGGTCAATTTGTTCTTCAGTGTATATGGACGAACTTTAGATGTATATATAGATGGTAAACTTGTGCGCACTGGTATTTTACCTGGCACGGCCAAAATATCTCCCAATGCAAAGGTGTACTTGACACCGAATGGTGGATTTAACGGATGGACCAGCAAATTACAATATTGGAATTCTGCTTCTAACCCACAAATGGCATGGGATACCTATATGAATGGTTATGGTGCAGGATTATTTGCCAATTTGTTTGGTAAATACAAGGTGAAAGTTGCATTGTTGACGGATAACCAAGAAAAGGCGCAATTCACAATCTAGATTTTGTATAATTCTTATCTATAATATCTAATTATCTATAATATCTAATTATCTATATAGTATATATTATGGATATGTTCAGTGATAATAATTCAAAGTATAATCAATTCTCAATCAGTTCTTCACCCTATGCTACCAAAGATTTTTTAGAATCAAATAGTCTAGTAGCACAAGTAGCATTTCTATTACTCACCTTTTTTATATTTGTTATACTCCTACGTTTAGGAATTAGTTTGCTCAGTTGGTGGTTTGGACCAAATAATTCGCCTCGATTAATTGACGGAATGCAAGAAGCCAATCAATTAAGAGTATTTAGTCAAAATCCTGCTATGAGTGGTTCTAAAACTATTGGTCGTTCACAAAACGAAGAAGAAGGCATCGAATTTACTTGGTCGATTTGGGTGTATATAAAAGACTTGATGTATAACCCTGGTAAATATAAGCATATTTTCCATAAAGGGGACGACCCTTCCAAGATTGCGCAAGACGGAAAGGTTTACCCGAATAACGCCCCAGGATTATATCTTGCTCCCAACACCAATTCTCTTGTGGTGATTATGAATACTTTCAACGATATGAATCAAGAAATTACTATTCCAGATATACCGCTCAATAAATGGGTCAATGTGGTGATTCGATGCAAGAATACTACGTTGGATATTTACATCAATGGTGTCATCACCCAAAGTATTGTATTGGTAGGAGTTCCCAAACAAAATTATGGGGACGTATGGCTTTGTGCAAATGGAGGGTTCTCTGGATATGTCTCTAATTTATGGTACTATAATACTGCCTTGGAAGCTTCCAAGATATTGGCGCTTTTTAACCGCGGACCCAATCGTAAGTTGTTGGATAATTCTTCAAGTGATTTAGAGATGAAGAAGCCCGACTACTTGTCTTTACGTTGGTATTTTTTTGGTAACGAGGATATGTACAACCCGTAATCACATTGTTCATTTATGTACTAACATGATATTTATATGCTATATCATGTTATACGTTGCAATTATGTGCTTGAACCAAAGAAAATACCCGGTTATATATAATGGCATGCTTTGCATTTAATGGTGAACCCCCCCGTCCACCGCGTGTTTGGAGTAGGGTTCAAGGAAGATGTTCAACAGATACTACAAATAATATATATCAACCTGGGCAACAAGCAGAACTATTTGCCATGTTAAACAAAGGTAACGTACTCCAATATAAGAATAATAGCAGCAATATTACCAAGAATCAGCGTTATTCACAAATAGCTAAAGGCCAATGGGTAAATCGTAACACAACCTGGGCATCACAAACCATAACCACCTCGATGCCAAATACACAAAGTTTAAGACGCGTCAATTACAAGACTATTTATTTGGACAATGGTGCACCTGCGAATACACCCATTACTTGCCCAGAACCGATTGTAATAACGCGTCCTAAAAAATTACCGGTTAACCCAAATAATCCTGTAAATATAGTCAATATTTCAATGAATCCTACTATCATACCTCAGTGTCCTATATACATTAATCCTGCTGACATACGTGGCGGTGGTGGTGGGAATGTGGATCCTTCACCTGCATTACCTCCTAAAATAGTCCCAGACCCAACAAAAATTATAAAAGATTTGCCTTATATTAATCCGCCATTGACTACTCCTCCTAGAGTGGTAATTCCAGATGGCGGAAATCTCATTTGCAACATCACGGAAAATATTTGCACTGGAGAAATTATATCATCTACGCAAACTAGTAATAATTGCAACCCGACTTCTAGTTCTGATGTACCTGGGCCGATTACGGAATTGTGCTATGATGATTTTTTGCCAACCTATTATCCTAGACAACGATATATTATGACAAATAGCGGGAATAAATTTCCAGTGGGCTATAAATGTTTAGGCACGCAGGCTGGGATTCACACAAACATCTTGTGTCGGAAATATATTGCCTGACATACAAGTGTCTGCCTCGCCAACTTGACTGCAGCTACGATACCCTTGTTCGCTTCCAATATAACACCAACCCGCCTTGCCTTGTTGCGTGCTGTCGTATGAATCATTTGCAACATAATCTTGCTTTGTCAATTCTTGGTGTTTCGATATGTTTAAGGCTCGATTCAATGCATTATTTTGTGCATTGTCATGCATTGGGGAATCTGTCGTATCAGGATTCATCTTGGAGACAGATGCATTGGAAGGTTGTGCATCCTTTGTTTCCTTCACACTCGTTGCAACATCCGTTTCGACAGGGGAAGATGATGCAGTAATTGATGCTGGCGTATAATTGAAGAATGACAATATATATGTCCAAAAAGGTGATAGAATATTATTCACACCTTGTTCACCCTTTGCTAAATAGGTGAATATATTAAACCCTAAAAAGCCCAAAAATAAAATGATGAACAACCATACCCACCACGAAGAAAATATACTTTCACTGGATTCAACTTCCAAGGCCGGATTATTCGTAAGTAATTCTGGAAAAGAATCGTTGTTTGAAGCAAACATTATAAATAAAAGACATATATTAAATTTTCATTATATATGTATTTTGATTCTATTTGATCCTATTTATTTATTCAATTATTATTTCAAGGTATACAAGTAAAGGAATTGGTTTAAATCTCCTAAAATCTCATCGCGAATATTGAACAGATCCGTGTTAGTCATAGTTTTAAGTCCTTTATGGTTGTCTAATCCAACTAAATAACTCTTGTAGGATTCTATTTCTCTCTTGAACTCTTGTGGGTTAGTGATATCCTTCAAGTAAATATTCTTCGGCTTGAATTGGATACGATTCTGTGCTTTACCGAGTAAAACCTCGATGAACTTATCGATATTATCACCTAGTTTAGCATACAAATCGTCGGTTGCCTTGTGCGTTGCATAGCTATATGTTTTCCAATGAAACAACTTAATTGTGTTCAACATCTCTAAAAATTTATGCGTAATCTCACTTTCAAACGCAGGCAATGATGACGATGTTGTGGATTTTCCTCCGGAATGTTTTCGTGTTCGTTGTCTGCGCGTTTGTTTATGACGTCTAGTTCTTATCATAGATTTCATCTTATATATACGCCATAAAATATAATTATATTCGGGGTATAAATGTCTCTCCAAAATTGTTTATTTTATCCAATTTTTCAATCGTCCTTTCTAAATTCGTGTGCTTTACATTATGTAATGAATTATCCTTCTCTGGCGGCCGCTCATTTCGTTTTATTTGTTTGTAAACAAGATGGATTTTATTCACGACGAGAGAAATCTTCTCTTTGATTGGCTCTTTAATTAGCTCACCGCTTATTTTTGGGTTTTCAACCAACAAGGATATAATAAAATACATGATAAACTTGCGCTTTTTATAGGTGGTTGTTGAATATTTCAAGGTAAACAACGCTAGCAGGCTATTGATAATCTTTTTAATCAGCGGATTTTTGCGTTGGTCGGCTTCTCTCATAAAAATGTCCCAAATTATCCAAACAACATCTATCTGTCCTTTGTTGTCTACAGGCGCCCAATCTCTACGATCACAAATGCATTGTTCACGCTTTGCCTTACATATATTTTTGAACTCCATAATCCATTCCATCCAATAACACGCATTTATAGTATTTTTCCCATCTTTAGACACATTATACGACAATTCATTTATCGCAATGTACAATTCTTTGGGGTCGTCTTTTTGAAAAACATCGTTTGCGTACAATACATTGGGTGCTTTTAATTTGTCGGTTAAATGCGTCATGTCAAAATCTTCTGGATTAATTTTTAGTTCTTCAAAGGAATGTTTTCTCTCTACTTCACACAATACACAAACTATTTCGCACATTAATTTTCTTAGTTTATCGTTATTTCTCATGCATATCTCATTGCCATTATAACCTCCAGTAACAATATCTTTGAATTGATTGATACGCATCTCCAAATAGATGGCCAATTTTGGGTTACCTAGATGGATATGTTTACTATAAAAGAAAAATATGATTTCCCACAAGTCGGCAAAATGCCCAGCGCATATTAATTCAGCGCTCCAATAACAGGATGGCTCAAGTTTTGAATTAATTAAACTATTTAGTAATTCCTTTCTGACCTCTGCCTTTTTGAACCCAGAAAATGTAATGCCTTTAAAGTCCTTTTGTTCACGCATATCATTAATTTCTGAATCGGCATTCATTAAATATAATTTATACAAAAAAAATATGACTATAACATATATAAATGAAAAATAATTCTATAACATCCATGTTGAATGAGTTGTCTGGTTGGACAATAGTATTAATACTTGTTGCTGTATTGCTGGCTGTTGTAGTATTATTCAAGACGATAATGCGTAGAAATAAATCAACCAGTCTCGAGGGATTTGAACAATCTAATAGCTTTACTTTAAAAGAAGGCCCTGCGGTTTATGACGACTTTTATGCAAATGTATATGATCATTTAGTATATAACCAGTTGAAAGATCAATATGAGATTGGTGAAATATTAAATGCCACTAAACCAACGAGTGAAAGTATAGTATTAGACATTGGGAGTGGCACAGGACATCATGTAGCATTACTTGAAGGTCAAGGTGTCAAGGCAACCGGGGTGGATATATCCGACGCCATGGTGAAAAAGGCGCAGGAAAACTATCCTCAATTTGACTTTGTTCAAGGAAACGTGATGGATTCGTCGTTGTTTATGCCGGGTTCCTACACGCATATCCTTTGTTTATACTTTAGCATCTATTATTTCAAGGACAAGACTATCTTTTTTAATAATGCCATGAAATGGCTCATGCCAGGTGGGTTTTTAGTCGTACATATAGTTGATAGAGACATGTTTGACCCCATTCTTCCACCTGCAAATCCGTTGTTTTTAGTATCACCGCAAAAGTATGCAAAGGAGCGCATTACGCAATCTAGAGTGATATTTAACAATATGGAATATATCGCCAATTTCAGTTTAGATACTGATAAAAATATGGCCACCTTTACAGAGAAATTTAAGGAAAATGATGGAGACAAGGTACGCAAAAACCAGCATATATTTTATATGGAGCCGGATAAAGCCATTGTTACCATGGCACAAGAGTCTGGCTTTATTTTGCAAGGTAAGATTGACTTATTAAAGGTAGGCTATGAATATCAATACTTGTATATATTCGTAAAGCCCAATTAGTTGAACAAATACCATAATAATATTGGGTTATATCAATATTACTATGAAACAAAACGAGGTAGTGTTGAAGGCAGAGAGTTGTGACAATATTTTGAAATTATGCAACAAAAAATATACTGATAATGATTGTAAAAATTGGTCAATATGTTGCAATTACTATGTGCAACAAAAGCAACGCATGTTGTCCATCAAACAATCGAGAGAAAAAAGAGGTAGACCGCCATATGAAGGTGTAGAAGAATATTTCATATTTTGGAACTGAATAGGCCGTGTTCAAAATAGCAGATTTTTATCTAAATACACTATAGTCTATCAGTTACGACATGTACATGTACGAATATTATCCATACATCATACTTGGTATTGTATTCATGATAGTTGCAGTATATATATATATTCGTCTATCCTATGGTTTTTGGTATTATCAACCAGTGTTTCATGTCTATGATTTTTATTATTATCTGTTCCCATGCGGAATTATAAACAAGGAACTTCCACAAAAGAACCGATACACAAATTTAACTGACATAGAAACCATCTTCTTTGACAAGATTAGCACTACACATAAGCTGACACAATTTGTCAATTTTATTCAGGTGCATTTTTTACGAAATGGCACCAATGTCTTTTTACCTAAAAAAAATAATATCGCCCCGTATTTTCATGGTCACAAACATCCGTCCTTCTTTACATTTTACAACGAAAAACAGCTCATTCAAGATACAAAAACAACCGAACTTATTCCAAATAATAAAATCATCGCCGTTATGACTGCCCGACCATTGCATGTCACGATTTATAATGGGTGTAAAGACGCTGCATTCTACGCATATTACGTGGATTACTTGTGTGTGGATAAAGCGAACCGAAAAAAAGGCACTGCCCCCCAAGTCATTCAAACGCATTATTATAACCAGCGTCATATGAATAAAAAGATTCATGTAGATTTGTTCAAGAGAGAAGGCGAACTTACTGGAATCGTCCCGCTTTGTGTTTATTCTACATTTGGGTTTTATACGGGCAATTGGATAAAACCTGCGTCACTGCCACCCAACTATTCCATCGTGGAATGCAACAAGCAAAATATTCGGTTTCTCTTGGATTTTATGAAAACAAATGTGAGTCAGCAGTTTCATATAAGCATTACGCCGGAGCTTTCCAATATTCTAGAATTGATCAAAACCGGCAACTACTATATTTATTATTTGATGGATACCAGTGACGCTATACATAGTATTCGTTCTGCATATTTTTTCAAGAAGACCTGCGTGACCATTGATAATCACCCATGTGTCAGTTGTATTGCCAGCATATGTGCGTCGGATAACAACGATAGTGGGCTATTCCTACAAGGATTTATGTTGTCGCTCTTTGCAATCAAGCCTAAATATGACTACTTGCTAATGGAAGAAATCTCTCATAACAAAAGAATTCTTAAAATGTCCGGGGTGCCCACTTTTTCTTCGCCCACTGCCTATTTTTTTTACAATTTTGCCTATGGTGTCTTCAATCCTGAAAAGGTGTTTATATTGGGCACATAGCACACATGCCTATACACGATATGTTGCATAATATTATTTGTACTATGCAACATAACTATAACAATACTTAAGTTCTCTCACAATCATCGTTTATACTTGCCAATTCTAGAAAAAGAATCTGCAAGGAAAATAATAAATATTCCTAAAAAGGAATACAAAATAACTTCTTCTGTTACTGAACCCGTTCGTTCGTCCTGCTGTTCTTCAAGAAGATGTATCATATAATTTAGTTTTTCAATTAGCATGTTGTTGTCGGTTGTTCCTACATATGATTGTGAAGGATATTGATTATAATAAGGACGATTTACTTTTTCATTTTCTATTTGTTGTTTTGCAAAATTTGGGATAAATCGTTTATAGTATTCTTCATTGGTAATTTTACTGCCATAATTTGTACTAAAGTTATTCAACTCTAATTTTTCGTCATTGTATTCTTGTGCGGGTGCAGGCGTTTTCCCCAAGGTTTTTGCCATCTCTGGAGGAGGTTGCGTGGGTACAGCATCTATCGTCCGTTGAACCCCTGCAGAAACAGGCGGTGATGGCGGATTAAAATCTCCTAGACCACTCGAATCATCCGTATTTTCGGTAGAATTATGAATCGATTGTAACACATTATTGATTTTGTCCGTATCTATTAATTGATTCGGGAATCTTTTTTGTGTTCTATTATGTGTTGCAGTCCGCTTATTATTTATGGCCGAATTTGAATTATTATTTTCATTATCATTATAGGGAGCAGCACTCATTGCTAAAGACATTCTTCTTAATAAAAATTAAGATAATAAATTATCAAATACTGCTGAAATAAAATATGAGGTATAATTATATAGTGATGAATAAAAACTATTCTATTCTTGTATCAATTACTTTAGTTGGTATTACTTTGTTTATGTCTGGCAAAAAAATGGCCTTTCTGTCAAATACATTTCTGGGACGAATCATAGTGGTTCTTACCATAATCGGGTTGACACTTGTTAATAAAAATTACGGAATAGCCGCGGCAGTCGTATTCACTATGTTGTATAAAACGACAGAATATAAGGAAGGACTTGTTACCAGGCCTGAAAGAACTAATGAATTGGGTGATTACATGGGGTATAGTAGTCCGGATTCTTTTGAAGAGGAGACGTATACTTCGTCGCCTCCTGATGGGGGGTCCAGTAGCCCTTCTGCCTTGATTACGGCTGATGCAGCATCGTCTAATGATGATGAGGAAGAATAATCATAACAACTGAAAAATATTTTTACATTTTTACAATAAAAATATTTTATCTATATAAGAGGGATGAATCGTAAGAACATGCATATTTTAATTACACTTGTTTTCATAGTATTGGTAATCGTTTATTTTAGTGGGGATAACGATCAAGAAGGATTTACTTCTGGTATACGCGGATTTTATAATCCGAGAAGACGTCAACTACGAATGTATACAGAGAAACTAACCAAACAAGCCAATGAATATATATACACTCTCAAAAAAACATTTAGTTGGGCATAATTGGGCATAATAAAAATCTTCGTTTATTATAAGAAGCAATAGTAATGGCAAAACTTAACAAGTCGTCTAACAAATCATTAAATCCTATAATCGGCGGCACACCTGAAAATAATTCAAGCGGTGTATCCGGCGTTTTTTCGTATTTACATGACCATATTATGTATTTAAATCAAAGTAAGTTCTTCGCGGGTGTCATCATGATTATGTTGAATATTGGATCCAAATTTATATCCATTCAATTTAGCAAATCCGCGGAAGAGTATTTCAAATTATCTGTTACCAAACAAATATTGGTTTTTGCCATGGCCTGGATGGGCACGCGTGATATTTATACCGCTTTAGTTATAACTGCTGTATTCGTTGTTTTGTCGGATCACTTATTCAATGAAGAAAGCCGATTTTGCATAGTACCGCATAAGTATCGAATATTGGACAAGGTCATTGACACTACAGGGGATGGAATAATAACAGAAGCGGAAATAAAAAATGCAGAGCGGATATTAGAAAAGGCAAAACAGGATAAACTAAAACAAACCCAACGTCAGGCTTTGTATGATTTTGATATACAAAGGGGTAATATGACAAATAACTAAAAACATATTCTTAATGTATTATAAGTATGGCACTTAATATTAATAATACAACAACCGGTCCATTGTTGGACCCATTCAAATTAGTAAAAATAACTAAGGATAATATTTCAGACTATCCAGGTATAGACGCAAAATTTATAGGATATAATCTTTTTGTGAATGAAACTCGTGATATAGCGACTGAATATAAAGATGTATTAGGTCGCGACTTGGTAGATGCTGCTACAGGACTGCCTAATCCGGCAAAAATATATGAACAAGTGCAGAAAGATATTGGTCGTTCTAAAATGTCTATAAACGATGTGCAGCTCCAAAATGCATTTGAATCAAATAAAACAAAATTTGATGCGTTAGAAACATCGGCAACCCTAGAAGAATTTCGTGAAAATTTGACAAAAATCTTTCCAGGTATAAGCGTACTTAATAACCAGGCACAATTGGAGGCCATATATAATGACGAAGCATTTAAGAAACTTATACCTTTTATCTACTCCATATACAATCGTTTTGGAATAACAGACAATACTAAGATACTTGAATATATGACATTTTTGCAACAAGGAAGTGCTGGTAGCATAACTAATTTATTTTTTCAAATATATTCCATTCAACCCAGCGACGACCAATATGTTGGTCGCTTAAATACAAGTAACAATCCACCTGAACCTGAAAAAATCAATGCGGGGGATTTTTCAGGGAAAGCTCTAGATGGTGCTATGTATGTAAGTGAAACTATAAAAGAAAACACGATGAATGGAATACAGATTAATGCACAATTATTTACGAGCTATGCAAACGTGGACGGCGATTCATATATTTTTTCTGCAATTAATGCTATCACATATATTGATTATTCTGCAAACAATGTCTATCTTTTGATGGGGGATCCAATATGGTGTAATGAATCGGTTCACAAGGCATACGACCTAATTAAACAGATAGATACTAGTGCTGAAATTAATCAACACATTATGTGGTATATGTATGAAATAATATTTAAGGAGTACAAGAATCCTCAAATACAACCTTTATTAGTATATATATATTCACGATTTTTAACAGAAATAACTGATACTGACGAACGTACCGAAATTTATGATTCATTGGAGAACTTTATAACTAGCATATTGAAAGAGCCGAATGAGGATGTCACGATTAAAGTGTTAACGGAATTTAATGACTTGCTTAAAACATATCAATCATTCAAGGAATCTATGATGCAATCTATGGAAATGTATAATGCGACGCGTCTTAAGCAATTTCAAATGTGGCTTAAACAAGTCATCCAAACTTCCTATAATAAAACCTTGTCTATGACTCCCGAGGATGAAGAGACTTCTATCGAATTGGGTAAAAGTGCAATCGTGTGGGTCAATAAGGTGGATGAATGGGCAAATAAGAATTCTATTGCAGAAGCCCAAGCTGCCGTTGAACAAATTCAGCAAATAGTGTCTAATTTGGATGCGCTTGCCAAATTATATAATAATAAGAGTCTTAAACCAGATGATCCACGTATTGAGAGATTTGAACGCGTGAAAAATATTGTAAACCACATTGCCAAATTAGTGAATGCGGCGTTGAATGTAGCCCTTTCTATAGTCATTATTCGTGCAATTAGGCAATCCAATGGTATTGGAAGTCGGGTGGACGTAGTGGATTCTGTTTTAAAAGCCGCGTTAGATTCGATTAGGCAGGCAGGCACACAAGTCCAGACAGGAGGAGCTGATGGGGACAATAAGGATGAAACACTAAAACAAGCGGAAACAAAGGCCAAAGATTTGTATGATATAGCCATGGTGTTATTAAACATTAATGCCGAAGTGATGGAAGAAGCCGCGAAAAGTAATCCTGTAATAGTTAATGATCGGTCTATATTAGCAAATACATTGACGATTTTAATGAATACTAAAATACCAGGGAAGCGCATATTGAAGTATGACCCAAAAATGACGATACCTGGTGTAAATAGTTCGTATGTGTGTTTTGACCCAAGAGTGAAATTAAAGCAATCCATCGTAAATAATGTACAGCCTACTGCACCGATACAATATGGAGGTATGTTTCCGTTTACACAAACAGCCACTACATCCGCTGCACAAAACGACGCAATATGTATGCAATTTTTCAGACGAAATGAATTTAATAGCTTATTATTGCGCACATTGAATGAGTCACCGCAAGAAATATATAGCTTAACCGAGGCAAAAGAAATGGGGATCACGGATAATAATATTCAAGTGACATTGGACACGTTATTCAAACATGGAAATGTCATGTATATTCAAGGTGCTCCGTATACCATCAACTTGTACGACTGGGTGTATGGCGATTGGCAAATTGATACGCGGCCAAATATAACTCTACCGCAACAACAAATACCCATAATCACACCTTATGCGGTTATCATTCCAAATAGATCTAGTCTTGCAATGTTTGAAAAAGAAGCTAAGAGAGAGCGTGATACCATTCCAGCTGATGCTCAAAAGGGGGATGCATTGGAATCTGGATCCAAAATTAGAAAAGCTATCAGGAGTGTGCTTTCACCTGTTACTCAAAATGTAAAAGTTAATGTTACACCCAATGATATTGTAAAACCCATTTCAACTTGGGCGCTAACGGAATTGCTAGAACAACAAAAAAGGAACAAAAAACTTGCACCAGTTTCTGTACCTGCACGAAAATCAACAATCCCCGCGTCTGTTGGCCCTGTATCTGCAAAACAATATGTCGTTGTTCCTGGACCTGCACCAAAATCAACAACCCCTGCGTCTGTTGGCCCTGTATCTGCACAAGTTTCTAAACCAGTTGTTCCTGTACCTGCACCGGTACCTGTACAGACACCTACAGAGTCACAATTTAAATCAGTTGTTCCTGTACCTGCACCTGCACCTGCACCAAGTCCCGAATCAGTTGCTGTCCCTGCACCTGCACCCGCCACACCAACAACAGAGTTATCTCTTGTATCAACCCCTGAATCTGCACTTGTACCAGCACCTGGTTCTGCTCTTGTACCGGCACCTGGTTCTGCTCTTGTACCGGCACCTGGTTCTGCTCTTGTACCGGCACCTGGTTCTGCTCTTGTACCGGCACCTGGTTCTGCTCTTGTACCGGCACCTACATCTGCTCTTATACCGGCACCTGTCTCTGTACCAGGACTTGAAACTGAATTAGCTAAGCGCACGGGAAGCATTGAAGAAAATAGACCTGCAAAACGTCCTAGAATACCCGCAGTAGTTACACCACTTAGTTCACCTAGAACTAGTACTGCACCTGCATCAAGTTCAGGGTACACCACAGAGGAAGAAAGCAATTCAACCCCGCCTAGAACACCACTCAAAATACGGACAAGTGGAAATACAACAGATGAAGATGCTACAAGTATTGAAAGTGGAAGTGATTCAGATAATCCGCTAGTGACAGGACGTATGAGTATGTTAACCCCAGTTAAAGAAGAATCTAATAGTAGACCTGAAACACCATTATCTAGACCCAAAACACCACAAAATATGAATATTTTTTCTCATGTGTCGTCAGTTTCCGATAATGATGATACTTCCTCATCTAAAGGATTTCATTATAAACAATCCGGTGGTGGTGAAAAGTCGCTAATAGAAGCAATAAAGAATAACAACCTACGGGATGTAGAAGATGAATTAAAGAGAGACCCGTCTCTAGTAAACGCCAAGGACGAATATGGGAATACGCCACTACATATAGCATGTAAAAATGATGATGAAGATATAGCATTATTATTATTGAAATACAATGCAAACGCTACCATCCAAAACAAGGCAGGAAAAACACCGCTAAATGTATGCGAAACAAACCAGCTTTGTATTGATTTGATAACAAACATAGTAAAACGTGACTTGCCAAAGAGCACTTCAAATAGAAATGCAGACGTGGTGGTGAATGACAATGACGATAGTATTAAAAAAAGCCTATCGTATTATTTAAAAGATCCGCAAAAAACCGAGGCAAAAAATTCATATTATGTTGTGGTCGATCTAGATTTGCATCCAGGAACATCTATTTCTACCGCTCAAAAATTGCGTATGCAATGTGCAAGAGTGTTTGATAATATACAAGAAGCGCGGGCTGATATCAAGGGGGTTGACTATGTTCCACAAGAAATGACCATCCCGGAAGCTGTGCCCATTCCGTCTGCTAAAACAAGAACCCGGAAAAATGCAAATCGGATAAAAGGCGGTCGTACAAAACGACACAAGAATAAAGGACGTAAGAGTAAACAAACGCGTAAAAATACACGGGTTAAACGTAGACGTAATTCTAGGCGGCGGGCAAAGAAATAATGTTTATGCGTTTTTATTTGACATATAATAAAATCAATAATATATTATATGCCAACGTCATTGAAAGCGTACGAACGCTATGTTACTAACATGATACAACATGAATGTACGACGATGATAAAAAATGACGATTGTAAGCACGCCAAAATGATATATATTCATTGCATGAATCAAACCAATGATAATGCGCGTTATTGCAGTAATCGAGCACAATTATTAAATATTTGTTGCAAACAACCCGTATTTACAGAGTTGGAGTTGGCAGAAGTAAAGACGAAATAACAAAATAATTCCTTATATTTATTTTTTAGCGGCAGTAGCTGGTGGAAGGTTCAGCCAACCGCCCGCTAGCCCAGCATTTCCAATCGGTACATAACGCGTAAACCGGTTTTCACTCTCTTTTTCATATTTTTTTACATAGTGTTTTTCCGTAGATGTCAACATTTGTGCGGGTGCGGGTGTGTGCGTGGGAATTGAAGCGACGTTGGCGTTGATATCTTGATTCTCGTTCATTTTGATATATCATTATAAAATTATATCAAAATCATTTTTTCTTAAATATCCAAGCTGATCGTATTTTTATTTGATGTGGCACGACGTTTGCTCTTCTTTGGTAAAACACTATCCCCTTGTAGTTCCTTCAAGTCACTAATACTGATGGTACTGCTTTCGTTTTGGTTCACAGAAGACGCCGGCGCCTCTTGGATATTAATCGTCTTGGTTTTAAGACCCGACAAGATGTCATTAATATCACTTGGTCCCTTCATTTCAGGGCGGCCGCCGCTACTAGGTTGTGGCTGTGATTGTTGTTGTGGTGGACGTCTAGATTCCGCCACGTTTTCACGAATATTGATTCCATCATTAGCGAAATTACTTCTAGCATAACTACTGGCATTGTTACCTGGACGCTCACGAGTCATGGGCGGTGCGTTTTGTCCTTGTGTTGCCATTGGCGGGGGTGGACCGCGCCCCATAGGCACGGATGGCTCAGGATTCATTAGACCGCTCATAAAATTGGAGAATCCAGGATTGCTCTGTCCCATGGAACTCGTTGCTGCGCTCTGGAACTGACGCATCAAATCCGGGTTTTGACGCATAATATCGTCCATTCCAGGCATGGCAGACTTGAACATGGTATTCGTCATGTGAACCATCATAGCACTTCCGCCCAGCTGGAACAATAGCTTCAACTCAGGTGACATGGACGCCTTGGACTTGTACTTTTCATACAATTCAGCAAATACATCATCATAATCCGTAATGTTTTCATTGATTTGTTCCCCCCACCCGTCCAATTTAATATCAAACGGGTCAAAACGACTATTCAAAAACTCGATACCATTGATACAAGCCATCAACATGTTGCCCTGGAATTTCACTGAATTTTGCTTTGCCTTTTCCTCCATGATTGTCTCATATTCCCCTTGCATTTCTAGGAGCGGCGAATCCATCGTGTACTTCTTGGAAAGTTCCACCCCCTTCTTCTCCAAGGCCTCCAACTTTCTAAGATACTTGAACTTTTCCCTGAGCAACTCTTCTTTACTAAGTTGTGGTTGTGCAGAACTAGCTTGCATATCGGGATTCAAGGGAATATCGTTGAATTTGCCGTATCCGTCCCATGTTTTTGCATCGCCTCCATCAGTATTTGCCGTGGCTTGACCAATGGATGATGGCATATTAAATTTCACCGAGTGTTTATCGTCCATGTCACCAAATTTACTACCAAACAAATCAGACCTGGCCTGATAAGACCCCCCGCCGCTACCCCCTAATTCATCGGCGTCTTCTGCTAAATCATTCAATTCGTTCTCTAAATTGGTCAAATCATCTATATCAATATCACTTGATACCTTGTTGGAACCTTCCTTAACTTTGCCATTCATTAATAGTTCAATACCTCCACCAAAATTACTGGATTTTAAGCTTTTACCATTAGATTCGTTAAAATCAAAATTGGAAATATCAATCATTTCTGGTCCGTTCATTCCTATTACTAAATTAATTAGAACATATAATTTTAAGTATTACGCGGACAATATATATTATCCTATCTATAACATATATTTGATTTATGGCAGCTGATTCTTGAACCACCTACCCTGTAAAAAGGAATCGGCCAAATCATCCTTTTTCTTATGGCTCATAAAATAGGCCGCCCATTCGGGATAACCACAGGTATCTTGTATAATTTCTAAACATTTTGATACACCCATTTTTTTTCGTTCACCATAGGTTAGTTTCACATTTTTATCAGCAGGCACGAGGTCTTTTAATTTATTAATTGATGACACAAATTCTATCTTCGGGTTGGCGCCTTTCATAATAAAGTATTGCGCAATCATGCCTTGAATAGTTTTCATTCGATTTGCAATCGGGCTAATTTGATTCTCAATGATGACATAATCCAGCACTTCGTCCTCGCTAAACGTTTCGTCAAAATGCTTTTTAAGATTTTTTCCAATAGTCACTAAATCTATTTCAGATGCGTCCACTTTATCTACAGAGTCAAAACAAGTTTTGGATATATATTCATTTAAACCCTTTACAAGGTCTGCCTTTTTCGTTGAATTTGTATATGTGACCCCGTATTTGTCGGCCATTTCATAAAGTTTTGCAATTTTTTGTTTATTAATAAAGGCATTTTTCAGTTCCGGGGTTGGAATTTGAAATGTCTGTTTTTTTGCGTGTTTTAAACAATAATGTTTATTCTCTTTTATAAATTTTGCAGGTTTGATGCACTTGTCGCTTTTATCAACGTCACAACAAAGTGCGACAGCCTCTTGAGACGCAAGATTAATGACATCCCATTTTGCAATTTTATCGTCCTCTAATAAACAAAAGGCCAGATTTTTTATGCCTACATCTATGCTTAATATTCTCATATAGACATCACTTATAAATTAAACCACAGGTTCTTCGTTAAAAATCATAAATAGTTGTTTATGATTTTTATTTTATGTTATGCGTATTAGACATCCGCGTTCATCGTAATTGAAGGCGATATCATTCTAGCCTGTAATTGTTGGCGACTTAAATAAGGGTTTTTCAAATCACTTGTTTGATATCCAAACCCAGGACTTCGTGTATCAAAAGTGGACTTGTATAAAAACGGCACATTGCTAGATGGGGTTGCATCTGTCGTATAATGAGGGCTTAATCCCATAACATAACACGCCTCACTCGTGTTAAAATTCATAATTTCATTGGCATTGTGCGTTAAAAATTGACGATACTTCCAATTTGTATTAATATGATTTACTTCTTGTATTCTTTGATTTACGACCGCTTCGGGTTGATAAGATGAATAGGTGCGTCCATCCTGCATAATCGGCGGAAAATTAAAATGAATATTATTTGAACCAGAATAACATGTGCCCCAAGACATTATTTTATATAACACTAGAGAAAATTATTCGTTTAGTATACTTCAAGTAATTTCAATAAGTCAGTCTTCTTCATTTTACTTGTATCACTAGCCAAGCCCTTTTGCTCAACTATCTCTCTTAATTTATTTACGGAGGCCTTCTTGTAATCAATAACAACATTCAAATTTTTCACATTGGATGATTCATGTTGCTCACTCTTGCCTGGTGTAGTCGTTTCTTCTAAAGTAAATTCGTCTAATTCTGTAAGTTCAACATGACTCTCTGTTATATCAAATGTTTCGGGTATAACAATAGCATCTTCTAAATCAGCCTCGCTATCCTCATCGTCATCATCCTCATCGTCATTATCATCATTGCTATTCTCAGTTTTATCATCATCTTCATCATCACCATCCAAATCACTTTCATTATCATCATCACTATCACTATCATCGCCATCACTATCATCGTCGTCATCCACAACGGAATTGTCAGATACATCAATCATATTCACTAAATGGTTTGTGTTTGGGGCTGCTGCCTGAGGTAATGGACCGCCACCAATAGAATGTGGTAGTGTCTCATGGAATGATTTGCTACGAACCATATTTACTTCATTTGCTAAAGTAGATACCAAATCAAACATAGAATTCAATTTATGATTTTGCTCGCTCAACTTATTACTAACATACAACGCTAGTAATCCAATTAATAATACAGAAATGGCTAAAGAAATTACTACTGACGGAGTAAATATATCTGATAGAGACATTATTAGAACAACTATATATATTTTTATATCATAGAAAACGAATACATATTATTCATTTTTGCCCTCTTGAAATTTACTATTCTCAATAATTTCTTTGGGGTATTGCATATCATGCAAAACTTTAATTCCACCGCGAACTTCTGATATACCCTTGTTTAATAAATACGTATAATTAAAGGTGTCACCACTTTCTTTTGTCTCCATGTGATAATTCTCAATCTGCGGATGCTTATTTAATTTTTTACACACGGCAATAAAATGTGTCGTTAGAATACATTTAACATTCTTGAATTTCACTAAATATTCCATAAAAGCATTTGCGCTCATCACCGCCTCATCTGGATTTGTACCAGAATAAAGTTCATCAAAGACACAAAAATGTCGGTCTTCCATATTTTCTTTAATGATATCTATAATCTCTTTACATCTCCGCGCTTCTGCTTGAAATAAACTATCCCTGCCGCTGGTATCGGGAATATTCAAGTAACAATGCACATGTTGGTATGGATTCAAGTTGGCACTCTTATAATATCCGCATCCAAATTGCTGTGTTAGAATCACATTAATCAGCGCGGTTTTTAGAGTCGTCGTTTTACCTGAAGCATTCGGCCCCGTGATAATCAAATTTTTATCCAACTTGATCGTATTCTTTATGGATTTTTCGTGTATCAAGGCAGCATAATAAGCCTTTTTGAATATCGTCTTTTTCTTCTTTTGGTACGTCGCAAAGGCCAATTTTTTGTCCTTAATATTCGTCATTAAACCATTTAGATTTTCTATATATCCGTGAAATCCAAAGGAATGCGAAAAACAGGCATTATATTCTTCACTCACATACATTTCATAAAAGTATTTCAACAACTGACCAATCTGTTGAATATTTCGAAAGGTGAATTTGTCTCCCTGAATATTTTCCAATTTGGACTGGTATTCTTTCAAGGTTGCCATGTTTGTCCGGATATTTTCATTGAATAAAGCGTAACTTTGTAGCGGCGCAGTATGCACCAGTAAGGTAGTCATTCCGTCCAATGTGCGAGTAATATATTCGCGCACACCACACAAGGAGGTATGAATATGTTTCATATTTTTGTAAAATCGTGCACATGTTAAAAAGTTTTGATAAATAGAAAACAAATAAAAGCCGCTAGACAATAACAAGTACATCTTTTGATCAAATGGCACGCTATTGAAATTCGTGCAAAGTTTGCCTATTGCGTGATTTGATGCAATGACTTTTAGAACCTCAATGTACTCTTTCATCGATATGTCTAAACCCTTGGATTTGATTACAAAGAATGGCACAATGAGTATGATCAGCGGGACCAGCATGGATAAAAAAGGCGATGCTAAACTATACATGCTCATAATTTGCAGAAATGTTTCCGAATGATTTAGGTGTTCCCAATATGCCCAGTCTATATAATGGTATTTATCCTTGAATCCCGTGTCGTTTTTCATCTCGTTCCATAATTCCAGCATTTTCACAAAATCGGCCTGTGGTTGTTCTGCATTCGTTCGATAGGTTTTTAATAATGTTTGTGTATCCTTCAAGAATGACACGTCTGTTGTGTAATATTTTGGAATCTGTTTCAATATGATTTTGCCTGGTTCAGTAGTAGGCATAAATGTGTTTTGATACAAGGGGGCACCTGATCCAGAGGCGTCCAAGGTCTCTACCAATTCTAAATCCGCAATGACGTTTGGCTTTAATTCCGTCTTTGTGCCGACATAATGAATAGGCAATTTAAAATGGTCTTCTAGTTTTAATATATACATTATATCAAAAATAGAAAATAAAACAAGTTAGAATACGAGTGAGTGGGACATACGTGTTTATGCTAGATGTTCAATAAAATTCATAGGCAGCTCTACGATTTGTGTCGAATAATGTTGTTCAATTCGTCTTATGATGGGGACATCCCTGCGCGTGATAAAATTAATTCCAATACCTTTGCGCCCCCAGCGCCCGCTTCTTCCGATTCGATGTAGATAAGTATGTACACACTTTGCCACATCAAAATTAATCACAATACTCACTTGTTGAATATCTATACCACGAGCAGTGACATTGGATGAAACTAGAACGCGGTATTTGCCATTACGAAATTCGCTCAAGGATTCATCACGTGCACGTTTCTCCATATTGCTATGAATACAACATACCGGGAAACCATCTGCCACCATGGCATTATGTAAATCCATCACGCGTTTTACACTATTGCAATAGATAATACATTGTGACACGGGCATTGACAAATACAAATCCTTTAGGGTGAAATACTTGTGTTTATCATCCTCTAATGCAACATAATATTGATTAATACCTTCCAAGGTAAGCCCCTCATTTTTCACAATAATACGAACCGGATCTTTTGTAATTGCACTGATAATCTCATCCATATCACTCGACATGGTTGCACTAAACAAGGCAATTTGAATATCCTTGTGCAGGTATTTAAAAATATCATATAATTGGTCTTTGAACCCGGTGGTCATCATTTCATCCGCTTCGTCGATGACCATGAGATGGACATTTTTTACTATCAACGCATTACGACGAATCATATCATATACACGACCCGTACAACCGACTACGACTTGATATGTATTTTTGCGCAATAACTGCACATCTTCTTCAATGGATGTTCCGCCTACCAAGGTTTTTATGTGTACATCTTTCATCATACTACTTAGACTGGTAAATACACCGGCGATTTGATTGGTCAACTCTCTTGTGGGTGCCAAGACTAGAATTTGCGGTGTATTTACCGATGGATCCAAAGAACCTAGTGCACCTATCGTGAATGCCGCAGTTTTACCCGTGCCAGATTGGGCTTGTGCAATAATATCCCGTTTCTTAAGTATAGGAACGATTGCTTTGCATTGTATAGGACTCGGGTTTTCAAATCCATAGGCATAAATACCTCTTAAAATATCCGTGTTTATATCCAAATCATCCCACTTACTAATTTGATATAATGGTGTTGATTCATTATCTTCTTTTAACATATATATAATATCTTACAATATATTTAAGTGGATTTACCCCCTTGAAGATTTAGAGAAACGCGCCCTTATAGAATTATTTTGAAAGACGTCGTCTGGTTGATCTTGATTTTCTACAAAATGCACGCTTAGAACATCCATGTGCCCAAATACATCTCTTTTTGGCAGTTTTACAAGAACTTCTTTTTCGTCCTTTACATGGCTTACGTCTTTGAGCTCGATGAATATTATAACTAGACATTATACTATTTATAAAGAAAAAATTCTAAATATACTGGATTTTACGCAATATTTGTACAACTGGCTTAGTAATAATTATTCAGTAAAATGGATATAAATGAATTTCAATGTATTATTATAATAGTACGATGGGAAAATATTCTCTACAAGATTTTAACACTATTATATTTAACGGCTTTGATTTTAAATTAGACGATAACATCGTCAATCAAATCAATGAGTTGGCTGCACAAGTAGGTTCACCCACTTATATTAAAACACCCGTTTTTCAAAAAAAAGATAGGACCGCCGCGCCGTCATCTAGCTCAAGGCATAACAAACGTGACAAATATGAATCTGGTAATGCTAATGCGGTGTTTAATGCAACGAAACTAGTACAAAAAACGGGTCTGGACGCGGACATTGACTTGATTCGTTCTTATTTGAACAAGATTACCGACAAGACCTTTGTGGATATGAAAAATAATATCATCACGTTATTGGACAAATTAATTGAAATCGACCACATCGAACAAGCGGAGCTTATGCGTGTTAGTTTGTGTTTATTCGAGTTTGCATCGACCAATCGTTACTTCTCCAAGCTGTATGCCGATTTGTATACTGAATTGGTTACTAAATATGAAAGCATGAGACATACCCTTGAAGAAAGCTTTCATTCTTTCTTGGAATTATTCACCAATATTGAATATGTCGACCCGAACGTGGATTATGACAAGTTCTGTGTCATTAATAAAACAAACGAAAAACGTAAGGCATTGAGCGCCTTCTTTGTTAACCTATGTGCAAATAAACTCTTGCCCTTTGACAAATTGGTCGATTTAACCTGTATTATGGTGAACAAGGTGATTGAATATGCGCCTCAAACGGATAAAAAAGCCCATGTAGACGAGTACACTGAGAATATTGCTATTTTGTATAATAATAATGAATATGCTGTTGTTACAGATAAACTGATTGATGGAATAACCATTACAGAGACTATTAAAAAGTTGGCTACGAGCAAGGCAAAGAGTTTTCCTGGCTTGTCGAACAAATGCATATTCAAATATATGGACATGGTGGAAATCTAAAGTGTCGTTGCATCAATTGCGTAAATATATAATATAACATTTCTTATATTTGTTATATTATGGCACATCACATAGAAAAGGTATTTTATATCAATCTAGACCGGCGAACTGACCGACGCGACCTCATTGAAATGGACCTTGCAAAAATCGGCTTAGCCGCCGAACGTTTTGTAGGAATTCCATTTGAGCCTGGCATTGTTGGTTGTGGCAAGTCTCATTTAGCCGTTATGAAAATGGCAAAAGAGCGTGGATACAAGAATATATTGATTTTGGAAGATGATTTTACCTTTTTGGTCTCTAAGGAAGAGTTGGATGTTGCATTGGAGAAGTTTTTCAGTAACGTAAAGGAATATGATGTGTGTATGTTGTGTTGCCAAAATATGGTTGAAATGCCTACTAGACCCACACCTTTTTTAAGCAGGTTGGTGGAAGCAAACAACGCCTCTGCATATATTGTAAATGGTGCCTATTTAGATAAATTGATAGAGCTTTATGAATGGGCGCTCCCATTGTTAGAGCAAACAGGTGAACACTGGAATTATGCCAACGACCAAGTCTGGAAGGTATTGCAGCGCAAGGACAAATGGGTTTGCTTTAATCCGCGACTAGGCAAACAGCGCTCCGGATATAGTGACAATGCAAAAGCTTTTATGGATTATGAAAAATAAATTCTAATGAGAGTATATGAACGAGCTGCATAAACGGATATACCTATTTTTGTTTGGATGTATTGGGATTAGACTACTTTTTGTATACACCTTTGGACATTTAAATTCGCACAAAAATACGAATTAAATAATCCAAAGTTTAGGTCCTTTCATACCTTGTGTATATTTTGTTTATAGCAATTCGGTAAAACTGCTTGATTACTTTTGATTTCTCTACATAGATAACTTGGTCTTTCTAAATTATGTATTGCCTGATATGCTATCTTGTAGATGTTTGATGAACCATTGCGGTCTCTATTCCACTCACCACAACCGCTCTTACAGCGTAGTAGCCCGTGAACCAACCGCATTTCATCATATTTTCTTTCTTTCTTTGGTTTTGGTCTTGGATTTTTTCTTACCATAAACTTCTCACATACTCCTCCATCACAATTTGAACATTTACAAGATGTCCTAAATTCATCAACCAAAAACACCTTATATTTGTTCTTGCGAAGCAAACTTCGCATTCCTATCCCTAATGTTGGTTCTTTGTATTTCATTTGTTGGCGTTGTTCCCAATCACCTATACAAATAACAACCTCATCGGGATTACCATACATCTTCCTAAAATTACTAATCATCTGTTGTTCATTTCGTTTGATATTGATATGTTTACCAAATTTCAATTTACGAAACAAATTCTTCGCATAAAAACCAAATAATATATTATTTATTCGGTTCTTCTCATTTATGTATGTCTTAAACTTGTCTATTTGAAGTGTCTTGCGGTTGTAATTGGATAACTCTGTTTCATATTCAATCACACTTTTTCCTTGTATTTTATTGGTTTTCATTGCTAATATGATATTATTGTATTTTTTCATCTTGGTTTCCTTTCTTCGCTGGTTTTGTGAATAACGAAATATATTCGCATCTTTGGAAGCATCGTCTACACAATAAATCAAATCTTCTTTTCCCGGATCGACGCCCACAATCTTTTTATCTTGTAAACCAGAATAATCATTCAGTTCATCAATATACAATTCGCATGATATACCCTTTTTAGCGCTTGGTAATCTTTTCCCCACCAAATCTTCTCGTATAAATAATACAGAAACACCAACACCATCAGTAGAAATCATATGATGGAATGAAAAATCAGTCTTACGAAATACCTTCTTTTCCGTGCGGAAAAAGAAGTTCCATATTTTATCTTCGTGCTTTTTAGTATTACCTTGATTGCTGTAATCACTTTTTTTTCCTTGTTCTTTTCGTAAAAGCATATTTACCAATGTAATCGTATCTAACCGAATATAACCAGGAGCAATACTGCTTCGCAAAGGAAAAACATTACTGATAGTTTCCAACTCATTTTCAACGTGTTTCATCATCGCAATCATACAAGGAAAATAATCCATCGGTTTACATTTCAAATCATAATAGATACTTTGTTTTTGGAACTTATCTTTGTTGGGTAATCCATTTATGATAATGTGGTTGTGCTGTATAAGCAACACTATTATCAACATTTAGCAAATCATTCTTTATTTTTCGCAGTTCCTTTTCCAAATGTCTAATCCGTGCTTCCTTTTCTTTTTTGGTAGGAAATATTTTTCGTATTTTCTCAACCAGCATCTTTTTTTTCCAAACAACATTTACAAAGCGTTCCACATAATCTACATAATGTAGTTGGATGTTATTTTCATACATCGTCATAATGTCTTCACATAAGTAGGAAAGCACATTACTCATATATTCATAATCTAATTGTTCTGGTTGGGTATATGGTTTGTAATGTTCTGTATAGAAAGCAGTAAGTTTGTCTTTGAGTTCAATCGTTTCTCTCTTGGGTGGTTTTCCAGTGTTGGTATGCTTTTCCCCACAAACAATTTTCATAACATTCAAAATCAATACCTTATCAATTTCTGGTAAGGTATGATTATTCGTTTCGTAATGATGAAGCATATACAATTTTAGAAATTGTAAAGTATGAATAACGATTTTGTGCGCCTTAATAACAACATCATTAATTTTGTTTGTATTGATTTCAGTGTGTTTCAGTATGCTTTTCAGTGAGGTTTTGGTGGATTTGAAAAACTCGGGAGGTTTATCTTTTGGATTTTCCATCCTATAAATTAGATAAAGAAAATAATTTTAAGTAGTTATTTATAAATAATTACTTTTCCTAAATGTTTTCATTATTAGTTTTTTCTTCTATTTCTTTTTTGAGTTTTTCCTTTCTTTTCAAATACGATTGTTTATTATATTCCCTTTTTTGTTCTGGTGTAGGTTTGTAGTTCGTGGTTTCTTTATATATTCTAACTCTTTGTTTTTGCGCTTCTTTATGTTTTTCATAATAAACCTTACTGCTTGCGGGCGCTGTGTATTTTTTGAGATGTTCTTTGGTTGCTTGTAATTCCTCCTCTAATTTAGCATTTTTTTCTGCTAATTCTTTTATTATTTCATCTTTATCCATTATGATAATATATATAATGAAAAATATTTATATAATTTTCATTATATTTGTTGTAACAATTTTTGTGCGAACTTAAATGTCCGAAGGTGTATATTGCCAAAAATATTGGTTTGCAATACTTGCCCATCTTGGGATATTTGGCCTTGTTACCCATGTTCGGTTTTATTTACATCTATTTGACCGGCTCTAGAAAAACGGGTGCAGAAGTATTTGGGGATAAAATATGGTGGAATAATTTAAGACCGGTTCACGCTCTACTCTATGGCCTATTTGCTTATCATGCCATACAAAAGGCTCCGTTTTCGTGGGTATATTTATTGATAGATGTTATCATTGGATTTGTTGCCTTTATGATATATCACACCATGCGTGGTGATTTTGCTAATTGGTAAATTGTCTTTTTTACAAAAAAAATTGATTCGCCTTTTTAAGCAGATTCATTTTTTCCATTGCACCGCTTACATGGTTTGCATGAAAAAAATAGGTTTTTTCTAGTGTACCTATATTTTTATTTAACCAATATCCATTTGTATATTCACATATTTCATAGGTATACATTTTAGTGGGCTTAAAATCTCTTATATCTTTCAGCAAGATATCCTGAAAATACTGATATAAGCATTCTTGGTCATTTTTGTTTTTATACTTGTCTTGATACTCGGTAATTTTATCTAAAATTAAGTGTGTTTCTGGTGTATTACGAAACGTAGTATTACCCGTACATGCCCAAATATGATGTAGGGTCGGCGCGTGTAATTTATCGGCTGAATACATACCTGCATCATGCTGAAAAACTATGTCATAAATTATATACTTATTATAATGGTCTAATAAAGGTTCTTTCATACATACCACATCACAATCTATAAAATGTATAAAGTTATGCTTTGCTAAAGCATCGCGTAAAATATCCATTTTCGTATGTGTAATTAAATTATAATTATTTGTTCCGTAAGATTCAAACCTTTTAGATGTGTTATTATTTGTAAATAATTCAAATGTTATATGGATATTTTTTAGGTTGATTGCTTTCAATTTATCATAAATTTCATTGTCTAAACAATAAAAATGAATTTTATGAAACTTTATGGTATTATCTAGACTAATAAGCATGTTTTTTGCAAACGCATAATAGCCATCATTGCAATACGAAATTATAACAGGATAACTCATAATATAGTAATTAAAAATTATATATTTAAACCCTTGTGGTTTGATATTCTTATAAAATCCGCGTTGGAAATGACTTAAAGTTGTTCTATTTGAAATATACAAACACGAATGGATGATGAAAATATGAATTATATAGTGGACGAGATTACCAATAAAAACGACGACAACAACCTAAATTTAACTTCATTCTTAACCGATTTTGAACAAATGGACGTCGTAACGCATGGTGAAGCGTCTAGCGACTATTTCCTTGCACAAATGAGCGAATACGACATGAACTATAACTTGAAACAATTGTGCATGATTTATGAATATTATAATCTTGGTAAGGTATCCAAACTAAAGAAGGCGGATATTATTCAAGCGATAGTATTATTTGAGCATGAGTTAGATAATTATGAAATAGTCATGCGGCGTCAACAACTTTGGCATTATCTGGAAGAGTTAAAAGCGGATAAATTTATGAAGCGATTTATTTGGTCGGTTTAACGAGAAAAAAGAAAAAGGAAATATTCAATACAAAAAAGTATTTAATATTTAATTATCCATATAAAATATAGTAGTATGGTTTTATCAAAAATAGATGATAGCATTAGTTATCCGGAATTAAAAAAGGTATATCCCGAAGATTCCCAAATGGAGGCGGACTTGTATGAGATTCAAGTGCATAACGTGGATATTATTATCGCCGTTGGAAAGGTTCGCAATACGTTCAAAAACAAGGGTATCGTATATTATCCCGTTTATTTAGTCAAGAAGAATAAGACTGCAACACAAATCGGTGTTTATGAAATGTTAGAAAGTAACCAACTTCGATATTTAGACAATCATAATAATTTAGATGTTGAAAAACTGGATGAGCCATTGATATATACATTTGTCACGCCAACTATGATTGAAGCCAAGCGTATGGTGCCAGAGGCAGAGGGCGAGACTGCCGTTACCAAAGGTGAAGCCAAGAAAAAGAAGCCGCGTAGTGACCTTGAAGAAGGTGAGATAGATGAGGAAGCGGGGTCGGACGCGGAATCGGTATCTAGTCAAAAGGCTATTGCATTTGTAACAGATGCCAATGTGATCATCCCTGCAGAAAGAGAAGATATATTTATTCTTACCAAGGGTGTTACCATTCCTGCATTATTGGAAAAGGAATCCAAATCACAGGCCAAAGATATACGAGAGAAATACAAGGAGGCTAAAGACCACCTCTGGATTCAAAAGGTCATGAAGAATCCCAATTATGGTATTATTGATAATGAAGGCGACGGAGATTGCTTGTTTGCCACCATTCGTGATGCGTTCTCTCAAATTGCCCAGCAGACTTCTGTTGCAAAACTGCGAAAAAAATTGGCGGAAGAAGCGACTATGGAACTTTTTACAAATTACAAGGAAATGTTTGACATGTATAATTCTGAGCTAATAAAAGAAACCGCCAATGCCAAGGAATTGTCCAAGCACTATGTAAATATCAAAACCAAGTTTTCCAATGTCTTGGACCGGAATGAGCAAAAACAGCTGGTTGAAAACGCCAAACAAGTCAAGACACAGCATGATGACCTGGTTCGTTCCAAACAAGTCACTTCGCAATTGCTGAACGAGTTCAAATTCATGAAGGGCATTGATACCTTGGAAAAATTCAAGCAGAAAATAAAAACCTGTGAATTCTGGGCGGAAACATGGGCGATTTCCACGCTGGAACGCATATTGAATATCAAATTTATACTCTTGTCTAGTGAGGCCTATCACGCAAAAGACCTGGATAATATTATTCAATGTGGACAACTAAATGATACTATTTTGGAAAATAAAGGCGAATTTCGTCCGGAGATGTACATTATAGTGGAATATACTGGTTCCCATTATAAATTGGTTTCGTACAAGGAAAAACAGATATTTACCTTTGCGGAGATTCCGTATGATATTAAAAAGTTGATCGTAGACAAGTGCATGGAACGTAACGCTGGTCCCTTTGCAATTATCCCCGATTTTATCAAATTTAAAGATGCGCATTCCTCTAAATCATCTGGGGTAGCCGAAACCAAATACGAGGAATTGACAGAGGCCAAATTACGAGGCATGTATGATGATAGTATTGTCTTTTCTTTTTATAATAATTCTGCTGCTAAACCATTGCCAGGAAAAGGTTCAGGAGAGAAAATACCCAAGGACGCCGTCAAAGAGTTCACCGCGTTGGCAATTATTCCGGATTGGCGAAAGAAATTGGCCAACACATGGCTACAACCCTTTACATTAGACAATCATCAGTGGTCCAGCGTGGAGCATTATTATCAGGCATCCAAATTTAAGAAAAATAATCCGGCCTTTTATTTGAGTTTCTCTCTTGACTCTGGAACTGACTTGTCCAATGATGTAAGCATGGCCGAGGGATTCGGAGGTGCCAATGGAAAATACAAGGGCAAATTGGTTCGTCCTAAGGAGGTCGTAGTGGACCCTGATTTTTTTGGGCCGCGTAGTGAAAAGGAATTGTATGATGCTCAGTATGCGAAATTTACGCAAAATGAGGATTTATTGAAGTTGTTGTTGGCCACGAATAATGCAAAGCTTGTTCAACACAAACGATCACGTGAGCCCGAGATTTATGAGTCTTTGATGTTGGTTCGTGATAAAATCCGGAAGGAATTGTAATTGTCTTTGTCTTTGTAAAGTTATCTTTGTAAATATATTTACATAGTGTAGGCATGCTTCCAACCTTGAATATTTATGGAAGGATACATAATGAATCTGCATATAAAATAGTTATATCGCAAAGCTTTACTGGTCTTTGTAATCAATTATGGTCTATTGTATCTGGAATGATAATTTGCATTAAAGAAAACAAAAATATACTTATTATTGACAAATTCTTATTAAATATTCATACAAAATCATATTGTCCAATTAGCAAGATACTATCTTTGCCATCTATGAACATATTTTTAGCAAAGTACAACCTGACTTTAATAGACGGCTATCAAATCGTAGAGAGAAAATGGCCAAATATAAAGGAATTAAATTTAGAATGGCAAGTACTGCATGAACCTGCAAATAAAGCCCTCAAGACAGAGTTATTTAATAACATACGTTTCACGTCTTATATCGTATTACCTGCACTGAAATTTGTAAAAGACAAGAGGGATAACTTAAAAAAAGGCACTATCAATGTAATTCATTTGCGCATTGAACAGGACTGGCTTGACCATGTATCATTACACAGCAACCCACGCATTTCACCAGAGGCTGTGAAGGGACAAATTGCTAGTAAGTATATTGATCATATTCAAAGATATATACGCAGGGACGAATTAACATTTGTTTTAACCGGCAGCACCCATAATAAGGTCATTGATTACCTGAATGATCATCGGTATACCTACTTCATATTTACTAAACCCACGCCTTATAGAGAGATGAATGCCGCCATGGATATGGTTATCGGTAAACAATGTAACAATGTGTTTATTGGATGTGGCGGATCAACCTTTAGTGATATGTTGATATATTGCATAACTGGTGCCGAGACTAAAAAATATTTATGCTAGGATCACAAGAAATAATATAAAAATATATAATATAATATAAACTATGAAACTTACGAAAAAAAGTCAACTATTAATGTCCTTCTTTTTGGACAAAAAATGCGTAGAGCAAGTGCATCAAAATAAACGCACTGACGCAATCCTAGAGAGATTATATCATGATATACACGAGGCGCACCAATATGTGGCGGGACTCAAGGTAAAACCAAGAGTAAAAGTCACAACCATTCAAAATGTCAAGCAGATTCCCAAGCCCAAGACGTTTCCTGCTCATAGTTTTCCGGATGATATACGCAATCATATTGATGAAAATTCCATGACGGAGCTGACCTACACGATTTCTCTCTTCAACCGCAAACTTACCTTTTGTTTTGTTGTGGAAGATGTGAATGTGGAGATGCAGCTGGATAAATACGACAAGTATGTGGAATCCATGTTGGCATGGCTATATATTATTAATCAGTATGCATTGAAATCATGTGCAAAAACATTGACGATTTATTTATATTTTACTAGCTTGCCAAAGATATTACCCGAGTCTAATATCCATGTTTTGGGCGCAAATCACGTGAATACCGCTTTTACGTATACGTGCCCAACTACGTCTGAAATCGTTGTTTTTAGAAATGAAGAATGGTTCAAGGTATTCATGCATGAAACTTTCCATAATTTCGCGCTGGATTTTTCGGATATGGACAATAATAAATGCAACGAAATTATTAAACGCGTATTTAATGTCCACACAGAGGTGAATTTGTTTGAGGCGTATTCCGAATTTTGGGCGGAAATCATGAATGCGTGTTTCTGCAGTTATTATGAAACATTGAACAAGGCAGATATTGCTGAATTTGTCACGCGATGTGAGGTGTTTATTAACTTTGAAAGAACATATAGTTTTTTTCAAATGGTGAAGGTCTTAGGATTTATGGGACTACAATACAAAAACATGTATTCGCAGACGGATACCGATGCGTTGTTGAGAGAGAACTTGTACAAGGAAAAGACGAGTGTTCTTGCATATTATGTGATTCAGTTGATATTGTTGGCTCATTATCAGGAATTCATGGCCTGGTGTGACAAGCACAACACTTCTCTCTTGCAGTTCAAAAAGACCAGTAGTAATCAGGTGGAATTTTGTAAATTTATTGAGAAAAAGTACAAGTCGAAGATGATGTTAGATGGCGTGAAATGCACTGAGAAATTCATGAAGCGGATGTTTGAGGCGAAGCAGCAAGTGTCTGCGGCGGAAGATGTGAAGAATATGGACATGTTGGTTACAAATATGCGTATGAGTATCTGTGAGATGGGTTAAAATAAAATATTAGACTATAATATAATGAACGTTGATGGTTATGGACCGGTCATCAAGGCAATAAGTATAGCATATTTATGTTATATGGTTGTGTTTAGAAACTGCAAAGTTCCTGTACTTTTCTTTGTGTTATTTGGTATCGGTTCTTTAGCATCGGTTACACATTTATTGATGTTGAAGAAAACAAATGCAAAACAGGTGGATGCTGGAAATTATGATCAATATCAATATTTCAATATTACGTTGTGTTTATTGACTATATTTGTTATCATGAATAAGTAAAAATATAATTTTATGCAAGAGATAGTATAAGATTATATGCGTTAGAGGACCAAGTATTTCTTATCAATAGTGGTGTTTTCTGCTACGCGGCGGATGATCTTGTTGAAATCTCGTTTTTCTGCGTCTTCATCCGTAGGACCCATGGATTCCATCGTCAGTTTGAGGTAATGGTCATATTTTCGGCTATCATATGCGGTGCATCCGGGATTCGCCTTTTTCCAATCGTCCAGCATCATGATATTTTTATGGGTGAGCTGCTTAATGATGTTTTTCAGTTTGTCCTGGTTGGCATTGTCCTTTTCCCATTTATCTTCGTGCTTGATATGCATGATTTCTCTCTTGACATCACTGCAATGGATGGGACGCTTGGTGATGTCTAGACTATTCAAGCCTTTGATAAACATGCGGGAGATGCCTTCGGCGTAGCCCAGTTCGCCTACTTTTTCCAGGTCGGACAATGTTAGCTCAAGAGATTGTATAAAATCCTTGATATTCATAGCATCTTTACACGTCTCGTTCAAGAAGACTTGGAGATTAAACGTCTTGTTATTGTTGTGGCTATTAGAATTATTGATGGTATTATAATTTGTTTGGCTATTTTTAGCGACTTCTATAATGGTCTTATTTTGCTCTATCAATAATTGTTTGAATTCTTGATTTTGTTTAACAAGTTCCAATATGAGATTTGTTTGCATTTGATTATCAACTTGTAATGATGTTGCTTGTTCTATTGATGTGGTAGATAACCCGCATTGTTGTTCATGATACCACAGGCTATTTCTCGCTTTATATTTTTTTGAACATTTTTTACAGGTATAATAGGCTGGAATATTCATGGCATTTTTTTGTTCTAAAAAATGCGGATTTGTTCTATTTATATGTTTTGCTGTCAATATATGCTTATTATAATTACTTTGTTTACTGCATCCAAAGTCACATATTTCGCAGTGGAATTTTTGGAATGATAATGGCATTATATTCATTCTAAAATGTTCTATATAAATAGAATAGAAAAAATGCCTAAAGAATCCGCGCCAAAAATAAAAAAAAATAGCGTCACAAAATTTGGATTATTTTTTTTGTACCCAGACGATAATTTTTCATTATGGTCACAAATGATCGATTTTCCAAAAGTCTTTTGGGATTTCCGAAAATGGACATTTATTTTTGTCCATTTTTGACTTTCTGAAAAAGGATTTGAAGCAAAAAATCGTATTTTTGCAATGTTTTGGTGGGAACTTTTGGATCCCACAAATTAAATTTAATATATTTTCTTTGAAGGACTTAAAGAAAATATTATTTACACAACCAAGTATTTCTTATCAATAGTGGTGTTCTCTGCCACACGGCGGATAATCTTATTGAAATCGCGTTTTTCTGCGTCTTCATCCGTAGGACCCATTGATTCCATCGTCAGTTTCAAGTAATGATCATATTTCTTGCTGTCGTATGCAGTGCATCCGGGATTCGCCTTTTTCCAATCGTCCAGCATCATGATATTTTTATGGGTGAGCTGCTTGATGATGTTTTTCAGTTTGTCCTGGTTGGCATTGTCCTTTTCCCATTTATCTTCGTGCTTGATATGCATGATTTCTCTCTTGACATCACTGCAATGGATGGGACGCTTGGTGATGTCTAAACTATTCAAGCCTTTGATAAACATGCGGGTGATACCCTCAGCGTAGCCCAATTCGCCCACTTTTTCCAGGTCGGACAATGTTAGCTCAAGAGATTGTATAAAATCCTTGATATTCATAGCATCTTTACACGTCTCGTTCAAGAAGACTTGGAGATTAAACGTCTTGTTGTTATTGTTGTTGATGGTATTATTATTGATGGTTTTTCCGTCTTTTACAACATCTAGCAATTGTTTCTGCAATCCCATATTCTCCTCATGCTTTTCATACAACTGCTTATTTTGTTCCACTAGCAATTGTTTGAATTCCTGGTTTTGCTTGATTAATTCCAAAATAATGTTAGTTGGTAATGGATCGTGGTCTTGTGATGATGGTGGTGCAATGTCATCTAACGTTTGTTCTTCATGCTTATTTACCATCGAGCATTGTTTTTTGTGTATGGATAAGCTCTGTCTATGATTATATTTTTTACCGCATATACAGGCTACACTTTTTTGCACTTTATTGTCAACATTTGTCAACAAATTGTCATGATTTTTATGTTTATTAGTGGATTTATGACGATTTAATAACCATTTTGTGCTACATATAACATCACATTTATCACATACATATTCTTGCACTTTTTGAACACATTTATTGTCAACCATTGTCAATATATATATGTTGACACAAAAAGTGCCTAAATAAAACCGAGCTTAAACAAAAAAAATTAGCGTCACAAAATTTGAATTATTTTTTTTGTGACCAGACGATAAATTTTCATTATGCTCACAAATGATCGATTTTCCAAAAGTATTTTGGGATTTCCGAAAATGGACATTTATTTTTGTCCATTTTTGACTTTCTGAAAAAGGATTTGGAACAAAAAATCGTATTTTTGCAATGTTTTGGTGGGAACTTTTGGATCCCACAAATTAAATTTAATATATTTTCTTTGAAGGACTTAAAGAAAATATAACTTACTTGAATTCAAAATGCTAATTAGCCCTAACTTGGACCAGGAAAGGGAATAGGGAAACTATATATATCCGGATACGGATAATAATCCAATTCTACATAACTCTTGGTAGTGACATCATATATTTGTGCATTTGCACAAGTACCATCTGCAAGAACAATATTGTTAAACGGAAAATAATTTACATAAATTTTTGAAATTCTGCTGTTTCTAGGATTTGTTCCGCTGTTAGCAATATATAAATTTCCGGATGTATCTGGCGTTAAATCAGACGGAACGTTAATACCATTTACAGCCCATGGCTGTTGACTCAAACCAGGATAGACCACGTGAATCTTGCTTAATGATCCAGGTTCATCCTTGTTGGCAATATATAAATACTGATTTACGAATTTTAGAGTATAGGGTTTGTACAATAAATTGCTCGCGGTGGCCAACGTCGTTACACTATACGTAGGGTCTAATAAGTCAAATTGTTTGATAGTATTAACGTTATATTGATCAGTGTTAGATACATACAAGTATCTTTCGTATATGGTAGGCGCTCCTATAGCAAGTCCATTGGAGTCATATAGTGTAAAAAAGGGTATAGGTATTCGTATACTATTTGATGGATTTTGTATATCTATTTGGGTAATAATAATATTAGGAATAGGACCACTTAATAGATACAAATATTCTCCAGTTACATAATCATATGTCATACATATGGGTGTATTTATATTTGTATAAAACGTGTTATCTGCGATAATGACATTATTCTGAGATGTCAATTTCGATATAAATCCACCGGTAGCATTCAATACATACAATGCTAACCCAGAACTATCTAATTCTATACTTGTTGGTCCACTTAGTCCAACACTTGAGGGTACAAAACTATTATAAACCACGCCATTCGGGTCGATTCTGCTAATAGTATTGTTTTGTAATGCGACATATATATTATTTGTTACCATGCTATAGGTGATCCCGGTTGGATATGTACCCGCCAAAAATTTGCTTGCATTAAATGTACAATTGTTACAAAATGCATCTGCAATCTTAGTGGTGCCGCATTCAAGATAATACGTGTCTGTAGGGTTAGGTAATACCAATGGGTTAATAAAATAAAAGGAGGCATTTGTGGGGGTATCTGGAGGTATATTAATAGGGTCAATAATAATATAGGGATGATATACATTAAAACTGAAGTCAACTATTGGCGCGTCGAAATCATTTACCACATCTGCTATATACAATGTGTTTGAATATTTGCCAATGCGCCTCTGAAATAAAAAAGTAACAAATCGGAAGGACAAGTAAATTTTTTCGACAGACGAATCACATGCAACTGCAATAGAATCTTCAGATCGGTCGTATGCAATATTTATACCAAATTGAAGTTGTGATGATACAACATCTGCATAGCTTACTAGCTGTTCAATAGTATATGACGCATCAGTAGTCATACGATAATAATACGGAACTGCTTCTAAGGCACCAAATTGTTGCGTGACAATCACATACACATATCCTTGTGGATCACTACCAAGACCAGCCGTTCCGTTTGTGGCTACTACATTATCAAAATTGGCAACGATCGTGGGCGTATACGCCGGCGCGGGTAAAGGATTAATTTGGTCAATTACAATTTTGCATATTCGAACATTGGTATAACTATTACTCGGTTCTTCTATACAATACATGGTATTCGTATTAAGAAAAGTAAAACGCCCAGGTCTAAAAGTATTGCCAGAAATATCAAAATTAATATTTAGTTTTGTAGCGAAACCATCTAAGTAGTTTGGTGGAGTTATAAGGATTTTAGTGATACAAATATTACTTGCATCAGATACGTACAAATTGATAGAGGAATCTACTGCTTTGGAGTCAAATTTCAATTTTAGAGCACTTGCATAATCTGGCGTATCTCCTGTTATAGTGATGTCCCCTGTAGTAGTTCCAGTGTCATATATAGGATCTAAGCTATTCAAATCTGGAACAACCGCACGTATAGAGGGTACAGAGGTATTATAATAAGCATAATATGGTGCAGAAGCTACAACGTTTGTTTCAATGGGTCTTACATTACATGAAGCACTTGTCTTCAAATTTGGGTCCGAACTATAATTCACTAAATTACCGCCAGCCGTTAATATAGGTACATATGAAGCATCCGCTGAAATAAACATGTAGTCAATACTTTCGAGATCATAGTAGAAGGACACATCATTTGCTCCAGATATGGAATCACTATATGAATTATATTCCGTGTTTGAAATTACATCAATATTCACCTTAACGACCGCATCTATAGTGTTTCCATAGTTTGCAATGTACAAAATATTCTCACTCGGGTCTATAGTAAGCCCTTGTGGTGATTTCAGCTTAACATCAGGATTTGGAGGAGCCGGATTAAGACTTGATTCAAAACGAATATCCAATGTGTTGGTTTCGCCATTATTAGCAAGAACATTAATTACGTCGGAGACCGGATTTGAAATATATAATAATCCTCTAGTTGAATCATATACCAGTCCGGACGGGGTTTGAATGCTTGAACCGGTAGTGTTATATATGGTTGAAACGTAAGTGGTTAGATTAATCGATAAAATATTATTCAATCCGGAATTTGCTATATATAAAACATTATTAACCGCGTCAAACGCAAGACTTGTTGGACGACTAATACTTGCCCCTGTTATTGGAAGAGTGATGCCGGTTGCAATAGTTGAAGTTGTAAAGGTTAACTTGCAAATCGTATTGGATGAATAATTGGCGAAATATAGGTGTGATGGGGATGCATTGTCAAATACAAAGCCAGTAGGACTATTTAATATTACACCACTTACGTCCAAATAAGTTCCATTTGCCGAAGTATCTATAACCAAAATTTTACTATCGATGGAATTGCCAACATATAAATTATCAGAAGCATCAAATGCAATAGTTGTGGGGTTGTTCATAGAAGGGTCTGTTGTTGGATTTAGCGGGTAAAATATGACAGGTATATAACTCGGGTCGGTGAGCGTCATATTCCAAATAATGCCATACGGATAAGGATTATGACTAGGGTCATAAGGAGGCTGATTTGGCCAAGGTGCGTTATATTGAGCAGCGTATAATTTGGTATTGCTAGAATTAAGCGCAACGGACGTGTTTGGATGGATAGTATAATTACTAAACGCATCCGTGTAATAGCCGGCTGAATTTGTTCCAACATTATCATACGTAAGTCGTCCAATAAATGTGGTATTGATAGATGCGTCTACATTAGTTAATGATGCACTATAAAATATTCCTTGTGCATATGGTTTTATTGCAATACCATAAAAATAATATTCGCTATTGCTGTAGACATTACTAACGACACCATTTGATATACTGCTAATATATACATCCGTTGGCGATGATGGTTGTCCATAATTTGCAACATATATAATGTTAGTTTCATAATCATATTGAATTTCCATAGGATTATTAAATCCAGATGCAAATATGCTAGACACACCTGTGGGAGATATTTTCATGACATTATTACTAGCCGAATTCGATATATATAAGTTGCCAAATCCGTCATTGGTTACATCATTTGGTCCATTTATACCGATAAAATTATTTGCAATAATAGTTCCGACACCAGTATAATTATCGGTCAATACAATTTTTACAACAATGTTATTATCATAATCCGCAAGATACAAATTATTTGACACGTCAAAATTCATTCCCTTTATATAGCTGAAACTGATATTGCTAACATCTACAAGTGTTTCTGTTTGCGCCAATACACTAATTGCACGAATTTCAGATGAGTATGTTACAATCCCGCTCACATCGGTTGTCGTTACACGTGCTGCATAAATCAGGTTATTACTGGAATTATACGCTACACCTTGTGTGATGGCATTGTCATCATTAAACCTATAAATATTAAACAATTTAATACCATCCCAAGCAGAAAGAGTTTGACCATTTCCAATGATGATGTAATCTAGTGTTATATTTATCGACTGCTGTACTGAAGCATACGTCATGAACCCTGGACGGGCCATATTTGCCGGACCTGAATAAGGTGTAAAAAATTGTGATTGCTTTTTAAGTTCCACATCAGTTAAAACATAGGAATGATTAAATTGTGGAATATACGAAAGGTCTCTATTGGTATATATGAGAAAGTCAATATCTTGCAGTAATGCGCCAGATGGGTCGGTAGTAATAGTATAATCATTTTGCGGCATTATTAATATTTACATACATTTTAATTATTATAGGCGTCGTTGTTATCTGCCAATTCTACCTAAATATATGGAAGAGTATACACTAAAATTTAAAATTGAAACAAATACAATATTTTACAAGTAGCATAACGTACAAATTATTTCAAATGGGAATCAAACATTTAAATAAATTTTTGAGGGAAGAGTGTGCCAAGTCTATTACATGTGTGGATATAAAAGAGTTGGCAAACAAGGTGATCGTTATTGATATTAGTATTTATATGTACAAGTATCAAACCGAGGGGGTATTGATTGAAAACATATACATGATGCTGGCGCTATTCAAACATTACCAGATTATACCAGTCTTTGTATTTGATGGAAAACCGCCTATCGAAAAACGGGAGTTGTTAAAGCAGCGTTACATTGATAAAGTAGTGGCGGAGGCGGAATATAATAGGCTGAGTGCGTTACTGGATCAACCATCCACGATAACATCACACGATAAGAATGAACTCATTTCTGCAATGGACTTGCTGAAGAAGAAAATCGTATACATAACAAAAAAACAGATTGCGGATGTGAAGGCACTCATACATGCATTTGGTGCAACCTATTATGACGCACCTAACGAGGCGGATGAGTTATGTGCATTATTTGTGATTAAAAACAAGGCATGGGCCTGTATGAGCGAGGATATGGATATGTTTGTATATGGGACGCCTCGTGTAATTAGATATTTCAGTTTGCTAAATCATACATGTGTCTTGTATGATACCCGGAGTATTTTACAGGATTTGAGGATGACGCAAAAGGAATTTAGTGAGATTTGCATCTTATCAGGTACCGATTATAATTTAACCCAGAAGAACCATAATAACACGTCCGTGCAGCACCAACATACATTGAATGATGCGATGAAGATTTTCAATAAATACAGAGGTGTCAACTACTTTACCGGTTTATATGAATGGTTGCTCAATGAGAATATGATTGACTCAACAGAATATGTATATTTAAACCACATATATCAAATGTTTACAACACAGACGGAAGAATATATACGCATAGTGGATAATGTAAAAAATGTGCAGAATACTTTGGTTGTGGCAAAAGACAAGTTACGAAGTATCCTAGAAGAAGATGGATTTATTTACAGATAAAATAAGAATGATTTTTGAAATAACTTATATAAAAACATAAATATACTAGTATATAAAATGGTTACAAGAAATAAACATCGTAAAATGAGTGAAGAAGAACACATACCATGTTGTGATGAAGAGAATCACGAAGAGGGTGAGGCCGAAGAAGTGACACCTTGCTGTGCAGAAAGCAAAACTGATGAAGAGATTGATGTTGCTGCAGCCAGCGATGAACATATTCTTCTTGAAAAGCCTTGCGATGAGCCTGTAGAACAATGTTGCGGTCAAGAAGAGTGCTGTTGTGAAGAATCATCTGGCTACACTATAACTTCTTTTTTTTTGACACCAGAGACAATAGATAAAAGCATGTGTTATGCGTATTACATGTACAATGCATCGTGCATCTATTTGTTTTGGATTATGCTGCATTATATTTCGGCACAACTATATATCTATTATTGTGTTCCGCCTGGTCTATATGGTTTATTTATTTCACCTTTTTTGATTTCAGCCCCACATTGCCATGCCATTCGTTGGATCATTCATAATGGTGGCAATATGACAGACAACATGTGGATTGTCTTTGGAACTTGGTTGTGTTCAAAAATAATTGGTTCATAATTGTAGTGTTGGATTGATGAGTGTAATTTATGAAATATACTCATCAACTTATTTCTTGCTTTTACGGCTAGCACGTGTTATGGTCTTGCGTCTTGTGCTTTTTCTTCGGCGTGTGGTCTTTCTTTTGCGGATTCTACGTCGTTTCGTTTTACCGCCGCGTCTGGGTTCTTTGAACAAGTTGATTGATAATAATTCCTGCACGCTGAGCGGATTGCCATATTTATCTAGCGGTTGTTGTCCAAGTCTATATGAATTGGATGTATATGGGACCTGTAGCTCACCAAAACGGGTATATAATGGGCTGCCGCGTCGATTCACGACCTCAGTGGGGGGTTCAGGACCATGCATCATCGGCGGTGGCGTCGAGGGCACTATTCTTCGTTTTTTTCTAGCATTTTCTGCTTCATTGAACCGACGCTCTGCTTCAATATCATAGTCATCCTCCATAATAGTATCATCTGTTTCATAACCTTCATTAGTGTCACCATGAACAGACATCTCTCTGTCACTATCATCCATTTTCTTTGTTGTTGTTAAGTCATCGTATTTTCGTTTGGACATGTTATATTCTATTTAGAAAATATTATCTCTTCATAATCTCGCCTCTTCATAATTGTTGATAAACCATTCTACTGAGGATTTTATCCCTTCTTCAATAGGAGTAAATGAGAATACACCTCCAAGCCGGCTCATTAATTTGGTATTATCCGCAGTTTTCTTGTATTGTCCATCTGCAAACGAAGAGTCAAATACTATGTGTTCTTCATAATGAAATGCCCTTGCAATCAAACGCGCAACATATTCAATAGTGACTTCGTCCTTTTCAGGTACAGAGAGAATAATGTTCTCTCTATCTACCCTTTCCAAGGTCCATACGAGAAGTTTGGCTAAATCAATGGAATATATAAACTGGCGCAAAGGAGCGCCTGTTCCTCGTACAACAAATTCATCGTTTGTCAATTTGGCATTGTAGCACTTGTGAATGAGAGAAGGAATGACGTGACCATCTTCTAAATTATAATTATCATGTGGTCCATAAATATTGGTTGGAATAACGCATACAAAATTACAACCATAGTTCTCTCTATATGCTTGACAATGAATCTCCAACATTCGTTTTGCATAAGCATATGCGTCATTGGAAGTATGTGGTGGCCCGTCATGTAACATGTCTTCATTTATAGGATAAGTTGTCTTGTCTGGAAAAATACAGGTAGAGAGACAAGCCACCAACTTGTCGACCTTGTAGCTATGGCAGCACTTTACCACATTATAATTGATCATCAAATTTCTCTCTAACATGTCCACTTTATGATTCATATTCTTAAATAATCCACCGACACAAGCAGCCAAATGTATCACATAATCAGGCAGAATAGTGGAAAACATTTCCTTTGTTTGTTCCATACTAGAAAGGTCATAGTCGCTTGATTTTACAAAGATAAACTGATATTTGGATTTGTATGCAAGAGAGATATTTCGGATACCTTGCCCGACCAACCCAAACCCGCCCGTAACGAGAACCTTTTTCATTATACTATGTTTGGATATATTTTTCGTGGGTACAACTAAAATAGAACAGGTTGATGGAATAAGTATTTGAAAAATGTATATTACAAATATACATTTTTATTTGGTTTATTCAGTTTTTAGATGTTTCTGTGTATATGTTATTTTTAGTGGATTTGTTTCTTGGTTTCTTGGTTACTTTGTTGGCTTATGCGCTGGCATCAGCCTTGGCAAAGTGGGGGCTCATGTAACGCTGCAAGTTGAAGTAGGTAAGTTCCTCGTTCTTGGCAACCTTGAGAAGACCAGCAAGCTTTGTGTCAGGGTTGATCTTGCGGCCATTGGCCTTGTCCTGAAGATTGTGCTCACGGATATACTTGTTGATATCACGGGTCACCTCAGTGCGGGCCATCTCAGTACCAGCGGGCTTGGCAAGGAAGGTGGCAAGCTCATCACTGATACGGGTGGGCTTGACAAAGCCGCTAGGAGCACGAGCACCAGCCTTTCGCTTGCGCTTGGAGCTCTGTTTCTGGGCAACCTTGATGTCACGGGTCCACTTCTTCTCAAGAACGCGGTACTCGGACTTGAGTGCGTTAATGAGGGCGCCAAGCTGCTGGAGCTTGACAAGGAACTCACCGGACTGCTCCATGAGGGAGGAATCAGCCTCGGCAACAACCGCATCAGCGGCAGGGGCAGCAGCTGCAGGAGCAGCAACAGGGGCAGGTGCGGCAGCAGCGGGGGCAGCAGCCTTCTTTGCCTTTACCTGCTTTTCAGCAGCAGCAGGGGCAGCAGCGGCCACAGGGGCAGCAGCAACAGGGGTCTCAGTCTTAGTCGTAGTCTTAGTCGTCTTCGCCATCTTATAGTGTATACTAACAAGATGTTTTTAAGTGATTTAACGCATTATATTATATATCACAAGTTTAATACCATAATATCATGCTAAAGTATTTCTAAAAATATGAAAAAGAGTCATGCAACCATCCTAAAGATAACGCGGCATTTTCATTGACTAAAGTCAACGCCCCTAATACATAATATGCTCCTAAAGTTTTACTACCTTGATCAATTCCATTAAATACGAATTTTTCCAACACACTCAAAATAGATTTTCTAATTATATCAAGTTCCGATTCCAAAAATATGATATTAAAGTCAAATCCTCTAAAGGGGGATCCATCAGGCGGACAGATGGCGCGCTTGGTTTCCGGTGTAATTTGCGCCCTATAATTCCATATTTCTAAAAGTTCTCTCATAAACCGAAGTAGCATATGTCTATTCAAGCTTGTAAACCATTCAGGACAGCTGTAATTGCCGAGTGCATCAATGGCATGAAATAGCTCCATTACACGTTGTTCAATCGTCTTTTCAGTTGCAACCTCGTTAACTATATCTGTGATCTCAAGAGAGACGGGTTGATTCAATACTTTGCTTAATTTAATCAGTGTTTTTAGATTATCTAAAGCATAAGTAGGAATAAGATTTCTATTGTATGGATTTTGTATATCAGCATACCGGTCAGTCTTCTTAATTAGGTTGTAGAGAGAAACTATATCAAAGCCATAGATGAAACCATCCGTGTCTTTGTAGCTAAAAAATTGATTATTAGGTAATGATGCAAGGTCATCCATCGTAAAAAAGTCGGTATTATTTGTACATAGTGCACGATTCATGAGTGCGGGTCCGTGACATTTATTAAATGTTCTTTGAAATACACCACGATATACCTTTTGAATTTTAATAATGATTTTAGAGAGATATAGGTAGCAATATATGCGTTCAAACAATTCGTTCTTATTGCCTGATTGTTTTAGTTTATAATGTTTTACAAATAATTTAAGTTGTTCTCGGTTGTATTGATACTGAGTTAAAATATCAAAGTTATGAATGGTTGGAATAATTACATCGGTTGTCTGTAGTTTACGGAGCTTTCTAAATTTGCCCAAAGAAGGTACGCGATTTTCACATTTTTTATAAATACATTGCATATATTCATCCATATATTTCATATTTATAATATATATACAAAATCTTTTTATCTACATTTAGGTCTAAAGATATTGTTGGCTTTTTGCACGATGTGTCATTTCATTTTTTTTCAGGGAACGATAATATAAAAAAAAATTGATTTAAAGCTACGCCACGAATATATATCACACACAGAGATAATGGCAGAGACAATCGTAGACGGCACTCAATTCAACGCAGCGAACATCAAGTTCACTGCACCAAAGGCAAACGCATCCAATGGCAAGAGCGTGAATATTCTTAACAAGCATACTAACACTGGGCTTAGATTATCCACACCTCTTATGCTAACGTGGGGTGCGTCTGACTTTAAGGATGAAAAGTCGGGTTTAGGAAATGGTAAGTTTGAAATGGCGCTGCAGTTCCCATCTTCAGAGTATCCTAGTGAAGATGCTAGTGCGTTTCTTGCAAATATGCAGGCGCTTGAGAAAAAGATTAAGAGTGATGCGCTTGTTTATTCAAAGGAGTGGTTTGGTAAGGTTCATTCATCACCGGATGTGATTGATGCGTTATGGACACCTATGCTAAAGTATGGCAAGGATAAGACAACTGGTGAGTCAGATTTGTCCAAGGCGCCTACCCTTCGTATCAAGTTGCCTGTTTGGGAGGGTAATTGGAGATGTGAGATTTATGACGAGGATGGAAATACGTTATTTCCTAACCCGAGCAATCCAGTAGTTACACCAGTTGACTTCCTACAAAAGGGTATTAATGTTGCGCTTGTGATGCAGTGCGGCGGCTTGTGGTTTGCAAATGGCAAGTTTGGTATTACCTGGAAGTTGATTCAGGCAGTGGTTCAAAGACCTCGTGCTTCGTTGACTGGAACATGCTTTATCAAACTCAAGGCAGCGGATAAAGAGCGTTTGAAGGCAGCTGCTCCTCAATTGGACACGGATGCGGCAGATGGTGTTGAATCTGGTGCAATCGTTGAGGATTCAGATGAAGAAGAAGAGGTGGAAGAGGAAGAAGATGAGCCACCCAAGCCTGCGCCAAAGCCAGTTCCCGTGCCTGAACCTGAGCCTGAACCAGCCAAGAAGAAGATTGTGCGTAAGAAGGTTTAAAACAATAGAAACACTACAAAACAATAGAAACACTACAAAACAATAGAAACACTACAAAACAATAGAAACACTACAAAACAATAGAAACATAAAAATGGAATGACTTGCGTTAAACAAACAAAAGTATAAACAAAAAAATAAAAATAAGTGGCTCAGCCCTTATTTTTTCAATGCGTGAAATTCATTTTTTATATAATTCTATTATATATGAAAAATATTGAGTTCAGTAAATATTGCACACCTGCACAATTATATTTATTTTTAGGCATGGCTGGATTAATCGGCGCGTTTTTTAATAATCATAGTATGAAAACTCTTCTTACTAATGCATTATTTCTTGTAATTTGGGCCTGGGTATTGAATTGGTTGTGTTCCAAGGGATTTAAGGCCGTTTCGTGGATACTAGTCTTGCTCCCGTTTATTTTGGTCTTGTTTATGTTTTTTTTCATAAAGGATGTTAGTGTGATGAAAGAAGGATATTTTTTTCTTGAAAGAGATATGGATTCAAGACAACCAAATTTACCCTTCTCCAGACCATTTTAGATACATCCATCAAAAAAATACATTAATATTTTTAATTTTTAATTTGCCTATATGCTTTTTATATAATTATAGTATATAATGAGCAACTTTGAGTTCAGCAAATACTGCACACCTGCACAATTATACTTAGTTTTAGGCGTAATTGGATTAATCTCTGGTTTTTTTAAGAATTATGGAATAGAAACTCTTCTTACCAAGGCGCTATTTCTTGTTATTTGGGCCTGGGTATTAAATTGGCTATGTTCCAAGGGATTTAAGGCCGTTTCATGGATACTAGTCTTGCTCCCGTTTATTTTGGTCTTGTTTATGTTTTTTTTAATTAAGGATGTCGCGGTGAAGGAAGGAATACGCTTCAATCCACTCAAGGCTTACTAATCAGTTCACTATTATGAAAAATGACTAGAAAATTATAACTATATGGAATGCTTTTTATATAATTATACTATATATGAGAAACTTTGAGTTCAGCAAATACTGCACCCCTGCACAATTATACTTAATATTAGGAGCTATTGGAATTGTCATGGGTTTTTTTAAGAATTTTAGTATGAAGACCCTTCTTACCAAGACATTGTTCCTTGTTATTTGGGCTTGGGTATTGAATTTGCTATGTTCCAAGGGATTTACATCCGTATCGTGGATACTAGTCTTGCTCCCGTTTATTTTGGTCTTGTTTATGTTTTTTTTCATCAAAGATATCGTATTGGTAAAAGAAGGAGTAGACAATTATAATGCTAATGCGACTCATGGAAGGATACAGATGGAAATTGATGAAACGAGAAAGCAAATGGAAAGACAGAGCAAGCAAATGCAGGAAAGACAGATCAAGCAAATGCAGGAAAGACAGATCAAGCAAATGCAGGAACTACGTAAGAAGCAAATGGATTATGCAAAATCAGTAGTACCAACCTACAACCAATGGTAATAGTTGTAAATGTGGTTGTCCTCTAGCATAAATGATAATATCCCTTCTATGTATTATTTTTTCCTTATACATCTATAATTACACAAAAACATTTTTTATATAATTATATTATATATGAGCAACTTTGAGTTCAGCAAATACTGCACCCCTGCACAATTATACTTAATATTAGGAGCTATTGGAATTGTCATGGGTTTTTTTAAGAATTTTAGTATGAAGACCCTTCTTACCAAGGCGCTATTTCTTGTTATTTGGGCCTGGGTATTAAATTGGCTATGTTCCAAGGGATTTAAGGCCGTTTCGTGGATACTAGTATTGCTTCCGTATATTCTGGTGTTGTTTACATATTCTTTCATCAAGGATGTTATTGTAAAGGAAGGAATTGAAGGACAAAAGCCAATTCTTACACCGAAGCCTCTCCAATAAACATACAAATAAATATATTTCATATCATAAATATATTTATATCTCTATGCATTTATTTTATTGGACAAAGGTAATTTTCACATAAATCCCACCTTTAGGGAAAATATTATACATGTTGGCTTCATCGATTTCACTAACCCCTTGATTATGAATATAACAAGTCTGTATCTTTTTAAATTGCACATGCAATGGAAAGGTTTGTTTTCCTAGCTTGAACAAGACTATTGGACTATCCAAGAGAGAAATATGAAAGGGTGCGTTAATTTCTACATGCAGCGCGTTGTTTTCATCTATATACATATTTTCAGGCAAATCTGGTATGCATTGCACGATAATATCGCACCCAGAGCCGTCAAAATACACTTCATTATGCCAAAGTGGAACCAAATATGTCTTGCCATCTACATCCAATTTGTAAATATTATTTTCCAGCAAGTCGTCCAATGACGGATTCAATATATATATTTGGTCATTTTTGTATTTTTCAATGATGATTTCTCTCACAAGTTGAATCGTATCTTGATCAATGTGTAAAATGTTTCGGTACTTGGAAATAAATAGCAGGACTTCCATTGACGTATCTTTATTCATATTTTCAAACAAATGAACCGATAGTTTTTTGCAGCCATTCATAACAATCTCTTTAATAATTGGTCCCAGATTGTTTGTGGGAGATTGAAGAATGCTTTCTATGAATTTTTGTAGGATGTTCATGTAATCATTTGCTGCATCCATATTCCCCGGATCAAAGTCCTCTTCAATGTCCGTTCTAGTACCAGGACTAGAACCCACATACAATTGTAAATAGTCATATGCTTCACTAATTAATTTGAATTTTTCAGTGCTTTCTACACTATTTCCGTTTTTATCAGGATGAAATTGCAGCGCCAACCGCCGATATTTCCGTTTCAGTTCATCTAATGTAATAGGTTCATCTGCACTAATACCGAGAATATCTCTTGCGGTATTGAGGTCCATAAATTATAATGTAGAGAGAAAAGTGTCTAAATGCTTGTTGCATTGATGTTATTTGTTTGAGTTAGAGTTATTTGTTTAGGTGGTTCCATGGTGTGTTGTACCGAAAGTTCATGCACTATATTGATTAGGTAGATGAAAAAGTGCTCCATGTGATAGATGGGGCGATAATTATTATTATAATATTTGAAAAAATTGTAAAGATTGATTAGCACATTCCCGACATGCTTTGACGGAATTTTATTGTCTTGTATTAAATTCGTCACAATATACCAAACACACTGGTTAATATCCAAATTATATATCAATATATCGTACAATAAATCACGAAAGTGCAGAATCTTGAATTCCTCTAGATGCAGAATTACGTGCAATATTTTGTCGGTGATAATTTTATAGTGGTCCATTAAAAGGTCATCTGAATGCAGATTTTTTATATTCGTAATATCTGGTAAAGGAATCTTTCTTTTCTTGGATGAAGAGGTGGTAATACATTTATTGTAGGTGGTTGCAGATGGACGCGGTACGTGAATAATCTCACAACATTTAATAATATTGTCGGGTAAAAAACTAATATGTTCGCTGATAAGAAAGAAGGTGATATTAAACGAGGACATCATGTTATTTTGCATATAACTATAAAAGTTGTCCAGTAACTCGCCGTGTATCTCATGGAAATATTTACACACGATAATCCCATTTTTTTCGGGCTTGGCAGAGATAATATCTAAAATCTGTTGGTAAATTTCATGCCATAATAATTTGGAATTGCATCCTAGAATGGACATGTCCACCTCATAATGAATGTCACTTATTTTGAAGAAATATAATTGTTTGTTGTAGAGGATACTGATTTTCTTTTCATATTTTAATTCGGATGGGCTATATTTTTTGATAGAACGCAGGACTTGCGTATATTTTCCAACACCTGGAGGTCCATAAAATATCACGCTTTTTAAATGTTGGATATTATCGGGAAAATTTTTCGAAAACATATTTTCAAGTTTGGGGTGTAAATTTGTGTTTTGATTTGATGTAATATATTCTTCAAAATGGGTTTCATAGAACTTCATTATAATGAATACTTCAAATCTTTTTATATTTAAACTTATTCAAACTTAAAAATATTGCTATTTGTTACAATAAGGAAAATAATGAACCTAATTAAATCTATAAGTCAATGTAATATAAATTGTGTATATTTTTGTGAACCTATTAAAAATAATGTAATGATAAATGGAAGTTTTACACGAATATTGTATTCGTCTCATATATTTACGATGAATGGTATCTATTTAATGGTTCCACTCATAGAGGTAACATTTGAAAAGTACTATCAAAAATACAAGTGCACATTTAATAGTTATAACAACGTGAAAACGATTGAGAAATTATGTGATATTGAATCTAAATTACTACAAAAAGTGGGCGCTATCATTAAAAATAAAATACCGCAATATAAAATTCAAGAACAACTAAAGAGTTCGCATATTAAAATAATATCGGAAAATACGCTAGCATCAATCACAAATGCATCATTATTTCTATTAAAAATTTCTGGAATTTGGGAAACTGAGACACATTATGGTGTCACCTATAAATTTTCAATATTGGAAGAATAAATTATCCATCTGTAGTGGCAGAAGTCAATAGACGGGACATGTTTATTACAAATAATGCATTTATGGCGGAACACAACAATAAAAGGGTAAAATCCATATTGGCCACACGCGGATAGTCAACAGCGTCTTTGCCGCGGTAATAAATAATCGTTTGAAAAAATGTGATTATTATGGAATATGTTATGAATGAATAAACTTGATCTGATGTATGTCTTAGTTTGATTACATCACCATATGTAATAAATAAATAGATTGAGTATATTAATACAGATAATATGATAAAGAATGGAACAAGTTTTACAAAGACCATCATAGATGGTATATCTGTGCTATGAAATTTATTCCTTATAGTGATAAAAATTCCAGCACATATTATTGCATATGCTAATGCTACTAGAAAATATCCTATTATATATAAAGGTGCGCTTACATAATACGATGCCATAAATGTTATAAATAATAGTATAAATCCGGCTGTAAAAAAAGATGCTAGTAATACGGATGTCCAAGACATTTATATATAATACTCATTTAAAAAATTTTACATTTGTAAAAATTTTACATTAAATTGTGTATACACTTAAAAATATAATATCTATTATTATTATTATGAGCCGATTTAATACAAATGCTACACATCCATTAATCCCGAATGCTCAACAATATATGTTTGAATTACAATATATATCTATTCATTCTGAAGACAGAAATATACTGAAATACCCAAATGCAAGTGAATTTGAGATTGAGCTTCCCCAGGATTACTTAAATGTACAAGGGTTTAGACTTGCTTCAGGATATTTTCCATTTAGATTGTATACTTTTTCTGAATCTAAAAAAAATAATAAGATGTCATTTAAACTTACAGAATTATACAACCCAATTGGTCGCGTGCCAATTGATTATTTGCAACTTGCAATTTTTAATACCTTGTACAATTATATTGACAATTACACTATTACAATAGAAGATGGCTATTATGATGCAGAACAACTTGCAACTGAATTAACAAATAAATTTAATACTGCGGTTACGTCTCTTTTATTAGGTAGTAGTTCTACTTTATCTGATGGTGAAAAATCATCATTAGAAGGATTAGGTGGATATACAGATTTTGTAGTTGCCTATAATAAAGTATCTAGAAAATTGTGGTTTGGAAACAAAAGTTCAGGATTTACATTAACAAATACAAATGTTGCTACATATGAAGAATATAATTTTAAGTGTACCGCATCTGGAACCATTCCTGATTTTAGTAATTGGGGATTACCTGGTTATTTAGGATTCACAAGATGTAATCAAGACTCTATATTGATGGTAGATAGAAATGAGTGTCGGTTTTATTATGGTGATATTAAACCTGGTGATAATGGGTATTGGTTACTTCCCAATACTTCATTAGTTGGTGCTAATGCGTATTATATAGAAGCACCTATGCAATTAAATTTAAATGTACCTGCTTATTTTTATATGGAAATCAAATTCTTAAATTTCATGGATGAAACATCGCCCTATAATTATAGCGCGTTTACACGGGAGACCAATTTAACAAATGGAATAGTAAAGTCTGCATTTGCCAAAATTCCATATAATAACACGTATTATGACATACAAGATACGCCAACATCTTATGCTAAAATTTATAATCCTCCTATGGAACGTATTCGTAGATTGAGTATTAAATTCCGTAATCATGATGGGTCGTATGTTGATTTTCAAAATGCAAACTATTCATTCACGTTAGAATTTACATTATTCCGTCCACAAAATCTAAAGGTCTATAACATGTATATTCCGGAAACAATATCAAATACCTTGTAAGTAACCGATTTTTAGTAAAATATAATATATTTAATAATATATATTATATGAGTAAGCAAAATAGTAGAAAACATAGTAGTAATAAACATACTAGTAATAATGATAATAGTGAACAAACTTTATTTCAAATTAAGGCCGATCTAGATAAGATACAGGGTTGGCAATGTCTTCAAAAGGATGCTGAACGTAGTGAAGCACAGGATTGCACCATTAATGTGCTTCATTTATTAAGTATTATTCCTGATAGGTTATACGCCGAAAGTATAGCTTTATTTAAAAATATAACTAAAAGCGGTACTACGAATGCTGAGATTATTGAGTATATTTCCAAATACATGAATGTTCGTGGCGTAAAAAAATACATAATTAGTAAATGCGAAGAAGTTGATGTAAAATCTAAATCATATGAAAAATGGTTGAAAAATTTATCAACATATTTAAAACCAAATCATGCTACAATATTTAACATGGCTTTATCTAAACCAAACCCAAAAACAATTGGTCATACCATACTTGCATATATGACCAATGACAAACAATTATTTTTTTTGGATCCACAACAAGAAAAAATATTAAACGTATCAGATATCACTGACATGTTCGAAAAAGGCAAATATAATGTATTATGTTTATTTTTTAAAGACTCAAAACAGGAACCATTAACAGATGCGCCGAACCCAAAAAAACATAAACGGGCTGAGACTAAGCATACTATTCGTAAAAAGTCTAACTTCTCATCATCAATATCGAAAAAAAGGCAAAGACATTCAAGCTCAAAAACAAGTAGAAGTCGTAAAGAGCGGTCTGGTACATCAATTATGGATAAACTTAAAAAGTCATTACGTTTGTTCCTTACAAGAAACAAAAAAAAACGCAGGGCTATTATTCAAACTAAGCGTCGTAATTATCATATCCCTCAGAGTGATATGCAAATATCTAAACCTAGCAGTCCAAGTGACATGCAGGTCTCAAGGTAAGCCATTTTGTTATTTTTATTTTTTATTTTTTTATTTTTTATTTTTCTATTTTTGGAGGTAGTCTCAAATAAATTCCTTCCAAAAATCCTTTTTAAATTCTTTGAAAATATTCCAATCGATTCTAAATGATGAGAATATACAACTCTGAATAATTTTATCAAACTTATCACTCTCGATCACCTTACATATATTAGCGGCTTCATCTACGTTATCCACACGGATTGCCATGGCGCCATGTGTCATGCCATACTTGCCTTCCATATCAATAATTGGGTTATAAATGCCACTTTCTCCAAAGATGACTTTGGATATTCCAAAGTGTCCTCTGTCATTTACGTTACTATACATGTATCTAGTACCACTTTTAGGGGTGGAATGAATACAAGGGTACTTGAACCCGGCACACTCTATAGATGATACTCTATCTTTTTTATCAGCGCCGTAAGCAGTTCTATCATACATTATAGGGCATTTTTCATCATTATCTCGGGCTAATATTTTATTTATTTCTAATATATTTGAATTAGGTAGCCAAGACAATTCACCGAGATTGATTTCATTTTGCTTGCCGTCTTCATCAATCACAATAGTATTCTTGTATTGGGGCTTTTTTTCAATTAAATACCAGTCATATCTTGTTCCACAATTAAATAATTTCTGTCCATCCTTTATTCCATGCATTTCCAAATACACCATTTGATTTTGTTTCGTCATTAGTTCGAACATTTTTGTAAATTTTCCTCGGTCGGTGTTGGGTTTTCTCCAACCTGGTGGATGAACGAATAACAAATAGCCATTGGGTAATAACCATTCGTTAATTGATTTCCTTGTGAAATCTTGCCAAATAGTATTGCCTGTTCCAGTATCACCACTTGAATTGTATGGAGAATTACCACAAATACCTTTAAAGCCGTCAATATTCCATTTATTTTTAATGTCTAACTCAAGACTATTGCCAGTATTGTGGTGAAATTCGAAATCTAATTCTTCCAGCCCACAATAGCTTTGGATATGGCATTTCAAAATTTCTGTAGTAATGAACACATTCAATGGGGTTAGGTCTGCATAATATATACACTCGGTCATGATAACACGGCATCGTTCTATCTCGTCAGGATACATCTCCGCAAGACCTTTATAAAATCGATCAAATATACCCAATACGAAATTTCCTTTGCCACAACAAGGTTCGAATACTTTATTCGGCGTCTTCCAAAACTCGGTCGGATATGTATCCAACATATTATCGACAAATTTGGAAGGTGTTGGAATTTCTGCATTACGTTTCTTTTCCTCACTCGTAGGGATAAAATGCTTTTCAATTAATTCTCGTAGTTTATGCCAAGGCGCTATGCTATAAATCTCACGAATATTATTAACAATTTCTGCATTATTATCTATGATATTATTCATTATATTTACTATCATATTATATTTCTCTTTATTTACATCAATTTTTTTATATTCTAAGAATGAAAGTATTAAATTATCTGTTTTGCAGTTTGTAAATATTTCTTTAAAATCAAATATCTTGTATGATTTTGATATCAGACCTAAATACGGAAACAAATATTTGCATAATTCAAGGGTTTTATTTATCAATAAAAGGTCATCGTCTTCTACGTCATTGTCACTATTAACATTGTCATTTCTGTCATCTCTGTCATTATCTGGCATATCAATCTCAAACTTGGTTGTATCACCCTTGGGGCAGTCTTGCTGTTCTCCTTCTATATCGGTGTTTATTTTTTTTGATGGGGCTTTCATGTCCACGATCATTTTGGTTAGTATTTCACGCATATCATCATTGCAATTTAAATTTTCTAAGAAGGGCGTATCGTCTATTTCTTTCATAATATTTTCAGCTTCTTTTTTATAGTAAGACATGATCTCGATAGTTGTCATTTTTCCATTATTAATTTGCTGTGGGTCAAATAGGAATATGTTGTGTTCAAATAAATAATACAATATTTCTGCGTTTGTTTTTGTTGTTTTGGTATTTCTTCTGTGTTTTTGTATAATATCAATCAAGTATAAATATGTTCTTTGAATATTCATATCTACATTGATTCCAATTGTTTTTCCATCCGCCTCAGTTAAAGCTCTTGAGAATCGTTGTTTTTGATTATCCAAATTATGACCATCGTCCAAGGATATAGTCACGTCACAATCGTGATATGTAATGCCGACGCTGCCTTTATTTCCTAATAATAGGATGCATCCTCTTTTACGTTCGGTTTTTGTTTTATTCATGATGGATTGAATATATTCGTTATACTCTTCTTTAACATTTCCAGTGTCCTCAGTTGAATTAGAATATTCGATATTGTAATCGTTCCATAAGTTATGCGTTTCAATAAAATTCTTTAATGTTTTTTGTAGTAATGAGATGGTATTATTTCTGGTGTGTGTAGGAAGATACATGATAAATAGCAATGGATGGTCTGTAGTGGATTTTCTTGACCCACGACTGGTTTGAGTATATTCAATCTGTTTCATAATAGTATCTTTTCTCATTTGATTTTTAGAAATGATATATTCAAAAAGCCCTTTTAATATGTCAATACCATCATTTTCTTTGCACAACTCAAATTCTTCCGCATATTCCACCTCACCTTGTTCATTTACAACTTGTTTTAATGCACACAACGAACCCCAATTATAACCAAAATTGGTTCCATGCTTGGTGTTATATGTGTTGATTTCATCAATTAGTGTCTGAGGAATGGAATGTTTCATTAATATTTGAGTAGGATGTCTTGAATAGTCTTGATTCAGTGCTCCATTTTCGAAACATTCTGTAAATACGCTGCCATGTCGATTCACCATGTATTCAATAATACCCTCTTTATTTTGTACTTGGGGCTTAATTAGCTCTTTCATATGTGCTTCATCCTCAATTTCCCACTCATAAATACAAGAGGAATGAATACCATAATATCTTCTTGTTTTGTCTGCGGTGCCAGAGGCAAATATGTTTAACTTGATATTTTTACGGATTTCATCTACGTCACTATCCACCTCTAAAATATCTGTTCTGGTTTTATCCGTAGAACCGCCCAGATGTGCCTCGTCTGTGAATATAGCGTCAAATCCGATTTTTCTTAAATATTCTTTTTTTTGATTTTTATTTACTTTTAAATATTCTGTACTGCAAAGGGCAATTCCGTTAAATGTCTCGTCAATCGTATCAAAATCTGATTGTAATTTGTAACGAATATTTTTGAAATCAATGTATTCTTCCAAATCTTTCATAAAACTATTGATGGTTTGTGGAACCGATGTCATAATCAAAATTTTATTGTATCCGTTTTCTAACAAGTATTTGCATAGTAATAACATGGAAATGCTTTTGCCGCTCCTTGGTTTATGAGCAATACACCACATTTTGTGTTTATTTGTCAGTAATGAATTTATAAATTTTAATTCTGTCATATGCTGATGCAATTTTTTTGTCAAAATCTTTCTGGGTGATAACAGGTATTCCGCATTAATGAAATCAATAAAGTTATCGATATTTAACACGTTACTTGAAAATCTTTGGCAAAATACATCCAGTGCTTTTATAATGGATTGCTCATCAAATAGCAACCCATTTTCAATAACTTTATCGTGAATTTGTTTATCAATATTTAATTTGTTTTTATATTTATGTTTTTCGACTACCTCTTTATCTTTAACGATTAATCCAATTTTGTAATCATCTGTGATACCCTGTTTAATAATAGTATTATCTATCTTGGATACATCCGTTTCGCTGTATTTATTTTTATATTTAATAGTAAACAAGATATAGGTGGACTCTTGTTTAATCGCCATATCTACGATATTATTTCCTCCTCCGTCCACTTTCACCTTCAGCAAAGCATTGATATTTTTTATTTGTTTTAAATTTTGTAATTGTCCATCATAAATTGCAGTATAATGTATGTTTTCCATGCATTTTAAAACGATTAGTAATTGACAAATCGTTTCAAAAATCCATCCTTGTCTTCGTTCATCAGATGCCTCTTTATTTTCTTTCATGATCAAATCAAACAAATCCTTACCTGATAAGTTTGTATTTGACAACATATTTTCCAGTACATCCTTACGAAGAACCTGATTAATAAAAGGACTATGTGGAGTGTTGGGAGTATTGTTTATTTTTTTTTGTTTTTTAATAATAATCATAGTCTCTTCTTCTACGCTCATTTTCAAATCTGTACTATCCGTACTTAATATAACGTTATCATTATAAGTTATTCAACATTTTATTTCAATTTTTTTTAAGTATGTTTTATTGAATATGTATACGTTCGTTCTCTTTTGAATATTATTGTGCATTGCATATTTATGAGTATAACTTTTTCTACGTGTTGGTATAATTTCAAAGCAAAGTTTGATCTATCAACCTACAAAAATTGGATACATAATATGTTGGTAAATGTAAACAATTATAACTTGGTTATTTATACCGACGAAAAGGGGTGCAGCTTATTTCAGCCTTATCTACATTCTAAAATTAAGGTAGTAGTTAAACCCTATGAGAATTTCTATACCTATCAATTTAAAGAGGATTGGATACGTAACCATAAATCCAATGTATTATTAAATAATAGTGTGGACTGGAAAGTAAATATGCTTTGGTCAGAAAAGATTCATTTTGTAAACGAGACTATAAAACAACAATATTTTGTAACCGATTATTATGGTTGGTGTGATATTGGGTATTTTCGCGGAAGAAGTTGTGATTTAGATGTACATACTTTAAAAATGTGGCCTTCACCCGGTAAAATAACTTTGTTGGCCAAGGATAAAATATATTATGCTCTTGTAAATAATGACGATAAGTTTGTAAATTATATATACAATATAGTGAATAATAAAACTGCAGAGGGGGTACCATCCCAGCCTATTCCGCCGTATCAATGCACTATTGCTGGTGGATTTTTTATATTACATCATGACAATATGAATTGGTGGCATACAACATACTACAATAAACTAAAATTATATTTTGAACATAAACAACTCGTGAAGGATGACCAAATAATTTTGGCAGATTGTATATTTTCAAATATCCAAAATTTTTGCTTATGTGTAGAACAGAATCCTCAGTTTGATAATTGGTTTATGTTTCAACGTCTTTTATTGTAAAGTATACCATGGTGTAACAAGTATACCAAATATAATAATATAAAAATAATTCAATATATTAAATCACAACATGATTAGCATATTGATGCCTATATATAATGGTATTGAATTTATCAACGACTCTGTAATGTCTGTGATTGAACAGAAATATAAGAACTGGGAATTGATTATTGGTATTAATGGACATCCGCCCAATTCAGAGGTGTTTTGTATAGCACAAAAGTATGCAAGCATACATCCAAATATCCGCGTATATGATTTTGTGGATAGTAAAGGTAAATCCAATACATTGAATGAAATGCTTAAATATTGTAAATATGACTGGATTAGTTTATTGGACGTAGATGATATATGGTTGCCTGATAAATTAGAAAAGCAAGCACCTTACATGTCAAATTATGATGTTATTGGTACACATTGCCGCTATTTTGGAAATCTTAACATTTGTCCTAGTATCTCTTTAGGTGATATAAGTGCGTTTGATTTTCGTAATGTGAACCCGATGATAAATAGTAGTTGTTTAATTAAGAAGAAATTATGTGGGTGGGATGCAACCTATGATGGAATTGAAGATTACGACTTGTGGTTACGTTTATGGCAAAAAAAATGCAAATTTTACAATGTAGAGGATATACAAGTATTACATAGAATACATTCAACGAGTGCATTTAACGCAAAGGGAAATCATATTGATGTTGCCAAGTTAGTTGCCAAGTTCAGGTAACGTTTGCGTTGTTGATGAATTTATATTTTTTTTTATAATGTAATTACATAACATTATAAAAAAACAGAACCAAGATTTTACATTTTATGTGTTTGTTTCTTACCGCGTTTTCTGGATTGTTTGGATTTTCGTCTTTTAATTAGTCTTCTTTTTTGCATACTCATACGGGCACGTCGTTTATGGGTGAAACTACGTTTTTTCACGTGCATGTGTTTTCTATTTCTTTTGCCGCCCTTATATAATATTTCAAGACCTTCATTATAAAAGTCAATATCGGTATTGTTATCACCTCCTATCATATTGTTTGTTGAATTATTTGTCAAGACCTTTTTCTGTTTATTGATCAAATAACCTACTCTAACTCGTGACATAAATTCATATGATCCGTTATTCAAATAAGTAGACATGTCATCTAGGGAGAGAAACATCATCAAAAAATTTATTAGTATTTCGCTTGGTTTAAACATCATAACCTGATTGGTTTCAATAAGTGGTTTATAAAAATAGTTAGAAGAGGATATAGTTCCCGTCGTAAATCTTGGCACAAATATAAATTCCATTGAGCTTAAATTATTTGTTTTATTGTTTAATAACAAATCGTAATACGTCTTATTATACCCGGGCATCGTCTTAGGATTGTATATCACTTGTTTGCCTTGTTTCAATAATTTAATAATTAAAGATATAATTTTTGCATGATTATATTTGGTTGGGTCATCTTCTTTCATAAATTTTGTCAAATCATTGATTTCTATTAGGCTGTTATTATCCATGGAGACCAAAGCTAGATCATTAACATTCATTTGTGATGAGCGTTGTATATTAATTTCGGCAACCTGATTATACGTCAAACTATTATCTTGCGGATACTTGATATTACCAAATTTGTCGTCATAGTTTGTGATATAAAGGGGTTGTTCATTTTCTGCAGGATTAGATAAATTCACAAACCCTTTTTCAATCAAAATATTGTTTCCATCATTCATATACTGAACACCTGACATATAATCTAAATAAGATTTGAATGTATCTACCATATCCTTTGTTGGAAACATCATGTATTCATGGAATTGTTCCGATACGGGGTCAATATTTTCCTCCAAATACTCGTAGAATTTCGGCGTACGACTGCTTGCTGCACCTCCACCAGTTGCAGTATCTTCTGAAGTCAAACATTCTGGGTGCTCTATAATAATACTCTCTGTCATCTTATATTTATCATAGTCATATACCAAATCCAACATTCTCTCGTCATAGTCTAAGCTAAGCCATAAATATTCAATCGGTAATTGAATTATTTTCATCGAACACAGGAATTTATACGTATTAAAGACAAGTGAAAGGATTCGATTGTCTGCCTTTCCAACTTGGTAAGATTTACTTGCCTGTTCTATCCATTTACTAATAAGTTGTTTCGATTCAACCGACTGGGAAAACATCATAGTACCGCCAGATGTTTCAAACGTGTATGGATCGTATGTTATACTTTCTTCCATTTTCCAACTGGAACGTGGGTCAATCCACCAGCCACGAGCCATAAAATCCACATCTGGTAAATCAAATATTTTTGGGTACTTTCTAATAAACATATCGCCATCAATATACAAGACCGATCTATCACCAACTGCTGCAAGCGCTTTCCTAATAAATAATGGTTTGGCGTTGATAGCCAATTGATACCCGCCAGGCATTGCAAATTCGGGGTACTCGACTGCCATGTAATTGCATTTAAATTTTGTACATTCGGCTTCCCATTTGGCTATCATTTCATTAAAAGTTATAGGATTTAAGAATCTGAATTCTTTATATAAAATTTCATATATGGACATGCCATTAAATTCAATTAGTTGTGGATTTGTATAACTTCGTTTCGTATTTAATTGTGTCTTAATGGCAGCATTTTGAGTTTGTATTATATTATTTAATTGTTTTATTTTTTCCAAATAATCTGCCTTTTCATCTGGTGTAATCTGTTTAGATTTAGAGCGAAAACTTGTTTTTAAAGCGGTAACCCTGTTATTTGTATCAAAAATAGATACGCAATTTTGTTTAATAATAGATATAACTTCAATCATTATAATCGTGAACATTCGTTCGGTATATTCTTTATTTTTGTATTCAAAATCGGCAGGTACTTTATTTCGTTGTTTTAATTTTTCTAATTGCATGGCTGCATTCCTATCTTTATTTGCTTCATTTGGTAAAATACCTAAATGTTCAAAAATCATATTATTATATGCGTCGGTTGTGTTATTAATGATACGTTTGAATTCATCCAACCCCATTACTACCCTTTCTAGAATATTGTATATCTTTGGCACATTATTTATATTTGGTGAAGACCCAAGTGTTTTAATACATAATTTCTGGACTTGCGTAACAATTTTCTCAAAAAAAGAAATACATGGTCGGCTTGTATTTTGATTCATTCTACCACTTCCCCACCAATATGTTGCAACGACAAAACGACTGGATTCATTAATAATGGTTGGATGTATTTCTTTATTATTAATAATACTATTAAGATTATCCAGTAAACTCAGTGAACCCATAATATATATATATATATATAGATATATTATAAAAAATGCTATAAAATGCTATAAAAAAAATATAAAAAAAGTAAAAGGCACATATCAACACCTTGTACATTTTCAATATGGTTTCACATAAATTCTGGGTTCCAACCATTATGGCCGTCTAAAAACTTTTCTACGAAGTCGTCTGTTTTCCTTGGATAATTATACGTGGCGTGTTCAAAATCTATGATCCACACCTTGTTGCTGTTTTCTATGAAATTATATCCAGTAATATCAACGTACAATATATCGTGATCATACAATGTTTTAATTATAGCGCGTATTTTATCAAACAACTCATTGTCAATATTTTCTGCGGAAGCTCCATAATAATCCGATACATTCATCGTGCCTACTCTTACCATTTTCATTTGTTTTGTTTCTTTATTATAACTTTTTATTTTTGGAATATTCACTATATGTAAATTATAAACCAATTTATGCATTTTATATTCACAAAGAGATACATTCTCTTTTGTATAATATACGTCTTCATCCTTTACCTGTTTTGGACCCATCTTTGGTATATATATATTGTTTATACTATTATAGGTCTAATAGTAAAATCATTTCAATTTTAAATTGGTCATATATTATACACTATACGTGTCGTAAATCCATTGACGCAAAAGTGTGATTTCACACGTGGTATAATCAAGCTTACAATCTTTCAGCGCCAGGAACTGCGGTTTTCTCATTTTGGCCGTCTTGTAAAAAATATAGTCGCCGCGTCTACTATTTCGTATTGAAATCTCGTCAGTTACTTTGCGCACGGCGTTGCCAGATTGTTGCAAGACCTCCACCACATCCTCAAAACTAATGTTTTCAATGGGACGATTCCCAAAACATTTCAGTGATTTGGTTTCTGTGCCCCATAATGCATAAATGCCAAACTTACCCTTTTTAAGCACGACGTCTTTGTCTTCATATTGCCCTAAACAGAATTCGTTGGGATTAGCGGTGGTTGTGGGTGTAGAGAGAATTTCTCTCAACTCATACTCTCCCCGTTCTAGTTTATGCACATCCAGATTCTCATTAACTGGTTTGAAGGTTGTCTCGTTTGAAATAGTGCATTTGACAACTGGGCCGTGTTTCCCGATGATATAGGTATGATGCTCGTCAATCTTGAATTCAATCTTGTTTTTATGGGTTGTTGTGGTGGATGTGGTTGTGGTTGTGGACGGCGTATCTAATTGCGTAATTAGTTCGTTGATTTGATCTAAACATTCTTTGCATATATTTTGCCATGCCACATTAGAGCCCGTTGCAATTGTGTCCAATCCATCCTCCATTTGTTTGGTATAATTATAGTCAAATAAAGGGGCAAAGTATTTTTCAAGAAAATCAATGACGATTACGCCCAACGGCTGAATGACCAGTTTGCCGTGTTCATTGCCAAATTCTCTCGTGGTTTCTATTTCAAATATCTCTTCCCCTTCCAATTCAAAATCTTTGCATACTATCGTTTTGCCTGTAATGTTCTGCTTTTTTACATATTCGCGCTCTTGAATTTTTTCTACAAGCATTGAAAAAGTAGAGGGGCGTCCAATTCCCTTTTCTTCCAACAATTGTACTAGTCTGGCTTCTGTATAGTGTTGTTTGGTATCCTTCATCGTGAGCTGTGATTTAATCTTGGCATATTTTATTGCGGATTTTTGATAGTTAGAGAGAACATGATAGTTTCTCTCGTCTTCGTCGCGGGCTTTATTGGCCACGGCCATCCAACCAAGAAGGCTCAGTTTTTCGGCGGTGTGTGTATATTGACACTTTAATGGCGCCTGAATTATGGCTTTTATGGAATAGAATTCGGCTGGGGACATACACGACTCTAATGTGGTTTCCCAAATCAACTTGTACATTCGTTGCTCTTTAGAAGTGAACTTGTCAGGTAGCTTGTTGAGAGAAATATCCGTAGGACGAATCGCTTCATGCGGTGATTCTTCGCCTTCTTCTTCCTTTTTGTTTGCTGCTAATGCCGGTTTGTTTGACGCATCGTAATGTTTCATTATATAATCTTGTATATTCTTCAAAAATTCAGCACAATAGGTTTGGCTGTCTGTACGCATATACGTAATGTATCCGCCTTCGTAGAGGGCTTGGCATATTTTCATGGTTTCTTTCGGTGAAATATGAAGTTCATTGCTGGAAACCTGTTGCAACCTGGAGGTATTCAAGGGTACAGGCGGTTGTTTATATGTCTTGGAAGGTTGTGTACAAGTGAATGTGTGAGAGAAGGTTGTTGACGCGTCTAAAAATTCAATCATGTCGTCTTCCGTTTCATGGTGTTTATTCAAATCAAATGCAATCGCCCTAGAAAATTGGAAAAAGCCAGTGGTGTTGTATATTTTCTTACCAGGATGTTTTTCTATTTCTTGTTGATTGTCATAAATTAGTTTCAGCGCAGGTGATTGACAACGTCCTGCAGAGAGAGACTGATGAGATATGTATTTCCATAGAAGGGGTGATATTTTGAACCCAACAAGTAAATCCAATATTTGGCGCGTTTGTTGCGCATACACGACATTCATATTAATCCGCGTGGGATTCCTTATTGCTTGTTGTAGTGCGGTCTCCGTAATTTCGTGGAAAATAATACGCTTGGTTAGGGCCGGATTTAGATCAAATAACATGCATATATGCCATGCAATGGCCTCCCCCTCGCGGTCATCATCCGTAGCCAGCACCACTTCGCCCGCTAAGGCTATCTCCGTTTTTAGAACCGATATTTGTTTCACCTTGTTTTCACAAATAGAATAGATCGGCTTGAAATCATTTGTAAAATCAATATGGTTGAGAGAAGGCAATTCGCGCAAATGACCGAAACTGGCAACGCATTTATAGCCTGGGCCCAAATAGCCCTCAATCTTTTTACATTTAGATGGGGATTCAACTATCACTAATGTGGTAGATGGTAATACGTGTGATTTCACCATATATAATTATTAATTATAATGATAATATATGTTTAAGCATTTTTCATTCGTTTGAATTGTTTCCAGGAAATTTCCACGGGGTCTTCGCGTACGGGTGCTGGCGTATCTGCTAGTGCATGTTCCTTGTCCAACTTCTCCGCCTTCTTCAGTGCACTATCAATATAAATCTTTTTCAAGAGCGTACCCACCATAAAAGAGCCTTCGTGTTGGTCCACCTTTCCGTCTTCAATTTGTTTTAATACATCCAAAAATTGATACAAAATCTGTAAGTCAATCTCGTCCTTGCGTATTTTATTGTACAAGTCGGTGTAATAGTTGAACAAGAAACTGCATTCTATCATACACTCCATGTTTAGCTTTTCTTGGTCATTTGCGTACAATTTCTTCAGTTCTAGAAGCTTGGCAATGTCCTTCTTGAAGATGTCACTATGCTTTAGCTCACGAATCAAGCTGGTTTGGTCCTCCGCATTATTTGCCTTGATCATATTTTGCAATTGTAGGCGTGTTTTATCATCCATTTGTATTGGTTCCATATTTATTAAGTAAATATGTTATTTTTATATTTGTTATTTTTATATCTATTTATCTATTTTCCTATTATTTTTATTATTTAAATTCTAAATATATTATATCACATGTCAACAAACAAACTAACTCTTGGTGATAATATGACTTATCAGGTGGATCCCACTATTCCTCAAAGTATTCAACAAAGTGCAGCACAAATCAATGCAAAGACCTCAAATCATGTTGCGTTAATTAATGCGACTAAAGGCGGACGCCGAAAGCGGCGGGGTGGTGGGGCCGCGGACAAAATAGTAGTTGCCCCATTACCTCTTGGTGCAAGTAGTGCGAATTCTCAACAAAATAATGTTGAGTTAACTAAAATGTTTGCAAATGCAGTAAATGCATCAACCTATGATAGTGCAGTGACGCCGCCTCCACCGAACCCGCCAACGCCATTTGTAGGAGGCAAAAAACGCAGCCGTCGTAAGTCAGGAAAAAAAATGTCAAAGCGCAGAGGTATCAAATCTAGAAAAAGCCGAAAATCAAAAAAATCAAGAAAATCAAGAAGATGAAACTGAATGAATACGATATTAATATAAATTTTTTCAAGAAATATATATTAATAATATAAGTATGCCAACAGGAAGTGCCTGGATTAATTTTATATATATAAATACGGCGTTTATATTGCAAATATTTGCCATGCAATATTTCGTAAAAATAAAAGAAATTAAGGACAACTGGCCAAAGTATAGATGTAATCCCATGTACATGCCATTATCAGATGATATATCCACCGACTTTGTCTATTGTGTCCAAAGTATGCAAACAAATTTTATGGGATATCTATTGCAGCCGATCAATTATATATTAAATGGGTTGTCTAGCATTACTGGTAATTTTATAGGTGATATTTCGAATATTCGTAATATGTTTAGCTATATAAGAGACCAGATTACTAGTATAATTGGCGGTGTATTCGGGGTATTTGTAAATATTATTATAGAATTTCAGCGCATAACAATAGCAATCAAGGATATAGTTGGCAAAATAGTTGGCATGACCATGACGTTGATGTATATTGTAGACGGGTCCATGAAAACTGTTAGAAGTATGTGGGCAGGGCCGCCGGGCATATTAGTGAGAGCCGTTTGTTTTTGCCCTTCTACCAAGTTAAAATTAATGGACGGCACTATTAAGAAAATGAAGGATTTAAGTTTAGGGGATGTATTGGAAAATGGAAGCAAGGTTCATTCGGTAATGAAGATAAGCAACTATGCCAACGAAGTATATTACAAGTTCTCAGATAAAGGTGTCAATGGGAAATCTATTTATGTCACGGGTTCACACTTGGTACAAGATGCCGAGGGTAAGTTTATTCAAGTGAAGAACCATCCTGACGCGGTCATTGCTAAAAATAAAAAGGTGAAGTGGTTTAGTTGTTTGATTACAGACGACCACAAAATGAAGGTAGGTGACATGACATTTTGGGATTGGGAAGATGACGAGCATTACAAGAATAAATTTTGAATATCGTGTGCTATCTTTTAGACCCTTGGTAATTTCAAATGCCCGATTTAGAGATATATTTTTTTCTAATTATACACTATAATGGAAAGTGGTCTAACTATGTTATTTCATTCAGTAGTAATTGGATTTTTTTTGTATATTTTTATGATTTATGTATTAGGACAAAGACAAATAGTAGCTGAAAATAGAAGTATACTTATAGCTGCGTTTGTATTGATATACATGATAATATTTGGGCATGGATTGCCTACACGAACAAATAAAAATTTGTTTTAATTGAAAGTGTAAAAGGATTTATGTAGGTAGTATTTGTTGTTGTGATGGAGTTACTAATTTATTTTTTATTATATAAATAGACGAAATTGTCAGCAATAAAATTTCAATTGAAGATCTCGTAATCATAGGTACATCTTTATTGATGACGTTGTAATACAACCACATAGTAGATGAAGAAATACTTAAAATACAAAATGTTAACGATAAACTATTTGTACTTTTATTTTTATAGAGTAAAAACATAAAAATAAACCTAGCAACAACAGATATAGATGTTGCCGTATAAGGCAAAAAGCTTAGATTATTATCATTCATTAACAACATATAACAATATATTTTTATATACTTCGTATGATATAATAAACGACGTATATGATACTAATTTCAGGATATGACACTTTGCATATTATAGATTTTCTTCATGTATAATATGGATATGGATATGGATTCTATGGACATTGAAGAAGAACCAAAAATATATGAAACTGGACAACAATGGTTCCCACTCGGGCGTACAAAAACCCCAAATAGGGTGCTAAGGACATCACCTATTACGAAGGCATCTGCATCAGCACCTAGACCCAAGACGTCGTACCAGGTTGGGGAATATATACCGCCACTTTGGAAATCCCCTGGGTCTTCTGCAACGGCAACGTATATCACTGGAATAAAGAATACGTCGCCTATAATAACACCGAACCAGATGTACGATCATGTGTTAAATCGACCCTTTAGCCCGATACAGCTCAATACTAGTTTGAATACTAAACCGGTTGAGAGTAATGTTAAAATTATTAAGCCCATTCCGGTAATTGCTCCGTCAAATAGAGATAAATATGGACGTCCTACTACGTACAAATCATACAAAAGGTCATTAGCGGCCGATACAGAAGACCGCGATAATGGTTGGGGAATTTATGACAAGGATTTTTATGGTGGCAAGAAACGAAGAACCCGTAAAGCTGTGCGTAAAGCTCTACGTAAAGCTGTGCGTCGGTCACGGCGTGGCAAACGATCGGTTTCACGACGACGACATAAAACCCGTAACTAAATGTTTATTGTTCTGCATTTAGGAAGTGATGACATATGCAAAGAAAATTCTGTAAATGTAAATATCAAATGCCCAGTTCAACTTATTTGATATTTATAGTTTAGTGAATGGTTCTTTTATTATAAACATATTATATGGATAAAACTATTCTAGAAAGTGCACATAAAGTAAAAAAATTATATAAGAATTTAACATATTTTGACCAATACGGGACATCCATCATATTGTTTATTATCTTATTGACTATTTTATTTTGGGTGCACGGATACTACACGATCATGGCAAATGTTCAGCCAATCAAGGACAATTGGGTCAAACATCGATGTGACCCAAAGGTGATTCCTTTTGCAGGGCTGATTAATAAGCCAGATAATCAAACCGCCACCGAATTTACACAAGATAACTTCACGCAATGTGTTCAGGATATGCTTAAACCTGTTACGCAAAAGGCGGTTAGTCCTTTTGACTATATGACCCGGTCATTTTTAGCCGTTTTTGGAGTTATTCTAGCTGCGATTCAGCGTGTTCGAGAGATGTCAAGCGTATTACGAGACCAATTTGCTGTCATTGCAGAGAATATCATGGGACGTCTTATAAATTTTATCGTTCCAATACAGCAAATTGTAATGGCTATAAAAGATTCGATGGCAAAAGTGGTTGGCGTCATGCAAACTAGTATAAATACGGGTGTAGGGTCTCTCTTTGCCATAAAGTCCCTTTTAGGAGTAATTGTCACGAGCGCGATACAAGTATTACTTATTTTGCTTGCGGTCTTGATTGCGCTGATTATTATCATGGTAATAGTATTCTTTTTCTTGCCGGGCTATTTCTTCTATGTGGCTGGACTGGTGGGTACATATTCAACCTTTTATATGACTATCGTTGGGTTGTTAATGTTTATCATTGCCTTTTTGCAAATTAATTTAGGAATACAACAGGTCGGTGTGATTCCTGGACTTCCTGATGTACCGCGTTTGTGTTTTGATGGAAATACTCAAGTATTACTATTGAATCAAACGTATAAAAACATCTGTGAGATACAGGTGGGGGATGTGTTAAGTGATGGTGGTATAGTAACTGCAAAGATGCAATTAAACGCGCATTGTGTAGATATGTATGATTTAAACGGCGTTATAGTGAGCGCAAAACACCGCGTAAAATATAACGATAAATGGGTGCATGTATCGGATCACCCTAGCGCAAAATTATTGTTTGAGTATAATCAACCGCATATATATTGCATGAATACAACGACAAAACAATTTACTATAAATAACATGACGTTTATTGATTGGGATGAAATTTTTGAGCATGAAAATATGATTTTAAGTAATATATTCCATAGTGAATATGATACTCTGCCCGGGGTGTCGTTGGATTACATACATAAATACTATGATGGAGGGTTTGAGGCGGATGTGGAGATTTTATTAAATAATGGTGAAATGTTACCTATTAATAAGATATATGTTGGTTCTGTACTGAGTGGGGATGTCCATGTTCATGGTATAGTTGTCATTGATAAAACGATGATTGAAAATAAGACAAATATATACAGAAACAAGGAAGGCGCGCATAATTTAGAAGAATCTTCCACCAAATTATATCATTTATTAACGGACAAGGGTTATTTTTATGTGGATGAAACTAAATTTCCGGATTATAATAATTACATTGATTCACTTATTTAGATAAATGCAAATCAAAATTATTATCTATTAAATATGTATAACATGGAAATATCCGTCGGAGGAATAAAATGTAGGTTAGAATTCATAATTGCTATAGCTATAGTATTGTTTTTAATATTCGGGCATACTTGTATGTCTTGTTCAAGTGATGTATCTGGGGCAATGTCCACTAGTTTAGGTTATGCAAAGGTAGAAGGTTTTGCCGGCGCCAGTTCAAACAACGGGCAATCCGCCCCGTATAGTTTAGACCATAATGTTCCAGTAAACACGGACAGCTGGTTTACGCCCAATTTGGTCGTTACACCTGGTCAACCAGTAAGTGCAGGAGTTGCGAATATATTGAACCGCGAACCTCAGCAAATTCCTTTGCCCGAGGGTCAATTGTCCATGTTTGCAAATACGCCGTTTAAACCCGAATGCTGCCCGAACGCATATTCTAACGGAAGTGGTTGCGCCTGTATGACTACCAATCAATACAACTACTTGATTTCTCGTGGTGGAAACAATGTTCCTTACTCGGAATATTAAATTATTTGTGCACTTGACAATTGATATATAATATCATCTAATTTTTTGATATTATATTATATTTATTACGCAAATCAATATTGGCTATTTACACCTTTGAATATTTTAGAGCAACCACTACAACCGAACCCTTACTTGCTGCCTTCCGTTGCTGCAGCCGCTTTAGTCTCCATGGTAATACCATCCAAAGTGCTCTTAAAGGTGGTCAATGCGGTATTTATCGCGGATTGTTCCGGCTTGTTTTGCAATGAACTCTGTAATGCACTAAAGGCAGTCTCAATCTTTGATACATCATCGGCGGTGCAAAACCCTTCTGCATGTGCAGCGTTAGATAAGATATCCTTGGCAAAGAAAAAGGTGAAGATAAAAAGAATGAATGGGAACAAGACTAATATCCAAGAAATAGCCTTCAGTCCTCTTGAACATAACCAGTTCAATATCCATCCCCAAATAAGGACGAAGATACCATTAACGAACAAGGTCATGAAACTAAAATTCTTGAGAAAAGCGGAAAGTAAACTAATTCCCGCTAAAATCAAATACAATTGGGCAGGTGTGCAAAAACGACTAAAATCGGTAGGAGCCATTATATATTATAATAATACATTTTATTTTTTTGATATTGTTCATCTAAATACATCACTACTAGCCGCCTGCAGAGTCGGATACTTATTTGCACATGATGTACACCTCTTCGTGGACATTATCCCGTCCATTGGAAATTTAGAACACCGACTTTAACTGCATAATAAAATAAAAAAAGATAATTATGGACTTGTAACTCTTGGTGCCATTTTACCACCCGTAGGTACAGGCTTTGTTTTATCCTTAGTTTGTGTCGTATCCGATAGCCCTTCTTTGCTAGCGTTAGATAAAATATCCTTGGCAAAGAAAAAGGTGAAGAGGAAAAGGATGAACGGGAACAACACGAGGATCCAAGAAATAGTTTTGAGCCCCTTTGAACATAACCAGTTCAAAATCCATCCCCAGATAATAACGAAGATACCATTCATAAGCAAGGTCATGACACTAAAATTTTTGAGAAAAGCGGAAAGTAAACTAATTCCCGCTAAAATCAAATACAATTGGGCAGGTGTGCAAAAACGACTAAAATCGGTAGGAGCCATTATATACTATAAAAATACATTTTTTTATTTTTTTGGTTGTTTTTGGTTGTTTTTTGGTTGTTTTTATTATTTTTTGATTGTTTTTATTGTTTTTTGGTTGTTTTTTATGTAAATTAAACATACATTCCACGGAACGTTTGGTCATCTTTTTCTTTTGTGATTAATTTGTCTACTACATTCGGCGTTACTTTGAATGGGAATTCTACCTTGAGTGTCATATTCTCCTCAAATAGATTTGTTCCTGGCTTCATTAATCTGTAAAGGTTCAACTTGGTGTGAATGATTTCTAAACATCTCTTCATATTACGCACGCCGTCCTCCTTATTGCAATGATTTTCCATGATGTAATGGAGGGTTTCATCAGGAATAATAATATCACTTTCGCTAAATTTCACTTGTTCACGAATTTTCGGTAGAAGATATTGATTGGAAATAATCGTCTTTTGCTTCTTATCATATCCCTTGGTATGAATTCTGTACATTCTATCGCGCAAGATGGGGTTGACCTTTGACTCGTCATTGTAGCTGAAGATAAATAGACACTTGCTCAAGTCGAAATCTACCTCTGCAAAATACTTGTCATGATATTGACTATTTTGTGATGTGTCTGTCAAATGCGTAAGAATGCCTGCAATCTCTTCACCCTTTGGCGTGTCACTGATTTTATCCAACTCATCAAAATATATTACTGGATTCATGCATTTGCTGTCCACCAGAATTTGGACGATTTTGCCCCACGTACTGCCTTCGTAAGTATATGAGTGACCTTCCAAGAAACTACTATCTGTCGCACCTCCTAGCGCAATAAACGCAAAGGGTCTGTTGAGGATTTTACTGATGCCCTCTTTGACGAGAGTAGTATTATGCGTTACTGTAAAATCGCCTATTAAGTAGCGATGATTACCATCAAGGGTAAACCCATAATATGCGCCCTTTCCAATAGATTTTACATTTATTCCAGTCATAAGTACATTTTTAGTTTGACTTCTTTCTGTAACAATCTTTCTTTTACATTTTGTTGGAATGTCTTCCAAATTATTTCCAGAAATTATAATACGAAAATAGGTTCCCTCACGTTTTTCATTTTTATAAAAGCAAGATTTGTTACATGTTTTCTTGTAAGCAGCAAACCCAAGTGACCGGGCAAGATATAAGATATCATTTGTTAATTGCTCTGATTTTTGTGTGATTTCAAAACATTTATCTTTCACTGAATAAGAACCATCTGTATCTAATAAACCAGCAAGCACTTGCATTCTCGTGCATCTATCATTTATTTTGTAATCATTTGGGATATGTTTATTATTAATCAGGTTATATTGTTTCAATGTATCTAAAAATGCATTTGTTTTACCCGGGATGGTGGTTGATATACCATAATCATAGTTAGATACGTAATTCAAATTTAAATCATATTTTTTCAATTCTACATTTAAATATTGAAGTATACACTCGTCTTGGTTAGTAATTCTTGATTGTCCAGAAGCACCATCACCTAACCATAATCCAATAATATAAGGGTCAAATGGAACTGGCTTAGTTGCAAAATCAACTCCTACACGATAACCCTTTAACCAATCTTTTCTAATATATTTGGGTAACTTTAAATAATCTTTAATTGATATTTCAGTAATATTATCTTCATTCAAGAATGAATTAAGATAGTTTTCTGCCTTATTTACATCATCAAATGTTTTATAATTCATTTTGTAAGTTTTGTTATTGAAACGAATCGTTTTATATGATACAGAACCATTAGAATTATTAACTATTCTAATACACCCTTTTCCAGATTGATGTAAACATAAAATGTGTTCTGAATTTACAACATATTTATCACCTTTTACAGGTATAACTTCATACATTTCATCTTCACCACGACCCAATTCAATAACCTTTCTCGGTGTCGAATCATCTCCCATAATGAAATCATTAATTTGTATATCTTGAACCATTTTAATGGTGCCATCAAACATTAAAATCGGCGTATTTATACCATGACACTTGCCTGTACCCATCGGGCCCTGAATCGCAATGGCGGTTCCAATGCTGGAAGGGTTTGTAATGAGCTGACCCATCATTTGCATGATTTGCATTTTGGCGTCATTAAGACCATATACTGCATTGTCTAGAGTCTTCATTGCATTTTCCATGAATTCGTGGCAATGATCTACGCCATTGTCAATATTAATAGGCAAGGTTTGATACTTTCCAAAGGGGATGCGCATAAATGTATCTACCCAATTCTTGATTTTATAATATTCGCCGGAACCCGGTTCCATGTAACGCAACGAATTGATTTTTTTCATGGCAGCGCCCTTGAACAATACGGGCATATCCGATTCAAGTAATGTAAGACGATATGGCTTTTCAATGCGAGTGATTTTATTGATTTCACGAAGCTCCTTGATAATCTTCTTTTGCTCATCCACTTGCAACTTGCCGAAGAATTCAAAGTCATTCATAGTGTTTTTGTCTTTTACGATTTTACGGAAGATTCTCGTATTTTTTGCCTGGCGCTTTACATTCTTTTTTTCTTCCTTTTTCTCCATCTTCTTAACGTTTTGTTCACACATCTTGAGGCATTCCTTTGCCATAAGATTATCCTTGTTTTTCTCATAAAGTTCCTTCATTTGAGTCATAAACTCTGTTGTATGGCTGTTTCCGGCTCCCGCAGCTGTGGGTGGCGTCTGTTCAGTGTTTTCTTTGGCTGTTTCTTCCTTGTTTTTATTTTGTTTATTGGCGCGTTTTTTGTTTTTGCTTTTTACTTCCTCCTCTTCATCTTCCTCTTCCTCTTCCTCGTCATCGTCTGTATCAGTGTCGTCAGACACATCCTCATCTTCATCTTCTGTTTCCTCTGCATAATCCGAATCTTCTTCGTCTTCATCATAATCTTCCCACTCTCCATCTTCATCTTCATCGTCCTCATATTCACCGCCATTACCAATCGTAAAGATAATGTTGAAATTTTTCGCTTTACCATTCTTTGAACGAGTGTTATATCCCTCATCATCGTCGTCCTCATCTTCATCCTCGTCCTCATCATCGTCTTCCTCTTCATCGGTGTCTTCCTCATCATCTTCTTCTACAACTTTTTTGTTTTTCTTTGGTTTTGTCTTTTCGGTTTGCGCCTTTTTATTTGACTTGTTCGCTTTTTTCTTAGGTTTTTCTTCTTCCTCCTCTTCTTCATCATCGTCATCTTCTGCCATGTCCTTGATTTTTTTCTTCAATTTTTCACCTGCTGCAATTTTTTTATCAAGATGTTTAGATGGGAAAATTTTACTAAGAAACTTTCTGTACTCGTGTGCATCCATCTCTTCCTCTTCCTCCTCCTCATCATCATCACTCATTCCATTTCCGTTTTCACTATCCGAGCTCTCCACCTTTTTCTTCTTCTGCACAGGACCCTTTAACTTCTTCGTCTGCTTGATTTGAATTTCCTTTCCCATTATAAATAGTTTATATTATTACAACTATCGTATTTCTAAATCATTTTTTTTTGCTAATTCTGTTTCTGCGTCTTCTACGCGTTCTGCGTGTTCTACGCGTTCTGCGTCGTCTGCCGCCGTAACTAACATTTCTATCGTCCATAGAACTATTTGTTTCAGTAGTAGTATATCCACTATCATCCATATCAAGGCCCATACTTATGTTGTGTTCATCGTTGTATTCATAACTATCGTTCAAACTAGTATCATTCGCATCAAATGAAATATCCTCGTCCTCCAAGTCGTGGCTTTCTTCAAGTGGAATGGCAGGTATGCTATTCGTGTTTTTGCCGCCATTTAGTAATTTGTATGATTTACGCATTTTACGACGTAATCGTTGTCGTCGTCTGCTCTTGACTCTATTTCTTGGCGGCATTTATAATTATCAATTAAAATAAAATTGATTCAAAATAATCTAAATATATTGTTGTATTATAAGGAGATGTCCAAAATGGATATGCAACACAATGCTTCAAAGATTATTGGCATTCAATTTAGTATATTGTCGCCCGAGGAAATTCGTAAAGGCTCCGTTGCCGAAATTACGAGCCGGGACACATATATTAATAATAAGCCGGTAATCGGCGGTTTGTTTGATCCGCGTATGGGTGTCTTGGAGCCGGGGCTCATTTGTCCAACGGATGGTTTAGATTATATGCAAACCCCGGGATATTTTGGACATATTGAATTGGCTAGACCCGTCTTTTACATTCAGTATCTAAGTACTATACAAAAAATTTTGCGTTGCGTGTGTTTTAAATGCAGTAAGTTGCTCATTAGCAAAGAAAAATATAAACAAGCGTTGAAGTTGTCCGGTGATGCGCGCTGGAAATATGTCTTCCCATTGGCAAGCAAGGCAAAGCGTTGTGGTGAGGATACTGAGGATGGATGCGGTTGTTTGCAGCCTGGAAAGATTCGTAAAGAAGGTTTAGCAAGTATTATTGCCGAGTGGGAAAACACGGGTGAGGGGGAGGACAAGCAGAATATCGTGATTAAGCTGACCCCCGAAATCGTGTTGAAGATTTTCAAGCGTATCTCGGATGAGGATGTGACATTCATGGGATTTAGTCCTTTGTGGTCCCGTCCTGATTGGATGATATGTCAGGTCATGGCCGTTCCGCCGCCTGCGGTAAGACCTTCGGTGAAGCATGACGCGCAGCAGCGCAGTGAGGATGATTTGAGCCATATTTTAGTAAACATTATAAAAACAAACAAAACACTTCAAGAAAAAATACAAAACAATGCTCCTGTGATTGATGATTGGACCACGCTCTTGCAGTATTACGTGGCGTGTATCGTAGACAATAAGATTCCTGGTGGCGAGTGCTGCACGCGTTCCGGCAGGCCGCTCAAGTCTATCAAGGATCGGTTGAATGGCAAGGGTGGGCGTATGAGGGGCAATCTCATGGCAAAACGTGTGGACTTTAGTGCCCGTTCTGTTATTACTGCCGACCCCAATATCTCCATCCGTGAGCTTGGCATTCCTATGAAAATTGCCAAGAACATCACCAAGCCGGTAGTGGTCAACAAGATTAACAAGGCCTTCCTGACCAAGTTGGTTCTCAATGGGCCGCTTGTTCACCCTGGAGCAAAAATTTTAGAAAAAAAGAATGGGGAGTCCATTACCTTGCGCTATGTTGACCGAAATTCCATCGTTTTGGAAGAGGGTGACATCGTGCATCGTCACATGATGGATGGGGACCCGATTCTATTTAATCGTCAGCCTACATTACACCGAATGAGTATGATGTGTCATATTGCGCGTATTATGAAGCGCGGTGATACGTTTAGGATGAATGTCGCTGACACCAAACCTTACAATGCCGATAGACTTTTGAAGTTCTCACTGCATACGTGCAGTTAAATACATCAATGTCGGCAACAGGGGGACTTAAAAGGTTGATACCCCCTAGTGAATAATTTAGGAAAGAATTATTTGCGAGACACCCTGTTGCGGGAAACCCCTTAGAGTCTCTAACTACCACCTCATAATGGAAACATTTTGAGGGAACTCGGTTAATAGCCGAACCCAATGGTAATAATGTTAGAGAATTGGGCAATCCGCAGTGTTACTTCCTAATGTCGTTTAGCAGACTATGGAGGGCACTCAGAGACTGAACCGGTGTCGGTAAACTATGAAGGATTAGCTATCCAGAGTTTGCTTAAGATACAGTCCGCCCCACTGGGAAACCTTTGGGATCAAGCGTTTGATGGGGATAAATCTTGTCCCAAACAGGTGGCTGCCTGCTAGGTTGTAGATAAAACCTAGTGGGGAAAACATTGTAATATCTACTGGTGCGTGTATGAGCAAAGATACATTAACTAATATAATCACCTAGTCATTCCTTACAGGAATGGCAACGTAATCAAATTGCGGGAAACCCCTTAGAGCCTCTTGCTACCACCTTATAGTAGAAATATTATGAGGGAACTCGGTTAATTGCCGAACCCAATGGTAAAAACGCAAGAGGATTGGGCGATCCGCAGCCAAGCTCCTAAGTCCGTTATGATAGGATATGGAGAAGGTTCAGAGACTAGATGGTCACGGGTCTTATATGATGGTCTAATCAACCTGATAAGGCACAAGGTATAGTCCGGCTTCTATGGAAACGTAGAAGATTTTGGAGATGAATTTGCACATGCCTCAAGATGCAGAGGCGGAATCAGAACTGCGTAATTTGGCGGCAGTTCCATATCAAATAATTAGTCCAGCCAATAATTCGCCAATCATTGGCATCTACCAAGACTCTATGCTTGGTTCTTATCGTTTTACAAGAGAAAATATAAATTTTACCCCACGCGAAGCCATGAACTTGCTCATGATGTTTCAGCGTGTAAATGAGACTGAATTATTAGCAAAAGACGGCGTCATATCCAGCTTTGATATATTGTCCCAAATCATGCCTCCGTTGTCACTAAAATACAAGACAAATGCATTCCAAGACGGCAAGGACGACATGTCCAAATCCAACGGCGTCTTGGAAATAAAGAACGGGCAATATATTCGTGGCCAACTGGACAAGGGCGTGCTAGGCGGCGGCACCAAGGGACTAACCAAGGGACTAATCCACCGCACATGCAACGATTTCGGGAACATGAATGCAGCGTCGTTTATTGACGACTTGCAGAATATTGTCACAGAATACATGAAGTCCAGCTCGTTCAGTGTTGGAATCAGCGATTTAATGGCAAATACGAAAACAAACAATGCCATAGTGGAGGTCATCACCAAGAAAAAGACGGACGTGAAGAACCTGATTGACCAAACTCAGCTGGGCGTATTTGAGAACAATACCGGCAAGAGCAACGTGGAGGAATTTGAGACGCAAGTCAATAATATCTTGAATAAGGCATCCTCAGAGGCCGGCAAGATTGGTCTAGAGAGTTTGGACAAGGACAACCGGTTCGTTGTGATGGTGAATGCGGGATCCAAGGGCAGTGATCTCAACATCTCCCAAATGATTTCCTGCTTGGGACAACAGAACGTGGATGGCAAACGTATTCCTTATGGATTTGACCAACGCACGCTGCCTCATTATGCCAAGTACGACGACTCCCCGGGTGCGCGTGGATTTGTGGAAAACTCGTATATTAATGGACTCACACCCCAGGAGCTGTTCTTTCATGCAATGGGTGGTCGTGTTGGTTTGATTGATACGGCCGTCAAAACATCCACCACGGGATACATTCAAAGACGATTGATCAAGGGTCTTGAAGACCTCATGGTGAACTACGACATGACCATTCGTACCAACAAAAATAAGATTGTGCAATTTAGTTATGGCGAAGATTCTATTGATACTGTCAAGGTAGAAAATCAAATGCTGCCGATCGTGACTATGACTATGCAAGACATCTATGCTCACTATGCGCTACCAGAGGAGACGGGCAAATCAAAGGAATTATCCCAGATGTTCTTGAAACCCACGATGACCCGCTACAAGAAGCAACGGGATGAAATGTTAGAAAAGTGCAAGTATTACACCGATTATATGATTAATATTCGCGCCAGTATTATCAAGAATGTGTTTAAAAACAAGGGCGACAACATAGTGAATTGCCCAGTTGCGTTTGCATACATCATCAGTAATATTCAGGGACAACAAGGCATTAATGCAAACTCCATGGTTGACATTACGCCATTGGAAGCCTTCAACATGATTGAAAAGACGTTTGAAATCTTGGAAAAGAACTACTACGTAAAGCCGACGGAATTGTTCAAGACGTTGTTCTTCTACTACTTGTCGCCCAAGGATCTGCTATTTGTAAAGCGCTTCAATCAGGCCGCCTTGGTTGTGCTATTGGATACTATTGTGGTGACCTATAAGCGCGCGGTGGTGACCCCAGGAGAAATGGTGGGCATGACTGCAGGCCAATCTATTGGTGAGACCAGCACACAGATGACATTGAATACGTTTCATTTTGCAGGTGTTGCGGCCAAATCAAATGTTACCCGTGGTGTGCCGCGAATTGAGGAAATCCTGTCATTGTCCACTGAACCGAAGAATCCATCAATGACCATTTACTTGAAGAAGGAGGATGAAACGGACCGCGAAAAGGCGCAAGTCATTATGAACATGTTGGAGCATACACGTTTGGTAGAAATTGTGAAAATGGTGGAAATCTGCTTTGACCCGGATAATCTAACTACCTTGATTAATGCGGACCAAGCTACTTTGGAACAATACCGCGCCTTTGAAAACATGATTGATGAGTGTGCAAATATTCAAAAGGAGGCCACCGAGGAAAATGAGAATGAACACTCAAAGTGGATTCTCCGCATGGAAATGGACGCAACCATTATGTTGGACAAAAATATTACGATGGATGATGTGAATTTCACCTTGACCAATTGCTATGGAGACGATGTGTCGTGTGTGTACTCGGATTACAATGCGGACAAATTGATATTCCGTATTCGTATGAACAATGTACTAAAGCAAGCAGGGGCGCGCAGCAGCGGCAAGAAAAAACTGAGCCCGCTGGATCAATCTGACCAGATTTACATACTTAAGAATTTCCAGGACCAGTTGCTGAATAATGTGGTGCTACGAGGCGTGAAGCATTTGGACAAGGTCATATTGCGTAAGATTAAAGACAATGTGGTGGAAGATAATGGCGTATACAAGAAGCGAGACATGTGGGTGTTGGATACGGTGGGCACGAATATGATGGACGTGTTGGCGTTGGAATATATTGATGCGTCTAGAACATTTAGCAATGATATAGTGGAGGTCTACAACTTGTTGGGTATTGAGGCCGCACGCCAGGCAATCTATAATGAGTTGGTGGATGTGATTGAGTTTGACGGCACCTATATTAATTATCACCACTTTAGCATTCTTTGCGACAGAATGACCTTTACAAACAAGATGATATCCATCTTTAGACACGGAATTAACAATGATAACATTGGTCCTATTGCAAAGGCGTCATTTGAGGAGACGCCTGAGATGTTCTTGAAGGCGGCGAAGCATGGTGAACTAGATACGTTCCGTGGTGTATCTGCCAACGTAATGTGTGGTCAGGAAGGCTACTTCGGCACAAGTGCGTTCCAGGTTGTGCTGGATATTGAAGAAATGGCCAAATTAGAAGAGGTTGTGCGATATGAACAACCGGAGAGCGTAAATGACGCGATTGATAAAGCGTTTGGAGGTGTTGAAAGCATGGATACGCCATGCAGTACAAATAACCTAGTGATTCAAAATAATGTGGTGAGTATTAAAACAACTGAATTGGGTGGTGATAATGATTATAACCCTGGATTTTAACCCTGAATTTTAAATTATTACATGTAAGTGATTGAAATATATGAGTGCGTAAAAATAACATAATATAAATATTTTATTTTATTTTTATAGCTGTTTAATATATATAATGGAACATTCGTATTGTAATAAATCGTGCCATAGACCATGCGAACCATCGTGTCATAAACCATGCGAAACATGTGTAACTAAATTATATGATATTATAACATATTGTGACGCAAATGAGAAAGAATTTAATGTTATTATCAATCAATGTTATTTGCCAATTCAGGGATTTGTTTTGGCGTTTGTAGATGAATGTGGAAAGCCAATTATTTTTAATGATTGCAGTAGTTTCATGAAAATCGAAAGTATTACCCCTTATCCTACTGATTGTTATTGTTATCCTCCCGTATATAATTATTATTATAATGAAATTTGCCCATTTGCTGATAAATATTATTATACCTATACGATACAAGCCTACAATTGTATGGCATACAATAGTGCCTTGTGGTCGTATTATGTGAATATAAATGTCCCTTTAAAATTGTCGTTTAAATTAGATTATAACTATACTGGACGTGTATTCATGTATATAAATATGTTTATTATGCAAAAACCCATAGAGTATAAGCTTGGTCCAATAATTAGTAATAGTATATATAGTGATCAACATTTAGGATGCGTTCCGAATCCTTTTGCATGTGGATATATTTCATGGATGACTAATTTGCATGAAACAAATAATGAGACGCCCTCATGTAACGATGACTACCCATATAATTGCTAACCACCAATATACAAGACAAATAATATTTAAAACACGATTTAAATATAATTCATGTATTTTACACTAATGAAAGGTTTTATATTTCTTTTACAAAAAAATTTAATAGATAAAGATGACAATATTAAATTGCCTCTTTCAGACAATCTAACCTTTGAAGAAAAGATGCAAATAAATTCTAAGATTTTTTATAATAAATCTTCCAATTTTGAAAAGGAGTTTTCAAGACAATATTATTTTCAGTACATGATGTCAGCTGAATCTATTAAACAAACACATTCAAAATTTATGTTTTTAAAAAAGGGGCTTGATAACATTTTTTATAGTGATGTAACAAAAAATGAATTTATAAATATTTTTAATCAGTTGCAAGTAATGTATAGAGGTTTTTGTAAATTGGCTTTTATATATAAATTCAAAAAAGCCAAACTACAGGTAACCACCGATTTATTTTTAAATGATCTGAATCCAACGAATAAACACGTGATGACCATATTTGATTCAAATAGTAAATATTTATTTACTATTGTAGATCTGGTAAATCTATTTTATAATTCCTTGTGTAATGCGCCCTATTTTATTCCCAGCTCAATTTCTTGTAAAAATCCGTATAATAACCTACCATTTACAAAAGCCAATTTATACAATATATACTTCTTTTTATTATTCAATACGATTAATGTGCCAATTATCATTCGCAACTATTTTATGTGTAATTTTAATTTAAGACAATTTCAAAATGAAAATAAGCGTCTAATACATGAACACGCTATAACACGCTATGTTAATAATAGTCCTCCAGCCCAGTTACGTTCAAGTATTATAGATATGATTTATGAACATAATAGATATAAAAAGAAGCTTCGTATTCACCATAATTTCCCACTCTATACATTATTGGATATAATGCGTCCATATTTGATGTTATACTACAAGAGTAAGTATTCGGGTGTGCGTAGAATAAATCGAAAATATGAATTGTTATTGAGTAGTAAAATGAAGGAATTCATAAATTATAATCCCAAATTTGGCCAAAAGCTTAAACCAAGTGAATTATGTTTAGGTTCAACCGCCGAGGCATTCAATGATTTGCATATAAAATTTAAATTACAAAACAAGGATCATGAGACTTTTAGTAAATCACATTTATCTACTGAATTAGATTTAGACACAAGTGATGAGGATTCATTGGATGGAAATGACGATTTTGATAATGAGGAGGCTGAATTGGAGATGTCTTACTAATTGCGCGATTCGTTAATATATTGATAATTTTTCAATATGTTATATTAATGACTACAGAGGATTCCAAAATAAATTTACTTGTCACGGGAGGATGTGGCTTTATTGGATCAAATTTTATAAATTATATTTATCCAAGTAACAAATATAATATTATTAATTTCGATGCCATGTATTATTGTGCGGATGAAAAGAATGTAAATGAGGATATACGAAAGAGCAAGCATTACACCTTGGTAAAGGGCAACCTATGTTCAGAAGATTTAATTAATCATATATTGCGTTCTTATCAGATTAAGCAGGTAATTCATTTTGCGGCACAATCCCATGTTCAAAATTCATTTGATGATTCGTTGCAATTTACTAGGGATAACATTTTAGGAACACATGTGTTATTAGAATGCTGTAGAAAATATGGCCAAATTACGAAATTTATTCATGTTTCTACCGATGAAGTATACGGCGAGTCTATGAATAGTGTAGACGAAAAACATAAGACAGAGCATTCCATTTTATGTCCAACAAACCCTTATGCAGCTACTAAAGCCGGCGCAGAGCTAATTGCACAATCATATAATCATTCCTATAAAATGCCCATTATTATTACACGTGGAAATAATGTATATGGACCTAATCAATACCCTGAAAAATTGATCCCACGTTTTATCCAATTATTGCAAAATAATACGCCTGTTACTATCCAAGGTAATGGCAGCTCTGTTAGAGCCTTCTTACACGCAAAAGACACTGCATGTGCCTTTCAGTATATATTAGACAAGGGCAAAATCGGGGAAATATATAATATAGGATGTGATGAAGGAATGGAATATAGTGTACTAGACGTGGCTAAAATACTCATTAAAAAAATTAAACAGACAGAGGATTATGATAAATGGATAACATATATTGAAGATAGACCATTTAACGACCAGCGATATTATATAAGTAATCAAAAATTAAAGGACCTGGGTTGGAGTATTTCTATTAATTTTGAAGAAGGATTAGATGCACTTTTAACTCATAAATAATTCAAAGTGTATGCATAGATACTTATAATTTGAAAATATAAATTATAATTATTGGTTTAACTTACAATTGTTCCAATTACAATTTGTGAATCACCTATTCTAGTAGATGTAAACGACATATAATCGTCATTAAATTTTATATGATGTTCTCTACCACCAAATCTTGCTATAATATTATGATTATCTATAATTTCATAACGTCCGTCTCCAAAAGCACTCATTTCGAAATTAGGTAAAAATGTTATAGTTGAATTTTCCCACACATATGTTTTATTTTTAATTTTGTTAATAATTGAATTATAATTAAACATTGATTTATAATTAGATTGCACTATACTCCATACTAATTTAGAACATAAAGTTTCAGAATCATTATT